TTGTCTTCATCAAATTCTATTCTTTGAATCTTATTTCCATATGATGCAAAGTTTTTTAGTTCAATGCTTTGTATTTTCATAGTTTAATCTGTTTGATTATTATATGCATGAAAGTCATGAAGTTTCTTTAATCTATCCTTTATTTGTAATTTGACTGCATTATCATGTTGTAAATTATCAACATACATATTACATAAATGAAGAATGTTATAATTTTTATAAAGATCTTCAATTTGCTCCATATCTAGAAGATCTTCATCAATAAAAGTATCTTGTTCATATATGTTTGGATCTATTTTTCTGCTAATTTTTTGTACTTTATTAATAAGACGTGAAAGTGCAGATGTTGTTGCAACATTAGAAGGAACATATAGATCTACATAGTTGTTTCTGATGGCATCTTTAAAGGTTCCTAGAGGCATATTATACACTTGTGTTAAATAAAATTTAACAAACTTTGGTGATATAGTATTTTCAAAAAACGTTTCTTGCATGTCCTCTAAATTAACCAAATCAAAACCTTTAGTATTATCCATATCCGATCTAGTTAGTTCGTATGGAGTGCCAACCATTCTAAGTTTGCCTCTTCTTTGTCTATAATGGATGTGTCCTGAAAAAACTGCAGTAAATCTATCATATGATTCAGAGTCAACACCATGTTGATTATCTACCTTTCTGTTTAGTTTAATACCTCTAACCTCAGAATGACAAAATAGTATTTCGGCGGTTGGATATTCCTTAAGAGTTTCAACCTCATGTTGAGTGTCTCTTCTCCATGGCATTAAAAGAACTTCTTTACCACCCCAATTAAATGTTTTTGGTTCTTTATAAATAGAAACGTTAGGAATCCACTTTAAGATATCAATAGAACTTACTTCATTGCTTTTCTTTGCCCATATATCATGATTACCTGCAATAGCATATGTTGGCATTATTTTACCTAATCTTTCAAATAGGTCTATTACATAATGTAAAACTTTAATATTTACACTTTGTCTGTTGTCGAATATATCACCTACTTGAACTAGAATATCTCCATCTTTAAAATTTTCTAGAAGAGTAGGAATGAATTGATTATCATAAAAATCCCTTTGCATTTCTAGCCATTCTAATGAGCTTGAACGAACACCTAAATGCATATCTCCTAAAATCCAAATTCTTTTTACAGGTTTGTCTAATATTGCTTGCTCTATCATTGTTTAGAATAATCTATTTATATTCTTTTTCTTTAGTACATTTGTTTTTCTATCCAGTACCTCTATTAATTCTTCTTTAAATTTATTGCCAAGTGACTGATAAAATTTTGTTGGATTTACATTAAAATAATCACATGTTTCTGAATATATTTCAATAATTGAATGATTAGGTCTAAGCTCATCTGAAATATACTCATAAATTTCATTTATTTCTATTTTTTTTAATTTAATAGTTTGATTAAATTCATTGATATTATTAAAATGTTTAAACCTAGAAGATTCTATTAGTTCGTGAATTTTTGCAATAATTATTTTATTTTCTATTTTGTCTTCCTCGTCTCGGTTATCGGTATGACTAGGGGCTATATTAAATGAAAAGGTAGGATCTATTTCAAAACTACTTTCTTCAAATGTATTATCGAATATTTTATCTCTCTCTTTCATATTTATAAATTATGTATATTTGAATTTGTAACATCTTCGGTTTCAGTAAGACGCATATATTGATAGTTTATATTTAATCTACATTTTACTCCTTTACCTTCACCATCTCTAATCTTTAAAACCTTAAGCCAGTATTCACTACTTGCACGCATCATATCATCTTGAATAATTCCAAGCATTAAATCTGCAGTATGTGAAAGTCCTGCGGATTCTGCGACATCACCCATTCCAATATCACTAGAATTATAATTGTTTCTGTTAATCTGAGTTGCAGTTACTATTAGCCAGCCGTTCCTAACTCCCATAGCTCTTAAATCTTCTGCAATTTGCTTAATTTTTAAGTACATATTCTCAGAGTTTGGATTTCTGTAATTCGCTAAAATATTAATATAGTCAATAACTACACAGCTTAGTTTTATTTTTCTTTCTTCTTCAATTTGCTTTAAGTATGCTTCAATATCAGGTACAGTTGCTTGCGATGTTGGAAATTGTTTAACAAATAATTGGCCAGGTGGTGTTAATCCATTTCCTACGTTTTCTAACTTTCTTTTAATTAAATCTTTATTTTGTGCTTTAATATCATATTCACTCATTGGAATGGTTAACAAATTTGCTCCTATTCTTTTAAGAACTTTATGTGCTGCCATCTCAGCTGAAACAAACGCAGTGTTAACTCCCATCTTAACAAAATTTGCGGCGTCATTTGCAAGATAAATCGACTTTCCAATATTCTGCTCTCCTACATAAACTACTAAAGATCCATCTTTATCATATCCGCCAGTGAGTAGTCTATCTAAGAAATTATATCCAGTTGAAACCTTTACTCTTCCTTCTTGATAGTGATCGTCAACATTAAAGAAATCTAATCCAATATCCGAATTAAATACAATAGAGTTCCTGTCATTAATTAGGCTCTTTACTTTAGATATAATTTGATCTGCATTTTCAGGAGTAACTTCAGTCGTCTTGATATATTCAATGGTATCGATTAAAGTGGTATCGAACGTTCTCCATTTAATCCATGCTTCAGCAGTCGATACAAGCCACTCTTCATCATATTGAGTTAGGTCTGTCTTATATACTAATTCAATTATTGATTCTTCTACTTTACCTTTGAATTTAGGACTTTGAACTAAAATCTTCATCTGTTCAGCCTTTGGCGATTCATGGAATTTTTCGTAGAATTTAGTTGCTAAAAAATGCATAGTATCTATTTCATCTGAAGTATAGAATCCTTTATGTATTTTTTCTAAGTATTTTGGTTTTGCCAATGCCAACTGAAAGAATATTTTTTCAAAATCTTGTCCGAATTTCATTTGTTATTTGTTTTTAATTATAAGGTATTATTGGACTAAGTTTCATTATATTTGAATGTTCATTGCTAGTGAACATCATTAAATATTGAACACTGTGTCTTATTGAAATGGATTAATCAATATAGTGTATGATTCCTTTCCTTCTTCAAACTTAGTTTGCTCTATTAATCCAAGCGAGATTGCTTGAGTTAACCCTTTATCAACATTAAAAATATTTCCTTTAGCATGATATTTAATTAATGAAGGTTTAGTAAAATTATGCATTGGTCTACTTGGACGGTTTATTGTTTCAGACAAATAAATGTAAATTATATCAAAGGCATCGGGGAAGTTTTCAAGTTCCCCCTGTATGCCTAATATATATTTTATAGGTAGTTTATCTTCATTATATGACATGAGATTAGCTTCCATCTTATTCGTTTGTTAAATCTTCATCAAGTAAAGCTCCGATTTCGTTATCTATATTATCACTTTCTGTGTTGTAGTTAAAAAGAGGCTTAATGTGAATATTTATTTTTTCTAAGATTTCCTTTGTAAATACCTTTTCGCTGAAAAACTCAGAGTTAGTAACTACCTCATCTAAATGTTGACAAATCCATCCACGCGCCGTTGCCTTTGGTGTCTTAACTCCTTTTTCTATAGAGCCTCTTGTAATTCCACAGATATCCCATGTTGCATATTGCTCTAAACCAACATAAGGATTCATACCTTTAGTAAAATCTAAGTGAAACTTAATAGGATGTGGTTTAGCAAATCTATTTTTGTCTGGTTTTGCAGTTACAATAATACCAACCTTTTCAGTGCCATCCTTTAATTGTGCTTTAGTTAACATAAGAACAATAGAAGCGGCATACTCCGGACCTGTATTGTGATGTATTACTCCATTTTCAGTAATATAATGTTGAACATCTCTTACTGTTAAATCATGTACTTTAGTAGATTTTAACTCGGTTACACTCTTTATTTTTAATTTGTTTAATTGCATCTTTTATTAATTTTATTGTTTTTGTATTATTCTTGTATGAATTGTCACTTACTCTAATAATTCCAGTAATATCATTTCTAAATTCTAGACATATTCTGTCCTTTATTTCATCGTATATTTGATTGTGCCAATATAACCCATCATATTCTATAAGAATTAATGAATCCTCGTCTTTAAAATAGCCATCATATTTTATTATACCTTGATTTAACTCTTCAGATTTCTGTATGTTAACTATAAATTCAGTATGTTTTATATTATCAATAGATTTTACGATATTATTGAAAAATACAACTTCCTCCTTAGACACGCTTCCGAAAAAAGATGCAAATTTTTCTGGATTATTTTTTATAAAGTTACTTTGTTTTTTAGATATTATTGCTTTAATAGTATCGTATTCACTTTCACTAGACCAGAATTCTCTGCAACCATAATTCCTTTTATGTGCCTCGTATTTTGCTTCTTCTTCAGAAAAACCTATGTTTTTCCAATATTCGATAGACCATACTGACTGTCTACTAATTTCATGTTTATCATATTTAGTATATCGCAAGTTGGATCTTCTAGATTGTTCATTAGCTACCATTAAAGTTGCTTCAATCTGATTATACCCTTTATCCGTCCAATGTGAATTACATACATTACTGTTTTTTCTTTGTAATTCACTTATTTTTAAGGTAGCGTATTCATTATCATATCCCCTGGAATTCCAATATGATGTGCTTAATTTAGAAACTGCTTTACCATTCCTTTTCTGTTTAAAAAATTTTTGACATTCTAATTTAAATCCACATACTCCTTTTATTTCATTAGAATAAACGAAACTAAACATCTCTAAAAAATGTTCTTCGTTATTGATATTCATGTCATTATAATGAGTATTTAAAAGTTTCTTAAATTCATCATATGTTGGATTAATATATTTCTTAAGTACTGGCATTTTTAGTAGTTTCAATTTTTTGTTAGATAATAGGTGGCTGTTAACCACCACCTGTTATATATATCTAGACACTTCATTGTTTTTTACTAAATCTCTTGCTAATATCCAATTATTGTCATCTAATGGATCGTCTTCAACATTACCTGTAAAAAATCTATGATCTTCAGAACATTCTATGATCGTATTATCTTCAAATTCTATTCGGTATGTTTTCTTTTCAAACGTCCATGTGTTTTCTATTTCCATACCTCCATTTAATGTAAGAACTGAATCACCTTCTACTATATCTTCTATGTTCTTTAGGGTGTTATCGAACATTCTCACTTTAGATCCTGGAACTAAACAACCTCCACCTGCAACTTGTCTTGAAATAAAGTCTTGTGTTTGGTATGTGTGGTTAGTAAACAAAAATGGAATTTTTAAATCAGCAAGTGGAGTCATTATGATTCTAAAAATAGATTTTAAAATCTTGGATCTAGTCATATCCGCCTTTTCACTTCCACTAGTTGCATCGTCAATTTCCTTTGCAGTCGCTAGATTACCTGCAGAATCAAGAATAATCATGATTTTTTGCACGTCTCCTCCCTTTCTTTTAACCTCTTGCATTTTTTGAGTAATAGTAGTAATCGAAGTTCTGAACGCCTGTACTGTATTTACTGGCTGATAATTTACTTTACTAATATCAATACCAAACTTTTTCATTTGGTCTTTATCTACTGCAGCTTCTGAATCATAATAAATAACATAATATCCCATGTTAATTGCTTCTCGGACTGAATTTAATGTAAGAAAGGTCTTTCCTGTACCAGATGGTCCTGCAATAGAACATGATCTGTTATTAGGCCATCCGCCCCATACTGAACCAGATAGGCATGCATTTAAATGATAATTCCCGGTGTGGATCCATTCTGTTACTTCAGAAAAGTTCGATTGGTCCATCACAGAACCTAAAGGATTTAATCCTGCTAGTTCTGCGTTTAAGTCATCGAATGTAAATTTATTTTTTGCCATATATTTTATTTTTTTAATATTCTGTTCTTAATTCTTCAAGCTCTTTCATGAGTGATTGTGCCTCATCTTGTATTGCCTGCATTTTAGTTTGAAGACTTTCAAGTTTTTTAGTAATGCTTTGATATTTTTTTACTATCTCGTATTGTTCTTCGGTTAAATTGTTACTGTCTATTTCCATGTTTAAAATAATGATGTTGAATAAATTAAATTTCTGTTTAGTGTATGTAATCCAACAGCCGAAAGAACTCGATTTAATGGATCAATTACACTTTTTTCAAATTGTAGTTCATAATCCACAGGTGGAGCAATTTCATACGGATGAGCACCTGGCTGATACGCAAATATTTCACATGTAGTATGTTTACAATGATACAGTCTAAGCTTCTCACCATTACCAATCATTTTGTACTTGTTCTTATATTTTGGATTGTTATTCATTAAAAAATTATAAAATCCTGCTGCCTTGACATTAGAAGGACATTTTAAGCCATATTGAAACTCAGTAGTGTCATCTAAAATATACTTATCAATATTATTTGTTCTTTTGTTAAAACATATTTCATCTATATTTGCAAGTTGAAATTCTTTTTTACATTGTTTTAAGTAATCTACTAATCTTTTTAGGAGAGAAGCTGTTGGCTTTTCTGAAAGAATGAGTTTAAGAGCTTCAGTTAAATGCTTTCTTGCGATCGCAGGTGTTGAGCTTTGAATAGTATCGAATCCTATTGTTTTAATCTTTTTAAGAGAAGGATATCTGTCATCGGCTGATAATCGATCTTCCCATGCTATGTTTTGAAGATATTTCTTCTTAGCTAACCATATTCCGGAATACGCGATTGTTTCTAGTTCGAATACAAGAAAGTTTTCGGTATTAGTTGCCTCAGAATACTTTTCCATACACTTAAAAATATAATCTTTAAGTCTAAAGTTATACAACTCCATAATAAACTTGTCGATTGACATTGAATCGCCATTCCACTCAATAGATTCGTACATTTCTTCAAATTGAACATATGCCGAATCGGTATCGATGTAAACAACAGATGGTCTTACTAATTTATTTTTAATGGAGATATTAAAATGAGAATGAACTTGCCTATCTTTAAGCCAAAATTCATGAAAATACTTATTAAGAATTTTTTCTGAATATAAAATAGCAGATTGACCCTGTAAAGTAATTGATTCTGCAATGTCTATGTTAAAAAAGTGAAACCATTTATTACCGAATGCACCATATATTGAGTTAAGCATTACCTTAACTGCTTGTTCATATGCCGTATATTTAGCTGACATCATTGAATAATGTTCAACCAATATTTTAATCTCCTCTTGTGTTAGATTTTCTTCTGGTTTTAGTATTAATTCATCTATTGTCATATTTATTCAGCAGTTTGGCAAGTAGCGATTGTTAAAAGAGTTTCTGAATCCTTTGATCGGAGTACAACACGATTGTCTAATACGTTTGCAGTATAATCTTCTTTGTCTAAAAGATTTAAATACTTTTTAAATAAAGTTACGTCCTTGGTATTGGTTCCTTTAAATTCTTCAGTTACTAAATAATTATAATTCTTACCTTTCATTCTGATACCTGCATTGCTTGTTGTAATCTTAAATGTTTCTTCTTTGTCTAATCCAAATAATGAACGTACCTTTGATGTTGCAGTGTAATCCATATCGAAAGAATATTTGGCTTCATCTATGTTAAATATTGCTGTAATTTGAGAATCTGTAAGATCTTTATATCCAAGAGATGGCTCTGAACATGATAACGTTATTTCTAATTCATTATTAAAGATACGAAACTCAGTTGCTACAAAATCTTCTTCATTTTCAACAAATTCTATTTCTGCCTGTATGTTGCCGAATTCAAATTGCTTAAACGCATCAGTCAATCGGTTTGCATCAAAGAAAGCAATTTTTAATTCTTTAGTATTATTAACATTATTTATTGCGTCTTCTTCTAACTGAAAGACTTGACCAATAGGTAACCTATGGTGCTTTACTGCATCTCTTTGTGGTAAATAGGCAGATGCCTGGATTACTCCATCTTTGATTTTAAAATAAATAAAGGTATCAATAACCTTTAGTCGATTAACAAAACCAATAAAATTGTTTTGATCTACTTTTTCAATGCTAATTTTCATGTTGTCTATTTATAAGTAATATTATTTAAGTATTATAAACATAATTAGCGTTTTGTTTCACATAAAAAAACCTGCTATTTCTAGCAGGTTAAAACTCTTTCAAGTAGGTCCTCCGATTCTATCATGAGGAGAGGAATCATTTTTAATAAAATATTTATCAGCTAAATTAGTTTCACTATGATACTGATATTATTTTAAATACTACTACAAAATTACTATCTTTAGGCCATGGCCTGTAATCATCATATGAATCTATAATTTCAATTTCAATATTTTTAGATTGCAGGCTACTTTGTAATTTTTTTGCTACAGATTCTGGCGAATTTCCATGTCGATAAAAATACCCATGACGACCTTCGATTGTACCATTCTTTTTAAATGTTAATTTGTCGATTCCTGTTACAACTTCTTCAAAAGCAGACTTTAATGCTTTTTTTTCAGCTGGTGAAGTGATTTTATCCACAGAAACATCACCGGCCTCATTTATTTTAGTAGTTGATGTAAATTGTTCGAATAATTTAATGAATTTCATAATTGTTTTCTTTATATATTTATGACATCTCTAATTCTTGTAATCCTGCTACTATTTCACGAATAAACTCAGTTTTAGAGTAAATTCTCTGAGTGTCTAATTTACTAAAGCCATTCGGCATAGAGAATAATACATATTTGATTGTGTTATTATCTACACCCTCGTCTGTGATTGCGTCAAATTTAAGTTCAATATTACTATCGGGTTTATCTTTGTGTTTAATCACAATGGAGGCAGTATATCCAATTGTCCATTTAGCACCGCTTCTAGACATAGCGTCTTTGCCCTCATACGTCATTGCGCGGCCGCCTTTATCAAATTTCATATCGAAACCTGCTTTATATGCTGCTTTAGCAAAATCACCTGTAATCCAGTTACCAAAACTCTTCGCAGCAAAAATGCTAATTTTTGTAAGTATATTTTCAGGAATGTCACCTAATTTATCAAATTCTAATTTAACTTCATCATACGTTGCACCTAATGCTTTAGCTGTATAATAAAAATCTTCGAATGAACTTTTATATATATTTTTTTCTTCAGGAAAATTAACACCTGCGATTTTCAAACCAGTTACATATCGACTAATAGCTTTTTTCTTGTCCTTTATAGAGTTTGCTACCTTTTCTCCAGATTTATCATTAAGATATAAATCTGCCATCCGTAACCAATCCTTTTCTTCCGCTTCTAGTATTAGTGATTCTGATATGATTAAATCAGTTCGGAATTGTTCAAATAATTTAATGAATTTCATAATTGTTTTTGTTTTTGTTTTTTATTTATATATCAATTTTTTTACATAAAAAAGCAGGGAGTAGCGAATTCCCTGCTTTACTTTCCGTGAACTAACCCGGTCCTAAAATGCAACTATATTTCAAGTTGCCGTTTCTTTACGCTTCACAACTTGCACAATCTAAAATATCTCTAGCAAATGATTGAGCTGAACCTTGACTAAATTGGTAGTAAAGTGTTTTGATTCCCTCTTCATGTGCATATAAATACAATTTATTAATGTCCTTTGCTGGAACACTAGGATGAATCATTAAATTTAATGATTGTGACTGATCTATAAATTTCTGTCTCTGTGCTGCTTGTAAAACTATTTCTTTTGGTGTAATTTCAACAAAAGATTTAAAAACTTCCTTTGTTGGAAAGTCTAAGTGCTGAACACTTCCATCTCTTTTAAGAATTCCTTCCCATACGTCTGGTGTATTTAAGTTATACTTGATTAATTCATTAATAAGAAATGGATTTTTGTATATTGTTTTTGACTTTGCTAAATCTTTAATAAAATAATTAGATTTAATAGGCTCTATTCCCATTGAAACTTGACCTAAAATAAATGAACTGCTTTTTGTCGGTGCGATGGCAACTAATGTTGTATTTGCATATCCATCTCTTAACGATCTATAACCTTTTTCATCGTGTAGCCACCTTGATGCTGCATCACTTCTTTCTTTTAAAGTTGAAAAAATATCATGGTTTAATGCCTTTGATTGCAAAGAGTCAAACGCTATTAATTTTGATTGAAACAGTGAATGATAACCAAGAACACCTAAACCTAATGCCCTATGTTGTTCAGCAAATCGGTGTGCTCTTGACATACCTGGCATTTTAAATGACTTCTTAATAAATTCATCCATAACTGCGTTTAAAAACAATACATATGTTTCGATGGCATCTGTTTTTTTAATCTCATCCCAATGTAAAAGATTAATAGAACCTAAACAACATACAAACGAATTAAAAGAATCCGTTGGAAGCTGAATCTCGCTACAGTTATGCACTAGTATATCGTCAGCATAAAAATTATGATTGTCCTCTACTGTGATATCGAAAACTGGAATTTCTTCTTCCAGATATTGTATTTTTAACATATTGTTATATTTTTGTTTTTAATTTCTTTTCTTGTTTTTAGATTATTATTGTAATATACATTAAGAACTAATCCGGTTTTCTCAGATGCTAATCTATGTAATTCTTTACTACCTAATCCATTAAATCTAAATGAGCTAAATGATTTTGGTAATTTTTCATACTTTTTAATTTTTCTATAGTGATTCGCAACCATTCTATATGGGAATAAAAATCCTAATCCCATTTCAACTGAAAATTCAGATACAATATTAACAAGCTCATCATCAGTAAATCCACTAAATCTTGGATTATTGTCACCTTTAGCGTCACCGATATTTGCAGCGTATTCGTCATAATTATCTTTATATTCATTAACTGTTATGTATTTCTTAACACCTGTTGTTTTACATGTTACTGATATATTACCAGTGGAATGATGTCTCCATTTTCCAGATAGAACGTTTGGATGATTTACATCAACAGAACCTATCATTTCAAGCGTTTCAGAATCTATGACAGGCATTGTACCCTTCCTTGCTTCAGATATGTTCTTTACACCCTCAGGGCTATGCCATGTGTTTTGCTTTCTAAACATTGATACGTTCTGTTTGAATGATGCGACTAACTTATTCTTTAATTTAGAACCCAGTACACTAGATACTTTTTTCTTATAAACATATCCATTAACCATTAATCTAATTGCTAAAAAATCGTTTCTATTATTATAAGCTTTAAATCTTAATAAATGTGCCATATAATGTTCCTCAGGTAACATAACAACTAAATTAGATTCTAAATCTTTACCTCCATCGTGTCTAGGTACTATATGATGCTTTTCAGTATAAATATAGTCTACACTAAGTCTTTCGTCGTTGGCATTCCTATTGCTTAATCGATCTTTAACATCAGTTGTTTTGCATAATTCACATAAGTTGTTGTATATTCGTTCATAGTTCATAAGATAAAGTTATTTTTATTATATATCTAAATAATTTTACAACTTTATCTCAGAACATAAAACTTTAAGAATTAATAACTAATACATCTTCTTCTTTTAGATTTTTTGCCATAACATATCCTCTATTCGAAGTATATACTTTATGATCAGGTGTACATGTTATTGATTTTCCAGTAGCTTCATCTGTTATTTTTATAACTTTAGCTTTTTTGGAAGTCATTGCACTATCTAATACTTTCTTGTATTCAATCTCAGAAGTTTCTATATTAAATGATTTAACTTCAAGCGTTGTATATAGATTATGTTGAAATAAACAATCTAACATTATGATAGGCATTGTCTTCTCAACACCGTCAACTCTTACTTTAACATCGGTCCAAGGCGCAACACATAAATTTGATGCAGTAATGTCAAGGCCTAATTCCTTATAAGGAGAATTGTTATTACTGTTATCCTTAAACATAATGTAAGGAAAACCAAACTCGTTACGTCTTTGAATAACCTTTGCCCATATCTTGCGCTTATCTGCGTCACCTTCTTTCATTTCTAAAATCCATGCATCTGTTACTGTAACTCCATATTGTAGGTTTTGAATAGGATTTCCATCAGTTCCAATATCTAAAAATTCTAAAATATCTTTATGTTCGATTGGTAACCATACTGCACATGCACCTCTTCTTGCCTCTGATTGTTTACATACATCGACAGTTGTATCATACATTCTAGCATAATGCACAGGTCCGTCTGCTGTTCCTCCTGTGGAAATTGGAGCTCCTCTTTCTCTAATGTTTCCTAAAAAAGCTGAAGTTCCTCCTCCATATTTTGACATCATTCCTATTTCTCTACTTGCATTTAATATACTATCTAAGTTATCGTCTACATTACTTCCATAACAACTAACTGGAAGACCTTTGTCTTTACCAAAATTAATCCAAACTGGAGTTGATAGGCTATAAAACCCTAAGTTCATATACTCTTCAAACTTTTTTGCAAATCCATCAATTTTTAGTATCTTTTCTGCATTATTAGATATATCCTTAATTCGTTGTTCGGGCGTTTCCTTAATATAGCCGCGCGAGAGGAACGTTCGACTATCTTCATTAAGCCAATAATTCTTTTCGTAATTCATATTGTTTTGTTTTTAATTTTGAGTTATTATTACACTTGCTACTAGATTTTCTGAATCATATACAACAGAGCCTTGCCATGTATTGGTTGTGATTTTAGGATTATTTAATTTATAAGTAAATATTAAATTTACATTATTTTCTTTATTAAATTCTTTAATTGCTTGTTCTAATAATTTAATTTTTTTATCAACTTCCTTTTTATCATTCTTTAAATCATCTTCTACTTCTGTTCTAGAATATTTCCCTAAACCACCATTATCATTTATGTTTCCAGAAAGTTTATCTCCTTTTAGTGTACTATTCGTAAATATCCAGTAATAACCTTTTTTTTCATCAGTAAGAGTAGTTTCTAGAAATTTACGTAAATTTTTGTAACTGTCTTTATTTGATTCATTTAAAAAAGCGTCAAATGTTTTTAAGTTTTTCATTGTAATTTTTTTCTTTTTTAAAACAAATCATCTTCAGTAATTGACTTTGATTTTTTGTTATAATCGACACTTTTTTTGTAAAAGAAGTCTCCCTCCTTTGTTGATAGAATTTCAATGTCAAACCATAATGTTTTTTCTATTTCATTAAAATCTACATCAAATACTGGCTTCATTCCAATTCTTCCTAATGAATTGTTAAATCTGTTTTGAATAAATTGTTTAATTGTATCTTTAGATAAAAAATCTAATTCTCCTTTTTCAAAAATCCAATCAAGTATTTTAACCTCAGATGCATACGCCTTTTTACATGCTGAATCTATTAGTTCTTCGAATTCTGCATCAAACCATTCTGGATTTTCTTTCTTAATAATGTTAATTAATTCTGAACCGAAATTTCCGTGGATTTCTTCCTCCTTGCTTGTCGCTTCAACTACATTTGAAATACCTTTGAAGAGGTTTTTCTCCTTGTTAAACGACATCATAATTAAAAATTGACTAAATAAACTAACATGCTCTATGAATAGTGAAAATAAAAGTACGGATTTAGTATACATTTTATTATCCTTGCTTCTGGTACCATCTAAGTATTTTGATAGATACGCAATTCTATCTTTAATTGCAGGAATTTCAACTACATTTTTAAATTCCTCTTCTAATCCTAAAATTCTAAGTAATTGTGCATAAGCGTCTTTATGTCTTACTTCTGATTCCGCAAACGTCATTCCTACATCTCCAATTTCAGTAATTGGCATTCTTTTGTAAAGGTCAGCCCAAAATGTTTTTACATTTACTTCAATTTGCGCTATGGCCAACATAGACCTTTTTATAACTTCTCTTTCCTCTTCTGTTATTTTACTCTTAAAATCATCAATGTCTGTTGTAAAATTAAATTCAGTGTGAATCCAGTATGAGTGTCTAATTGCATCTTTATATGCAAGTAACATTGGATATTCGTAAGGTAAAATATTTACTCTTTTTTCAAAGATATTATTGTTCATATTAATTTTTTATTTTGTTTGGTTTTTTGTTTTGTTTTTAATGCTTAATTATTTAAGTCTTTTCTTTAATTTATCTGCGAGTGTAAAATATGTATATGATGTTTTTTTGTAATCCTTACGTTGATTATATAGATCACTTAATATTTTTCTAAGAATAGAGTCTTCGGTTTTGTAAACAACTCCATTGTCACATACAATAACACCTTTATCCTTTCTTCTTTCTTCTATTTCACTCTTGTAAATTTTTTCAATATATGCATCTGGTGAAATATTAAACTGACGCATTATTGAAGGATATAGTGAAGCAAAATCGAATGCACTTACTCCTTCGTAATATCCTAAAATAGGTTCCTTAACATAAGCTCCTGCGTATTGAGTATCTTTACTACTATCTGTTTTTTCTTCACTACCGATTCGCATTCCTTGTTCTGCTAGCTTTCTAGCCATAATTGCTTCAGTAACTGCCACTGGAGAACTTGCCTTATACAATGGCATATTTGTAATATTTGCAAGAGTTAAAAGAACTTCCATTGACTTTAGTTTTTGATCGATATAGTATACTAATACTGAATCGACTACATTATAATATATGTATTTAACAAAGTTGTCACGGTACAGGTCTTGCAATGATCCTGTGAACTTGATTTTATTAACATTAAGGACTTGACTAGAAACATAATCAAGAGAATTGGATTCCTTTACTTTTACACTTCTATCATACTTGTCATATAATTGCATATAATCTAAAATTCCAAGGTGTAAAGGTCTTGAATCTCTGTTATCTACTGATTTTGTCCTTCCAATATCTTTAATATCTATCTGTAATCTTTTACATCTGTTTGTAATATATTGCCAGTCATAATTAATAAAATTCCAACCAGTCATCATCGGAAATTTAGGTAAAAACTTAAACAAGAATGTATATACCATATCATATTCGGAATTGAACTTATGATATTTGAATTCCCAATCCATGTCAAAATCCTTAAAATACTCATTGGTATCATCTTGAATCTTTTGAATTTTATCAGATGCCATGTCTTCTAATCCAAGAACTATTGCCTTGCGATCCGGTGTAATTATTGAAAATGATAATATTCTACTTTTAGCCTCTTCTGCCTTTGGAAAGCCATCAACTATCTCGGTTTCAATATCCACGAAATATGTTTTTGGCATATTATACGCAGTAAGATCTGCCTTATCTTTTTCAGATAGACTATCCAGAAAATAAAGAATGGAAAACTTGTTAAATTGTCTTCCATTTCCTAGTTTAACTGATCTACCATCCCAATTTTTAAATTGAGTACTAGCTGCCTTATCTTTGTCTTCACATACATACCAATTCTGAAAATTACTTACAGGATATTGTTTAAACGCTACTTCTCCTTCTGTATTATAATATGATATAATAACGTCTTTATCCCTTTGCTCAATGTCAAGAATCATCTATTTAATTTTAGTAAGTTATTATTGTGGATTTTATATATCTATTTATTTCGACTATTTTGTTCTTTAATAGCCATCCTTTTGCCTCTGTACATTTTCTGCCGCTTTAGCAAAATAGTAGTTAAATGTAGTCTTTGCATCTAATCCAATTGAGGATGCATAGTTAAACATAAAATGAATTATATCTACAAATTCCATGTATAATTCCTTTTTATCTCCTTCAGATAAATCTGAAACTTTCATAGTTTCATACTTACTAAAATCTTTTTTCCAGTACTTCCATACTGCATTGCCGCTACCGTCTTTAATACCTCCGAGTGCATCTGTCATTTCATGAACTTCGTCAATAAGTGCATGAGTGTTAACATGCCAAAAATCCATTACCTCTCTAATAGACATGTCTTCGAAATTAAAACCATAAGTTTGCTCTTGCATTTTCTTTTGGTTTTCCATAATGTCAGCTAAGTGTGTTGTTGAATTTGAATAGAAGTCATTCACTTCTAAATCTTTGCATTCATTGTCAATATTTGCCATAATTAATTTTTTATATGTTTATAGTAGTTTTATTAAAATATGCCTGTTTGTTTCACATAAAAAAACCCCGTATACAGGGTTTTTAGTTTAATTTATTTTAAAATAAAGAGTTTTGTTTAATAATAGGAGGCGTGTAATTTTGTTTATTTTTTGTTAGACAATTGCTTCCAACATCACTTACTACTAAATCTATCCTATTATCAAAATCATCTTTACTCCACATATATGATAATATAGTGTCAGACTGGGTTTGCGCGTATTCTTCTAATTGAATATCACTTAACGTTTCTATGTTCATCTGAGGTAATCCAAGTGCCTCTAGATCCTTCGGTGATGATATTAGGATTGATCGTTGAATTGCAGCATAAATCCATCTTATACGAAACCACCCTGAACCAGCATGAGGATATTCAGGACAAAGAATTCCCCAGTACTTTCCGCATGTTTCAAATACATCTGTTTCAGTGTCAAGCAACTGTGCTGTTTTAATACTCTTTGCTCCAAAATAATCTACTGGCCATTTTAATTTATTTCGGCGAACCCATGGACTATGATCGACAATAGAAGCTAGCATATGCTTTCTTTCCTTTGCTTGAAGAGGATTGTTAATACTTATATTCCAATTCTCAAGGACATATGGTGTTAAATCTAGATTGTAGATATTTTTTGCCTTAATAATATCTCTAATCTTTTCTTTATCTCCCCAATCGAATGCGGGTATTAATGCATTTTCGAATTTACCATCAACAATATCTCTAATAACTTCAACTGCTTCGATTGGATTAAACAAAGGATTATCTACTCCTCCGTAAAAATAGCTTCCATTACTCCATTTCTTTGATATTGATTTATCAAAGACTGCTTGATCTAACATTTTTTCCCAAGATTTCATAGTTCCGTCTATTTTCCAATCCTCATGAAATACTATGACATTTTTTACAGTCTTAAGAGCATACATTACGTTAAAGATTTCTCCTGAATAATTGTTTGAGCCAAATTGACCTATTCCAATAATAGCTAAGCCATATTCAGAAAGATCATCACCCCATTTCACCTTACGTCTATCTACTAAATATCCTTGTTTCCTTAGAGAGTTACATATAATAGAACTGTCATCAATTCTTTTTACCCTTGCTCTTTTCCATGCATTATCGTCGGTTTGCTTTGCAGTACATCCTGTGAATAGTATTTTCATATTAATCTATTTTTTCATTAATATAATTATCTAATCCTTGAATGTATGCAACTGCATCTAATAAATTATCACGCTTGTGATTGTATGATTCTCTTGAAAATTTCAGAGCGACTAATGCCTTAAACATATGTTCACCTGTTACTTCAATACCTGTCATGCCTTGAAAAATCAAGGCAGCCCTATCCATTCCTTCTGAAAAAGGACCGTAGTTTCTGTCTGCTTCTTCACTGCGGTTATTTACTATACCACTTGCTTCATCTAATATGTTCATAAAATTACTATGTTTTAATGTTATATTTTAATTTTGTTTTTTGTTTAATATTATGTCATATAAGTATTCAGCGCCTTGTCCAGGTATGCATTTTTTAAAATATCGAAACAGCTGATTCCATTTATGTATTGCCATCCCCCTACATCATATTTATTCCAAATATATGTATTGAGCATATCGATCTGACATTCACATTCTTCAACAAATATCTGATGTGCTATGGCAGATGTTAATGTGTTTAAAACATTGAAAGTAGTTTGAATTGCGTTTTCTCTAGTCATTTTATTTAAGTTTATACTAATTTCTATATGTAAATATAATCAAAGAAATTGACATAAAAAAACCCTGAATAAAAAGTTATTAACAGTTTTTCAGGGTTTATCTTAATATTACGGGATGGCTTTTCGTATTTTTTCTTCTTCGGCAAGAATATCCCTCTTTATGGTCTTCGTTAATCGAAATATAAGTCTACTAGATTCAACATATTTTCGAATACTTAATTAGAGAAGTATGACCTTGTACCATTTTTTCTAGTGGTCGGCCTTTAAAGATTTCCACAGATTAATTAAGTTAATAATTAACCATCATATCTGTTGTGTTTATTGTTTGCTGTAGCCATCCACCAGATTCCTGTCCATTTGCTTAATCGTTTTGCTTTTTTATTGTTTGCTGTATGGAATCTTAATTTTTTTTATTTATTTTATTTGTTCATATCTTTCTTTCATTATAGTTTTGTCCATTATTTGATACGGTGATTCAATTTTTCCGCCTAATATACTTGTCATTATAGCTGGAGAGAATCCAGATATAAGTGCAGTTCCATCTTCTTTAAATGAAACTGGAATTCCTCCATTCCTTGATTGAATATTCCAATATACTATTTGTGGCATATCATATCCAGCGTCATTATACATTTCACCGATCAGTGCATTTACACTGGGATTCCATCCTTTTTCATTTTGCCGCCATGAATTTACAGCTTGATCAAATTCCATATCAGATAATATTAATATCTTAGATGGCATTTCTTCTTTTTCTAATTTATTTTCAACAGAATGCTTTAAAATCATCCTGAATGTAGCTTGAATATCAGTTGACATTCCCCACTTCGATGAATTCATTTGAGAATATCTATTATACAGTGATCCTTTTAGTACTTGAAGCGTAGGGTTAGATGAGAATGTAATAAATGCATCCTTAAAGGAACCTTCATTTCTTTCTGAAATATAAAGTCCTAATGATATTGCAACATCCATACATGATACACTCTTGCTTCCTCCAGCTGATGCACTCATAGAACCTGATACATCTACTATTGGTAGTATATTTTCAGTAGTACCTTCCATATAATTTGGCAACGATTTCCATTGTTCGTTGGCTACTATTGAACTACCATGTTCCAGTGTCTTTGTAATATCGTAAGGGTATACTGCTCCTGCGTTAATTTTAGATTCTCCTTTTGTTAAAGATTCAATGTATGTAGAATAAGTCTCATATGCATTTTTTCCAAATGCCTTTTGATATCTTGCACTCGCAACTGAGGGTATTTTTCCAAAGGCAATGGAATCCCAATCATTAGCACACATTTGTGTTTCAACTACGTTTGTCAAATTAACTAGTAATTTTCGATATTGCCTTGGCGTCAAATTTAAAAATGACCTGATTCGGGCAGCGTTAATCCCCTTCCTAGGCATCCATTTTGCACATAGTGCATTATCAGCATCAAGAGCTTCTTTAATCATTGATAACACATCTTTTTCTAAATAAGTTCCAAATAATGGTAATAAATCATCCCATCTGCCATACTCTGGAATAAATTTTAAGTTAGGTTTAAGTGAAAGATCATGATCTGCTGAAAGGTATACTAATATATCCTTGAATATTTGACGTTCACCTGCACCTCCTCTAATATCTCTAGCCCAAAATAATATTTTCATAGCGCGGATAGGATCTTCAATATATGCCTTTGAAAAAGTAGAAATTAATCTAGATTTATCTTGACCTCGCATCGCTCCTATATTAAAAAATAAATCAACACATGCATTTAATGACGTTGAATTAGTCGGCATGCCATTCTCAGTAAAAATGTCTTTAGTTCTTAATGCGTCTATGAAATTCATTTTGTTTATTTTTAAATTCTTATATTATACTTGCTTTATTTGTTTTGTTTCAAAATAAATATTTTTTTTAAATTTATTTTAAACCAAAATAATAATACAATAGATTCTAGATCCTTGTCTGCTATATTATCTTCAAGACTGGTAATTATAATAAAGTAATCAATTAACGTCTTAGATTCATCTAATTGTTCTAGGGTGATGCTATTGTTAATACTGGATTCTATTTTTAATATGTGTAATTTTGACCAATGTATGTAATTGGCAGGTCGAAATATATATTGCATACTTATACTTGTTAAATATTAAAGCTCTGTATATTATACAGAGCTTTAACTTAAAGTTTCATTTTCCTTTCTAGAGATTAATTTTACATTATTTTTTCATCCAACCATAATCATCAATAGAACCGTCATTTCTAAGTTCTTGATAGCGAGTTCCTACATCAAACAGTGTTCCAAAATGATGTCTCTTATCGTTAAAGAAATAAATATTATCTCCATCTTCTTTGAAATCATATCGGTCTTTCATATCTCTTAACAGATTTGTTTTTAATCCAACTAAAATTTTGGCTTTAGCATTTGAATAATCAATTATCTTTTCAGAACTTTCGTATAAACTTTTTGATTCCTTAGAGCCTATTTTAACAATAGGCATGTGTTTTAACTTATTATATTGACTGTTTGAGACTATACGATTATCCATATAACTTTGTAATGAATTCATAGAGTCGAAGCGATGACCACCAAAATCTATATCATATCCTCTGTAATATAGAAAGTATAAAGTGGATTTTTTATTAGATAATTCTTTTTGTTTTTGAAAAACAATCCCATCGGAATTTGTGATTTCATCTGGGAGTTTATCAATATTCTCATTAATAAATTGTTCAAATGTTTTTAATCCTTTCTTAAATTCTTTGCGTTTCTTCTCATATTCATCATCAGCATCTCCACTTTTTGATAAAATATCCCCTGAGCCATCTGTAGTTGCAGTAGGAAGTAAAAGAGGTCCCATACCACCTATATTTGATAGTTCTATATTTTCATTTGATTCTTTCATTTTTATTCTAATCCTAATTCTTGTTCAAGATCTTCCCAGTTAAAGTCTGAAATAACCTCGTTTGCTGTCATTTTATTATCTCCCGCCCAATCAATTATATAATCAAACATTTCGTCTGCAGTATAATCATCCTCATCTATGTTTGATTTTTTGCTATCGAATTTTTTCTCATACGCATCGTAGATTTCGTCTGCAACTTTTTCTGCAAATTGTTTTAATTTTTTAATGTCAGATGCACTGAATTTTTCATTAATAAATTGTTCGAATAATTGAATATGTTTCATTGTTTCATTGTTTTCTTTTAAATCAATTGACCATGCATATTCAACGTAAGAGATTGCGTCATTTTCTTCAACTTCCCAGTTTTTGGCGGCTTTGTATACTATATCCTTTGTGATTTTAGAATTTGGATATTTAGATATTTCTTTGTCAAATCCACCCGGAACCCATATTTCTGGATTTTTTGTTGTCTTTTCAGTTAATATGCCCTTTAGAACAGTACTTCCTGTTTTTGATAATGTAATTCCATCCTCAGAAACGTTAAAATAATGAGAATTTCTTTTTATCCATCGAGTAGAGTCAGATGTCATTTCCTTTAGTATTGTATCGAATTCTTCTTGTGTAATTTGCCCGTCCTTTAATGCTTCTATTACTTTGTTTCTGATTTTAGCATGATGACCTACGGTAATGGCTGGATTGCCATCAGTGTATTGTCTTTTAAGGGTGATAGTTCTTTCATTAAGGGATTCTTTAATAAAAAGCTTAATGTCCTCTACACTTTGTGCTTCTATTTCTCTATCTTGAGCAAGCATGTCTAATGCTTCTTGATATTTTCTTTTTGACCATAATTTATCAAACTCTTCAATATCATCATCTTCACCAAAAAATAAATACCCTGGGTTTCCACTGGTTTCATCATTTAATAATTTAACTGCTTTATTTACGTCTTTAGCCATAAAAGCACTAGCCTCACTTAGTGATTCTTCAATTGCACTATCATATATCGACTGAAGCCAATCTTCTAGATCTTTATTATCTCCCTTTGTAAATTGAGGATATTCTTTTTTTGCCTGCTTTACAAAATCTTTAAAATTCTTAGAATCCTTTGCAATTAAATCTAAATCTGACATTGATTCATATATCTCTAAAGATTCATCTACACCTAATCCTAGTTTTTCTATTGTTGATTTAATAAAAAATACAGCATCAGCCTCTGAATAGCCATATTCCTTTGCGGTTTTAGTGACAAAGGCCGCAACCTTTTTTTCACCAGCAGAAACTGCCTCATTTAAAAAATCATTAAAATCTGTTTTTATAAATCCCATTACTTATTTTATTTTGTTTTTATTATTTATTATGATTAATAAATTGATCGAATGTCATTGTTTCTTTAGAATTATTTTCTGCAACTATTCCCATTGAATCTTCTAATTTTGATTTAAGTTCAAAATACATAGAATGAATAGATTTTGGAGTCATATTCTTAAATACAGTTTCGTTGCCTTCGATCATTGCATTTCTTACTGCAGTAGCTGAAATATCATCATCGTTTCTTGGTATTTCAAAAAGTCCAAAATCAGATCTTGCGTTTAATTGATCTCGATATGAATCATTATTGACTTGATAACCATAACTTATCATTCTATCGCTACCGGTTCCCCATAGGACAGGTTCATATTTTGGTCTCATTTCATTAAACATTACATCAATACCTCCAGTGGGAACGATATAAATTTCCTTCAGAAAAGGATATTGTTTTTTAACGTTTTTAAACATTTCTATTTGAGTTTTCTCATCATATGGCCTACTAAATTCATCACCCTTTTTCTTAGACTTTGCTTTAACTAGAAATACAACAACCGGATATCCGTTTTCTTTATGTATTCTTTCTAATACTTTAGCATGTCCTATTGTAAATGGTTGAAATCTACCAACAAACATATTTACAGGTTGTTTTCCTTGCTCATTGTATTTTACATTGAGGGCTTCGTTTAAATCAACTGAAGATCTAATTCTATTATTTAATATAAAGTTTTGATAATCATAGATTGAGTTTTCATCTGTTTTTTCTGCAAATACTTTTTCTGATATCTTATCAATTATATTATTCATCCCGTTCATTGTATCATTATCGATTAAATCTGATGTCTTATTTCTTTTCTTTCTAAATGAACTTAAAATCATTTTAAATAATTCTGCTAAAATTTCATTTGAAGCATATTTTAATGTCTTTTCGTTTTTAATATATTTAGTATTTAATTTAAATGAATTAGCTGATGCGAATTCTGCGCTTTCAAAATTAACTCCAATATATTTTGTTGAATTTTTACCTATATAGTCATTAAATATAACTGACATTATTGCAATATATCTATAATCTGCATTTTCTTCTTCTAGTTGAATTTCATCTAAATTGTATTGCGTTATAAATTCTAAAAAATCAGTAACTGCTATTTGATAAGTATGACTTGATTCCTTATTGTCTTCAATATTATATGTCCTGTTAAAGTCTTCTATTTTAAAAGAGCTCATTGTTCTACCGTCAATAAAATTAAGAATAAGGCCATCAATCTCAGACTCTAAATCAGAATTTAGAGCAGAAGCGCTAATACTTGGATTAAATATCTTAAAAATGGTGGATGTAAAACTTGTTTTATCATTAGTTTCGCCAAAGTATTCAAATTTATCAGAAAACTCTCTATTATTCATAGTTAGTATTGAAAGTAATTCATTTCTCTGTTGTTGTGATAGATATCCGTCAAAAATGACAGTAGATGATTGCACTTGTAATTTATTAGACCATTTCTTTAAGATTTCAGGATCGTTAATTGTTTTTTTAACCTTTCCGTTTTCACCTATTTGTTGAATATGATTTAATATTAAATTGTTTGTAGGGGTGTTTTGGTATTTAATTTTAGATGCATCTACTTCCGGTAAATATTCAAATCCAAATCTCCAATCAGTTGGCATTTCATTTTTAATATCAGTGGATAAACTCTGTATATAATTAATGGCAACCTCATATAGGGATATAATTGTTCTATCAACTAGGTTTAATTTGTCAGAGCTTGAAGATTTGTAATATTCAAATCCATCTTCGCGTCTTCTGACAAGAAATACTGGAGCTGCAACTTTTTCAGTTACTAACACCCTATTCTTTAACATATCAATAAATTCTTCTCTATTGGTATCATTAAAATATTCTCTTAGTTTTTGTAAAGCCATTGTCTTCTTTATTTTATAATTCTGTAATTTATTGTTTTGATTTTATCTTCCGTATTTGATAATTCCCATGAGTTGATTAATTGCAGCGAATGTTCCAGTAAGCTTATACATCTTTCCTTTATACGAAAATACAACTCCTTCTGTTGGAATAATCGATTCGATTCCTCCAATTCGTTGTAATCTTTCTAATTCACTTGCAACTTTTTCGATTTGAGAAAGGTCTCCATTTAATTTTATTTTATCGGCAGAAGTTCTAATTTCAGTATGCAGTCTTTGCATTTCCTTGTCAGGGGAAGCTGCTACAAAATTACTAGCATTCTTTAAAATAACACTACCTAATTCAAGAAATAAATCTTCGAATGGTCTAATATTTTCTTTAAATTTAGACTTAAAGTCTTCTTTATCAAATTTCTTAATTGCAGCACTTTGCTCCTTTGTTAATACTTTGTCAAGAGATCTTAAATTAAGTGTTTTTTTATCATCATATGCCCATCTTAATAATAATCCTTCTTTAATATCTTGTGGATATTCACTAAACAGATTTTCAATTTGTTCTCTCCACCACATTTCATGATATCTAGCAACCTCGTCTGCATCTGTTAAATTATATCTGTCCTTTAACACATTTAATTTACCTAAAAATTTAGATCTATTTGCTTCAAAATCAACATCCTTTTGTAATTTAATAATTTGAGGAGGAATAATAGTAAAGACTTTACCTACATTGGCATTTAGTGATTTAAGAACACCTGCAATACCCTTGGCGGCACTATTATCATCTCCTATTATGTTTCCATCTCCGTCTGTTTTTTTAACACCATGAAACTGTATTACATCCACATCATAATGAATTACATTTGGATTTTGTGAATATATTAACTCCATATTCATGAAATTAAGGCCATTTTGAAACGTTTCATCCTGTATTTTGCTTGGTAATTTAATTAATAATGTAGCTAAATCGGATGCTGCAAATTGAAAGGTATCTTGAACTAATTTACTAGGATGTCCTTCAAATTTGTTTTGAAATTCTCCAAGTGACATTGGATTTTTAAGTTCTGTCTTATTTCTTGCAAATTTAACTTCTCCTGATTGTATTGTTGCAAATACATTTTGTCCATCTGTTTTTTCAGTAGGTTCTGATTCAAAGTTTAATTCTCCTTGAAGTCCGCCGATAATCATATTTTTAAAATCGCCAAATGTTAAATCATTATTATCAAATGGATGACTCATATGTCCTGCAGCTCCTCCTTCTAATAATAAAGATTCATATAGTTTAACTTCATACTTTTCTGTTAAAAACTGATTAAAATTAAGAATTTTTGTTTTCATAGTTTATATACTAAAAATACCTGGTATTAAATCTACCAGGTATTATTTATTTAAATTATTTTTAACCTAACGAGCTTGTTAGCATTCCAACTGCTGCACCATAATCTCCGTCTGATTTCTGTAAGATACCATCAATTACTTCTTGTGATTTGTCTTCATCAAATTCATCTCCAAATGCCTTCTTTAAAAGATTAACAGCGTAATCTTTAAATTCATCGTCAGATTTAATATCGGCCTCATTTACTAGAGATTCATAAACAGTGCCGAGTAAATCTTCTTTTTTGTCAAATTTCTTTGCAGATTTCCTAACATCTTGTAACATTGAAATAATATTATCCAGTGCCTTAATATCTAGATCAGAACCATTGTTTACCGCAGAAGTTAGTTGTTGCATACGATTATCTAGAACGTATAGGTCGTTACTTATTACTTTTTTTGGTAGTCTGTAAAAGGATTCTTTGATAGACTCTTCAACCTTAAATGTTTTACCTTCAAAATCGAATTCATCATCGCCTGCCTCTTTAGCCTTACGTACCGCATCTCCAAATGCGTTACCTTCTTTTAATTCTTCTAACTTAAATTTCTTTGGATTTTCTTTAATCTTCTCAGTAGCAATCGCAATTAATTTATCCATTGAATAGTCATTAGACCCTATAACTTCACCATTAAGAGTATATTGCACATAACCTCCTGATTTCTTTTTTTGACCAAGCTTAACATCGGATTGTTTAAGATCATATCCGTTGGCCTTTAATGCAGTTTGGATTGCGGATTTTTCAAAACCTTCGTTGGCAATAGACTCTTCAATAAATCCTATCAAGTAATCATCACCCCAAAGATCCGAAATCATTTTTTCAAGATCTTTACGCTTTCCCGTGTATTCATATTCACCAAAATCTCCACCTACACCAGTGTCTTTCATTTTGATGTTATTCTTTTTAATAAATTTTTGAAGTGTTTTATCGTCAGGATCCGTAGTATCAAGTAATACTGTGGATTCTGATAATGCAGTTTGGATTGCGGATTTTTCAAAACCTTCGTTGGCAATAGACTCTTCAATAAATCCTATCAAGTAATCATCACCCCAAAGATCCGAAATCATTTTTTCAAGATCTTTACGCTTTCCCGTGTATTCATATTCACCAAAATCTCCACCTACACCAGTGTCTTTCATTTTGATGTTATTCTTTTTAATAAATTTTTGAAGTGTTTTATCGTCAGGATCCGTAGTATCAAGTAATACTGTGGATTCTGATAATGCATTACGGTCGAAGTTAAAAATAACTGATTTTACATTTACATCATATTCCTTTATTAATTCACCAACCTTATTATACATATTATTTAATGCAGTAGATTTTAATTGCGTATATCCGTTTTTAAGAGTAATTTCTGTTGTATTATATTTCGCAGTGTAGTCATCCTTTAATGCTTCATTAAAAATAGATTCTTCTACTTTATATGTTTTTCCATCAAATTCGAATTCAGTTTCTCCGGCCTCTTTAGCCTTACGTACCGCATCTCCAAATGCGTTACCTTCTTTTAATTTTTCTCTAGGTGGAGTTGGAGGATCTACTTTTTCTAGAGAACCACTCGCAAACATTTTATCTATAATTCCATTACGCTGTACTTCTTCTAATCCTTCTAATGAGGTTAATCCCATCTCGTCAAGAATAGATGCCAATTTGTTTACTGTTTCTTGTCTTTTTGTATTGTTTGCTTCTCTTAATTTTACAGTAGATTCCTGTGATTTAACCTCAGAAAAACTCTTAAATGAAGAAATTTTGTTAATGTTAGCCATTTTTTTATGTATTTTTTATTATATTATTGATAGGTTATATATCTCCATCAAATTCAACACTCTTAACTGTAAATGGAAACTTTTCTTGTGTATAAATAGCCTGTCTTGCCTTTCCATGTTTATATAAATAGTTATCCCATTCTATAGATCTGATATTATCTACAAAATCTATAATTAAAACCTTTTCCTTTGATGCATGTTGTCTTAATCCTCTTCCGATTGATTGTCGTATAATAACTTCAGATTTAAATGATTCTGTAAAAAATATGTTATGTATTTTTTTTATAGAAATTCCTGTTGAAAAGGTTCCAAACGAAGCTACTATTACAATTTCTTCTCCTGCCTCCATTTTCTTTTTATACTCTTCTCGTATATCAGATGAAGTTCCACCATCCACATAGAATACTCTTTTATTACTTTCTTGTCTAAGTTTTTCATAAAGTCGTTGGCCATGCTCAATTCTGTGAAAAAGAACTAAACTATTTCTTGGAACCTTAGCAATAACAGTAGATATAAAGTTAAGTCTGGCATTGCTAGTAATTACGAAATTTTGTTCTAAAGAAAAAACATCTTTATTTTCATATTTATTCTGAGCCAATTCCATAAATGCAGTTCTTTGCTTAGGAGTTGCATAATTCATTTCAATAACCTTTACAATACATTTTGCGATATAACCTTCCTTTTGTAAAAAGCTAGCTTTAACCTCAGTAATTAGAGGTCCAGTTTGGCTCATAAGTGTAAGTCGATCTAATGTATCTGCTTTTGGAATTGTACCTGAAAGTCCGAATTTGTAATTTGCATTTACACATTTTGAAAGAATTTCCTTTATCGATGCTCCTTTGGCTTTATGGCAATTTGAAACGTTTAACCCATTTGCAAAATAATTGTGGTTTAAACCGTCTTCTGATTTTATTCTAAGATTATAAACAGTATCGCTATATTCTATTTTTTTAATATTATTAATCTTCATATAAAATGTTTTAGTAATCTTTTTAATTTTAAAAAATAAAAGACTCGTAGATATAATTATTTTATGACATTAACCTTAACATTAACATTAGACATGGGAATACCTACTTTGGCATTTTCATCTAAGTTTACAGTTACCTTTTTAGATAATTTTATTTTAAAAGTGTCAGACCATGGAATAAATAGATTTCCGTCTGCAACAACTTCGAGCTTAATATTTCCAGTATCTCCTTCATTAAGAATTCCTAGTTTTTTTATAGGAACAATGCATTTGTTATTTACAATATTTCCTGGAAATACAAGAGACCATTCTGTTGTCTCAATAATAATTCTAGCGTAAGCTTCTTCAATGGATGCACCTTCGATTGATATATCACATATGAATTCCTCATTTATATCCTTATACAGGGTGTAATTTGTGTCATCTTCTATAATTTCAAGAGTTATTTCCTCTGAAATTTTATCTTTTATGTATTCTATTATATCCTCTTGGACAACTATATCATCATGTGTTGCTATATCCTCTTGGACAACTATATCATCATGTGTTGCTATATCCTCTTGGACAACTATATCTTTTTCTTTTTCAATAGTATCATCAATTAGTATTGACTCGTTGTTAGGTAAAATCTGAATAGAATTATCGATTTCATTATTATTCATAAAGTCGATAAAACTAAAAACATCAAGTTTTTTCATGATTTAAATTATTTTTTATTTAATATATATATTAATATTAAAATTTGTTATTTTCGTATGTTATTAGAAAAGCCTATATTTATTTTAATTCCTTCCTTTATTCCTTGTTTAATGAATATTTCAAAATCAGATCCTAGAACTTTAATATTTTCATTGATTTCTCTTTTTTCTTGATACTCGATACCTTTAAATTTACAATAAAGTTCTAGAAATCGTTTTGTCTTGGTGTCACCTATATCTTTTTGTAGTCTCTGGCCTGGATTACCATATGCAACATATCCTCCCGATCCGGCTACAATATTGTTAACTTCAATTAAAACAGAAACATCTGACCATTTCTGACCGGATGTTTCATTCCATTTTTTAATAAGTTCTTTCCATTTAAAATATCGCTTTTGTGGCATAAAACGTTTTAATTATTAAGTCATATTTATGTAACCGATACCTGAACCAGTAATAGCACTAATAGCGGTTGTGTTAAACTCTAGGTTACTATAAGCTCCGATATGAGTTCTACCAATCTGGTCTCCGATTGCAGCTGTACCTACCATACTTAATTGAGGACCCTCTGGTAAACGGAATCTAATTGGGGTTTCAATAGCTCCAATACCTTGTTGTCTGTATGTTACCATAAGTATTTTCGCAGGTAAACCTGTACCAAATGATACCCAAACATTTGCAAGTGGTGCTGTTGATGATAGTAACAATGTCTGAATAGATTTTAAATATGCAACTGCTGATGCTGATGTGGCTAATGCTGCAACTGTTACAGTTGAAGTAAATATTGCTGCTTTTGCTACACTTGATGCAAATAACTTTCCTAGTATTGTGTTATTTGCAACATAACTTGCCATTGCTGGAGCTGAATTTACTATTAATCCAATTGCAACTGCGTTTCCAATTGCCACATCAATGTTAGAATTACCACCAAGTGCTGTTAAAGCCCCTGTATTAGCAACAAATCCTGTCATAATAAGACTATTTCCCGCCACTATACTAAAGTTTGCACTTGTAGCAAGGGTAAGCATTGCATCTGAATTAGTTGCTAGTACTTCTGATGCTCCTGCGTTTGCATTTACTAGTGTTAAGGCTGATGCTTTAGCTATGATTTGAGTAAAAGTTGACATTATTAAAGTTATTCCTGCTAAGTTATACGTTATTGCAAAAGCATTATCTTCGTAGTAAGGGCTATCTTTAAACTGACTCCATCTTGTAATATTTGCATTTATAGCATTTATTGAAGTTGGTCTATTAGACACCGCTGTCATTGCATTTTCGGAATTAAAAATAATATCTCTTATTCCTACTGTAGAGGTTGCGCCAACTAAAATTCCAACTGATATTGAATTAGATGCTAGTATAGGCATTCCTATAGGGTCATTAATGGCAAGAGTTAAATTAGTGTGAGTAGATAAAGCCGTTACTCCTGCTGAATTACCAGCAAGTGCCGTCATTATTACTGAATTACCTTTTACAAGTGCAAAGTTTGTGCTTGTAGCTATATTAACCATTGCAGTATTATTACTCGCTAAGGCTGCCATAATAACTGTATTACCTGTTACGATAGAAAGATTAGTGCTTGCACCTAATGTTAACATTGCAGCACTGCTTGAAGCTAATGCTTCTGATGCTCCTTCATTTGAGTTTACTGTGGCTAGCGCAACTGCATTATTTATAATATCATCGATTGTCGCAAATGATGTAGGGTTAACTCCTGCAAGATTTGCAATTGTGTTTTTTAAATTTGCTACAAAGAATGTGCTTGCTTTGTAAGAAGCTCTTGCAACACTATTGGCATATATCGTATCTACTGCTATTTTACTATTAGAAATAGCAGCTACAGACAATGACTTTGAAGATAATTCATACATAGCTATAGCACTGTCTGCACAAGCACTCATACATCTTTGAGAATTTGTTATATAACTTAAAGCATTTTGGTTAGAAGATATTAACTCCATTCCAATACTATTAGTAGATGTTCTTAAAACCAAATCATCGTCTTCAATAACAGCTCTAATCGCATTAGTACTAGCTATAATCCGTGACATTGCTACAGGATCTGCAAATACAAAGTTTCTATCAGGGTAAAGTACTAAATCTAATCCTGCAAAAACAGCGGCAGCATAACCAAGATTATCTACAGCATAGGGACTTTGTAAGTATATGTCCCACGCCACCTGATTGTTTATAATTTTAGTTAAGGTTGGTAAGTTAAGCGATACATTAAGCATTGCTAAAGGGCTTAAAGCCATTGCATGTGCAGCTGTTGAATTATTTATACTAGCTGCTCCAAATACAGAGTCTGTTGCTATCGGGCTTGCTATGATTGCAGAAATTGCTAATTGGTTTGCTGCTAAACTTCTCGTTTCACTCCTCATTGACAGCGCTTCTTCAAACCCTACTCGTGTGGCAGGGTTTGTTAGTCTTGTTTGAAATTCTGATCCAAGTACTGTTCCAGATTTTACTGCTGTTAACAGTCTTCTTGTTGATAATTGCATAATTTTTTATTTTGGTTTTACTTTGTTACAAAAAAAGATGTTAATCTAGTTGTTTCATCTTCATCAAGTTCATCTCTAAGGTTTCTATCATCTGTTGACCATGCTGATATTAGATCAGGGGCTGCTATATTTAAAAGCCATTGTCCTATCGGTAAAAGGCTTATAGGATCAACTGCCGTGAATGATGTTTCGTCATCATCAGGCTCGGTGAATGAATCTACAAAAATTAAGAGACCAATTCCTTCAATTACTGCTGAATCATCAGCCATAGGTAAAGGTTGTATTGGATATCTTAATATGCCTCGGTTTTCATATGTTAAAGTTTCTAATTCGGTTTTACTTCTTGCGATAACAAGTGCCTCGCCTCCAATAATGGATTTACCATTTATAGTAACTAAATCTGTTATAAACACCTTTTTATTTAATTCTTCAAGTGTTAGATCACTTATCGGTTTTTCAGCGTCAGATGTATTATTAACCCTGTCGAGTTCGTTATTTACTCTTGATATAATATCATTAAATAGTGCTTTGGATTCATCTATTGAAAGTTTTTGAATTACTACCTGATTAATCAAGTCAGTTGTGGCAGAGGTTAGTGCTGCAATTAATTGTTCAGTTGTTGCCATTTATCTATTCAATATTGTTATTAATAACGTTTGTGTATTAATTAAGTTTGTGCTTACTATAAATAAAGGTTCTATCGCCCTATTTTCAGATAAAGCAATAGCATTAGATATAAGAGAATTGACATTACCCTTAAGGGCAGTACATGTTTCCAATAAGCTAGTAGTCTGTGATGTTAAATTATCTATTGCTTCTTCAATTGTCGCTGCCATATGATTCTAAAATATATTTTGCTAGTATCTTTTGTGTTTGTATTAAATTTGATGCCTGATTAACTTGATAATATAATGGCGTACCTATTGGCAGGCTATTACCTTTTCCATCAAAATATGATCCATTTCCATCAGTTTGCACTAATCGTTGAAATGTAAGAGATACTTCAGATTCTGTTAAATCGAATTCAGGGTTTTGCATTTTATTATTTATGTTATTAATATTATATATCCTATTTTTATATACAAAATATATCATCGGTATATGATAATTGATCCACTCTCTTATATACCCCTGATGTTAATTTAACTCTATGATTTCCTGTTATTTTAATAATAGATCCATCTTCCATTTCTAACTCGAACATTTGATTTCCTTTCGATAAATCATGATATACAAATTCAACTTCTCTATCTTCAATTTCTAAAGTTTTATCATTAGTTGTTTTAACATATTCTCCTGCCTTTATTTCATTTACCTTTTTATAGGAGCCATTGCTCATTTTTATTAGAGTATCGGGATGTATACACTCGTCAACTATTACTGCATCAAATTCTGAAAAGTATGCAGCATCCTTTTTAATTAAAGATTGATAAGTACCTATAATTATATTTTTATTAGGTTTAATATCTTGACCAGCAAATATTTGTTGAATTCTTAGATCTATTTTGTTTTTGTAATTGTAATCGTGAAAATCTTCATGAGCCTGTACTACTAATGAAACGTTAGGAACTATAAATAGTATTTTAGTTGCCTTGTTATGTTCTAGTATATATGCTACTGTTAAAAAACTTATTAGTGTTTTACCAGCTGAAGTTGCAAGTTCAGCTAAACATTTTCTAAACTTTAAAATATTAAAAGCAGCCTCAATCTGGTAATCACGTGGTGTAAATTTTTCAGAGTCTTTAAAGAATTCTAAAGACCATTTTTCAAATACTTCTGGATTAATATTAGGGTCTATTAATCTTTTTATTCCTTCAATTTTAAGTTCAAATCTATACTCCTTGCAAATTGACATGACATATTGCCAGAGTCCGGCAGGAATCCATTTATCATCTTTAATGTATGATACATATCCATCCCATATTCCACGCTTTACTAAAGGGTGAAACCTCCAGCTGTCAATTCTTTTTGTTAGAGATATTTTAATCTGCTCTAACTCTAGTTCAGTAGCATCGTCAATTCTTAAAAATTGATTATCTTCAGTTAATGTTAAAATCAAATCTATTTAATCTTTTTTATAGACGACTAATATCGAGGCGATTCTTTATTGCAAAGCCCATATTATCTAGAGTTTTAATAGATCCTTCAAAGAAACTCTTTTGGATAGTTAATAACTCTAGAATTGTCGTATCGTCAGAAATATCTGCTTCGATAAATCTTTCTTTCATTTTATCGGTAAGTTTGTAATCATACGTAAAGTACTCTATCCATTTTTCTTTGTACCGTTTGTCGACTACTGCCTTTTGGGATTTAATTCTATTTCCCATAACAGCTAAGTGTTCTACCATTATTTGGCGGTAGCTTAATGTATATGCGCTTACATCCTGTAGATTGTTACCTAATTTTAAATCTTCAGTTAATTCTTTGATTTTTAAAGTCCAATCTTCTCGCTGTTTGTTTAAATATTCATCTAACTGCTGAATTTTATCTTTAGCCTCTATCATTGTGTTTTATTTTAAAAAAGTGAGTTTCCTTTGTTGTTTTTCTTAATATAGACAGAACTAGTAAACTTTGCTTTAAGCTTTGGCTTTGTCATTGTAAATTCCTTAGAGGAATGAATAACATTATTAGAATTAAAATCGATAATCATTTTAATATTCTTTCTTTTGTTTTTTTCATTTTCGAATTCTTCGAATTCTTCGTCAATCATTTGTAAAAATTCTTTTTTTATCATAGGTAATATGCATCAAGTTTAGAATCTGAAAAATATTTATCTAAGTTAGACAAGCATTTGTTTTGTGTTAACCATGCTGCAATGACTAAATCATTTAAATCACCTATTTGTTTAGGATATTTATCTCTTTCATTTTTATCAGTATTTTTAAGGAATTTTTCTAGGTGTAAATCTATTTTTGTTTCTTTAAGGAATTTTTCCCATGTAAATATTTTTTTACCTCTTTTTAACTTTTCCATCATTTTACGTTTACCTGTACTATCATTATCGAACATATATCTAATAGTTGGTATTTCATCAAATTCCGTTGTTGATCTTCCAGCAGTTGCAAGTCCTATAGAATTTGAAATAAACATAGCATCGATAGGTCCTTCGAACATTGTTACTTCTCTTTGAAAATCAACAAGCATTACTCCGAATAGTGTTGATAATTTCTTAACACTAACAAGTTCTTCTTCACTCAGGATCATCTCACGTTTAGTCTCTTGATATATCTTTTCTAAATCGTATGTTAAATACCTTGAGTTAGATTGTTTATTAAGTGACCTTGTTTGAAATCCAATAACCTTATCCTTAGGTGCTAAATTTAATACTACAATTCTTTTATCCTTAGGAGAATACATAAATCTGTCGAGGCGATGTGAAAGCAATCTATTTTTTAAATAAAAGTACGCTGAATCTCCTGGTACTATTTCTTTAAAACCAAACATTTGTGATAATTCAATGCGTGTAGGGGATAAATCATATGTTAATTTAAAAATATCATGTTCTAATACTTCAATATCATTGACTTCCATCTTATGTTCTTGGATATAGTCTATGATTTGAATAGAGTCATCTGTATTTTTAAATTTAACATGATGGTCTTTAAGTAATTGATATGCATTTGAGTGAATGCCGCAATTAAAACAGTGATATTGTAATGTGTCCCAATATAAATTACCTCTCTTCTTTTTAAGATCTGTAGTAGAGTCACCACAATATGGGCATGCGATCGTTATTCGACCTGGCATTTCCTTAATCATTTGTTTACTAGAGTCATGATGCGCCTTTAACACTACTTGCTTAAATAGGCTTCTGATTTTAGACTTTAGTTCTTCTGTTATTTTTTGACCTTTCATATGTATTATATACGAAAAAAAGGCCAAGTTTTAAAACTTGGCCTTTAATTTTATTAATTATTTAATACTATAGTTCAAGATCATTCAAGAATGAGTCTAAGTCATCTGAAGAATCTACATTGCTTGGAGTTCCTACCATTTCTTTTGGAAATTCAAAATCTACTGCTTGTTCTGATTTTGCTGGTACTTTTTTAGCAGCTTGTTTTGAAGTAACGGAGTTCATAGAATCGCCAGGGTTTAAATAGCTTCTAAGAATACCGTTTACAAAATCAAGCATTTCTCCATCCCATGGCTTATATTCATAAGGTGTTAAACTAGGTGCAGTATCTAATTCTGCCTTAATAGCAGTCATTGTATCTGCGTCTCGCTTAGCTGGAGTACCTTTCATATCAATTGAACTAGTACTTGAAGAAAACTTTGACTTATCATAGTTATTGAATTCTCCTTGTCTTGTTATAATTAGTTCAAAGTTTTTCCCTTCGAATAAATCAAAAACTTGAGTTGGCTCTCCAAACGCTGGTTTTAATTCTTCATCAATTTTTTCTTTGATTTTATAACCAAACTTAAATACCTTATATTGTCCTTCTAATTCTGGACTTTGAGGGTCTTTAATAATTTTTACTAATGCAAAATATTGCTCGCGTCTTTTTAGTTTTTCGCTCATTTTACGATCAACTGCTGAATCACTTTTACGTAATTTGAAAAATACATCGGCGATTGGGCATTTTTCTCCAATAGTGGATGGTGAATCTACCATCTTGCCATCTCCACTTGCATTAGTTAGCCAGTGTACGTATTTTTTTACCAGTGAGTTCCTAGGGTTAGTTGGGTTCGGTACAAAGCGAATCATTGCTTTATATGTTCCATCTTTTCCATCATCTGCTGTCGGTTTAAATAAATCACTTCCGGTTGAAGCTTGTGTTTCATGTGTTTCAACGTCAGATACTCCTAAGTTAAAAATGTCAAAATTTTCCATGTCTTTAATGTTTGTTAATTTCTTTAATGTTTGTTAATTTCTTTAATTGCTTTGATTTACTAAGCTGTTAATTATATAATAATATTTAATAATGTTTCAGTTTTTTCATATTTAATTGTGAACCTGTTTCGTCTAGATATATGTGGTCTTTAACTAAATGAAGACCCGCTTTAGACAATAGAATTTCCATATCCTCTTTGGATAGTTTTTCTAAAGTAACTAATTTACTTAGCAAAGTATGTAAGTTGAAATGTTCAGTTGTTGTAAATATACTCATTTTCTACATTTTAAATATTAATATACTTATTATATATCTCTTTCAATTTAGTTTCATTAATTACTTCTTTATTTGTTTATTAAGGTACATTAAAACTATTTACAAATATTTTATCAGATTGCTGAAACATTCCAGTCAACTGTCAATATAACTAAAGTATTTAAGCCTTTGGGTAAGATTAGGTTGCAAGCTTAAAGATATCAAAGATAAGATTTGGTTAACATTAATAAAAATAAGTTCACCTTATAACAAAAAAGAAAGTTACTTATTGTAATACAAAAATCTTGATAAATGATTTAGAAAGTATGCATCTACAAGATCGTCCATTGGCTTTGGCACCTTTGAAACTATTCCAATTGAAGATTTACAGAATGAGAGCAAAGACGAGTCATTTAGATATTCATCTTCTAGGTAATTTTCAAGGAATTTAACCCAAAGTTCATCTTTCTTAAGGCGACCTGAACCTGCGTGTTTTTTAATTGATGAAGGAGCAACTGTTAACATATTTATAACATTAAGTCTAGACATCATTTCCATCTTTAGTATTGCGGCTCCTGCTGCCATGTCAATTATATTATTAGTTCCGGAAGATGATCCAAATGATGTACCTTCAAATGCAATTATAAAGGAATCATCATTACCTGTAATTTCTATAATAATGTCAATAATGTCTTTAGCAGTTTGAGTGTGTCTTTGTATTTTAATCATCTCACTCCTAGAATAATCCTCGTTATTCGTCCAATCTGGTTGCTGAAGAATTTGTGTGTCTTCAAGTATATTAAGTTCTTCTTGTAGTTTTTGTTCCTTCTTTGTGCCTGTCTTTGGTTTTAAGTATCCAACGAAACTATATTTATTATCTTTAAATATACAAATTCCTGGTGAATTTAAAGAAAAGTCAATTGTTACAAAATTCATTTATAGTGATTTATAGTGATTTACCAAGAGAAGCTCCTAAAGCAGCCCCTACGAGCCTACTCGTTAACATATCATACATTACGCCTGACTGGATTCCTAATATTTTAGCAACTGTTTTTCCTATTGTTTTTCCAAGTGCAAAACCAGTAAGTCCACCAAAAATACTTCCTAGAATTCCCTCGTTAGTAAGTTCATTATTGAATTGATGAACATCATATGTTCCATCTTCTTTTAAATAGGTACTAGCAAATTGTTCTAATGCTGAATCTACTTTAAATTCTAAATCAGAAGTCCATTCCGATTGTAAAGATTCATTTAAAGTTAAAAGATCTGATTCAGAAGTATTTTGTTCTTTCATGTAATCTACGAATGTTTTCATATTTTATATATACGTTTTTTAATCTATTTCTAATACTAAATTGAACTTATTATAAAAAAAGTTCAATTCAAATGTTGTAAATTCTGCAATATTAGAACTCATATTTAAATCTAACTCAGAAATTTCATGAAGTATTGGCTTTTCAAACACAATACTAATTACATGAATTCCCTGTGCATCCATTATTTGTAATTTAATATCATTTAAAAATGGGTTTTTAACACCCTTTGAATAATAATACAATAAAGTGTCTTGCATTATCCAATAGTTTATATAACCATCTAACAGCTGCATTGTAATCGAAAATTGACGCTGTATTGTATTTTGTATTGGAATAGAACCTCTATGATATGTTATCGTTCCATCATTTTGCGATGTTGATATTGGATCAAAACTAATTCCAGGAATAGCACATCCTTGTATAGAATAATTAATAAAATCAATAGGCTCTGTTATTAAGTTGCCTGGAATTCTATTTAAATATTTTTTATACTTATCAGCGACCTCCTTTGGAATAAAAGTCCTTGGAAATCTTATATTAAATAAATTATTTCTACTGTTTATTATCATTATATTATGTTAACGTTTCCGAAATATAGAAGTGATTCCGTATTTCCATTTTTAATATTTATATAAAACATATCTTTGTTTTGATTTGTATCAGTCTGATCAAATCTAACAGCTATTGCCTTTGAAACTTTAAAAAATATCTCGCCGGCTCCCATGTCTATTCCCGGAAAAGAAGGATCATGTGATATTCTTTCTTCAATTTTCCCACTCTTAATAATTAAAATCATATCTTCAGCATTAACTAAACTTATTGATTTGTAATTATCTCCATCAGGCTGTACTACTTTAAATTTTATAAAGTTATCAGATACTTTTGATATATTTATTATTGCAACTCCTTCTGGTTCATATATAAAATTAGATGTTGAGTTTACAATAGCACCGTCAACTGTTACCTTGGTATTTGCTCCTAATATTCCATATGTGTCTAATGCAACTGGAACATATTTAGTTTCACCTATAGCAGGTCTAATTGAGTTAATAAATTGATTTAATTCCCTATTGACTGATGTATTTGGTAACTTATTATATACTATTGTTGGAGAAAAACTAGAGTTTAAATTTAACTTTAATAGTTTTTTTCCATATTTTTTAGGCTGATTATATATTAACGATGCTACTTTAACTATTTGTGTATTATCAGTTTCATTATAAACCCGCATATTAACCGTAATTAAAAAATTGCTTGATATAGAAGAGTTCATAATAACAGGTCTAAATATAATAGGCTCATCAAACTGACTTGTTTGTGTAAATGTATTGTTAAATGTGTTAATATAATTAAGTCCTAATTGTTCGCTCACTTGTACCTCATAAAAAACAAGTATGTCATCACTTGAATTTCTAATTCTTCCATTAATATATCCTTCGAATCCAGTAAGTGATCCATCTTTCGTTCCATATATTTTAAAGTAGTCTCCGTCTGTTGCATGCTCTATATTGACAGAAAGATCTATAAATTCATCTTCCTGTGAAAGAACTATGGATTTTCCAGTATCTAGGTTAATGTATTGATATCCATTATCTTCAAATAGTGAGTTAATTAGTTTAAAATCAAATTCATAATTAATAGAGTTATTGATGGCATTAATAGTTCCTGTTGCTCCAAAAAAACTTTCTTGAAAATCAAGGTTTAAGGAATACATATCGACTAAGGAAGGAACTTTAATTTCGATATACTTAGAGTATGATGATTCTCCTAAAATAAATGGATTTGGATTTTGTATTTCAAAATTTGAAAAATTTAAATAAACAGTTGAATTAAAATAGTTATAGATTCCCGAGCTTCTTTTAATCTTTGTTTGAAATAAAAATCCATCATATCCTCTTGCACTAAATGAATAACCTGTTCTTAAATGTAACTTAATAGTATCGTATATTACGGATTCAACATCGCCAACAGGTACTACAATTAAATCAGAAGAAGATGTTCCATTCCATTCAGGTGAATCTAAATAATTAAGCGAATTAGTTAAAAGTGCTAATGTATTTTCAACACCGGTTGGAACTGCATAATATCTTCCTACCTCACCTGGCGCTGTTTTAATATCGTTTCCGGTTTGTGCTTCCGGTACTGAAAAAAGAGAATTAGCATTGTTAGAAACTTCTATATTTCCACCAATTGATGCCGTATTTGATAAATCAACATAAGTGTACTTGTATTTTCCATTAGTAGTTGGAGTGTATATATATGTAAATCCTATAAGGTATCCGTTTCCGTTTGGAATATTAAATCCCTGTATATTATTTATTGATGCATCACTTAAATTGAATTTATATGTTTTTCCATTTCTTAAAAGAAGTTGACGTGATGCAAAATTATTAATAACCACATAACCGCTTGCGATTTTAACATCAAATTCAACAACGTCTGCGCCTAATTCATGAATTAAAAATCTAGAAGCATTTCCATCACCGTCAACTGTATCTAAATACTTTAATTGACTTCCGTTGTTGTCATTTTCTATCCTAGCCAATACTGGATTTGATTGATCGTGATATATAAATTCCAGTAAAATGTCTTCGTCTATTTTAAGGAATCTTGATGATTTTGCCATTTCTTTATAATTTTATTAAAATCTAAGCCATTTCGGAGACCACTGTATACCTATATTAATAGAAGGACCTACTGTTATTATTTGATCTGTATTTAAATTTAATCCATATCCGATACCTACCCCTAGTGACCAATGTTTTACTCTTTCTTTGTTATTAAGTTTATCGTTTACTAAATTAATATTTTCTATATTTGTAAACTCTAATCCAGGATAAGGTGTTGTTATTTTTAATGAATTAACACCCTTTTCATTAACTATTGCTGCTTTTAATTCTATTCCTTGACTAAAATTAAACCTACTAGAAGTTAATGAAATTTCATTTATAGATTTATTTCTTAAAAGATTTACAGTTCCATCAAAACGTCTCCAATTGTATTTATCCCAGTTTTTTTCGTCGACAAATGTTATAACATATGTTGAATCGCTTATACTCACAATATCACCACCGGAATTAATGATAGAATCCTTAATCCTGATTTCAGCTCTTAATAGAGAATTAATATTTCTAATATCTTTAGTTAAATTAAGAGCACGTTGATAATCTGCAACCTCCCTTTTCGTCATGTTAGATAGAGAATTAACGTCATACTCATATGAAAGTTTAGAAGATACTAATTCTCCTTTTTTGTTTCTTTCGTTTTTTATAGTATCTTGACTTGCTTTATAATTATTTAGGGCCCTATCTGCAACAACTTTCGTTAATTCTAATTCATTTTTAAGATCAGATGTTGTGTTACATTGTCTTAAAAACAATAAAGTAAATAAAATAACTCCAATGAACACTAAGGTATTTTTATTTGTAGGTATGTATTTTTTATAATCTATCATGTTTTATATATTTAAATTATTTTTAATGATTAACTGCATATCATGTAATCTGGAGGATTAATTGATGTAATTGCAATATACTCTCTGTATTGTAGTTCACATTGTCCCTGTCCACAATCAACGTAGTCTGATGATAGGTTACTATATTGTACTGACGTGCTTCCTGCAGGAATAGTTAACACAACATAATCGGTACTCGGCGTTGAACAACCGGCTTCAGATATTTCAATCGTAATATCTACATCTTCATTAGTGATGGCTGACAATTGTAACGTTAAAGTACTATATGATGCATTTGTTGAATTTCCAAGACATTCTCCTATGAAATTCGTTGTATCTAAACTTGCAGTAACACATGGGATTGCAATAGGGCCTCCTATGACATTATATTCGAATTGGCTTCCAATAGGTGTGCCGTTTGGAACTGTTATTGTTATATTTTTAGTAAGTCTTGTGTTTGAATTAGATAATGATTGACTATTCACTGTAAATGTAGAACCCTGTGGAACATTTGATCCTGACGTATCAACATTACTAACATCATTAAATTTATATCCACTAATAGCATCTATCACTATGTTAAACGTATATCCTGCAGTATAGTCATATATTATATTTTCATCCTGTACTGGAGTTAATGTTGAATTAATTGGATTAGAATTTCTATGCAATATTAAATTATTCTGGAGAGAAGGTGACATTGCATCAGATGTATCAACGCTTAATGGAATAATAGTATTATTGGCAGGTTGAGAGCTAACATATATTGCTAAGTTTAACACACTAGGATACGCACCGCTACCTAAAGTTCCAACGACATCTGAAATATAAGAAGGAAACCCTATTACAGGTACAGATACCCAGTAATATCCAGAAGGTGCATTAACAATAGAGTTGACTTGATATGATGAACCCTGTGGGTTGTTCGTAGACACTATATCCTGTGGATTAGGGCTTATGCTATCTGGCGATGAATTAGTATCTGTTAATCTAAACGTTGTGTTAGAAATAGAAGCCTGTCCATCACCAGCTGACATCCAGTATAAATCAACCTCATCTAAATATATAATCTGAGGAAGTCTTTTTATTTTATATATAGTACCACCCTGTATTATTCCTACTAAATCATCATTAGTACTAATAACTGAATTGACATCGTAAATTCCATTATTTGAATCACTAGCCACCATTGTAGTATCTGCACCTCCTATTAAATTCACAAAGGTGTTTGTACTAAATGAATATCCTTGACCGCTCGGTTCATTCGATATTGAATTATCTTCTATACTGTAACTGAATGAATTTAAATTTGGAACAATATGACTTTCAGTATCTCCAATCCATTGTTGTCCATTACATAAATACCATCCTTTATATCTACCAACACCTGAACCTACTCTGATTCGAATTGGAAGATCAGGAAACTGTGTGGTATCTATTACTTCATTATTTATAAATTTAGTACTATCACTAAAAATAGAAGGAAGTACTGAAATAATAGTACCAAATGGAACGGTTCCTCCTAGTTCTTTAACACTTTTATATATTACTGTTCCTTCTGAATCAGCAGATACTGCTACTTTATCGGTCGATGCCGGATACTCTGTTGTTCCTTTTATAATTAATATGTTGTTAAATGTTACCTTTGAATTAAATATAGTATCTGTATTATATTCAGTAATACTTTGTCCTATTTTAAGTAAAATAGCACTATTTATATTAGATTTAAATATATGGTCTTCTGCATATAATATAAATGAAGTATTTTCTATATTTGCATCTTGAGATTTAAACTCCATAGTAAATTCATTCACAGAATTTAAACTATTAAGTTTCATTGTGAAATCAACCCAATGATCCGGAACATCATCACTTGTGAATCTTAAATTAGAGGAAAATTGATTTTTTCTGTTTATAATCCACTGATATGGAAGATTTCCATTTAAAAAATTAGGTGTTGAATCATATTGAACATCTCCTGGTAAAAAACCAACACTTATTATTGGTGGATATGTATTTTCAGGTGAATTATTAGGTCCATTATATATCGGAACTAAAGTGTCAGTAGTTGGCACGGTAGGATCTCCTTGTATATTTTTCCAAAATACTTCATTATTATCACCTGAAGGCCCTTGGGTTCCTTGAAATCCTCTATCTCCTTGAAATCCTCTTTTGCCAGTGACACCTTGTGGGCCCAGTTCACCCTTAATTCCCCTTGGACCCTGTGGACCTCCTCCGTTTGCAACTAGTTGATCAAAATTATAATTAATTTTGTCTAGTTTAATATTGTCAGCGTCCGCATTACTTACTTGCTTTAGATTTATTATCATTTACATGTACTATATTTATATTCTATATATTACTATTATTAACGTGTGCTTTCTTGATTAGGTACACACTCATTAGGAAAATTAATAGTACCATTGAATGCGTTAATTAATGCATTCTTATTTTCTAAATCACTATTAATCATTTCATTTAAATAAATTCTTTTAAATGGATAACTGCTTCCAGGTGCCGGTTGACTAATTACGCTAACTAGTCCAGGTGTTTCATTTAATATCCTGGCATAATTTATAGGAACATATACTAATAATGAGTTATCATGTACAAATACAAGATCAGCTATTATACTAGTATCATACTCTACAAATGATTCTCTAGACAATATAGAAGCACCACATGCTGACGGGGTATTAGTAACATTATTAAATCCAGTTACTCCATTTCCCACTGATATTGAAATAATAAAATTTTTAGTAAAAATAACACCTTCGAATTGACTTCCGTTCCAATATCTTCTTTTTCCAGTAGAAGTGCTACGATACCATCCCCTGTCCGCATTTAATAAAGAATCATTATTATCACGCAAAACTGTGGCGTTTTCAAATAAAACAGTATCTATAGAATAATTTAATCCAGGAAGAAAAGAATAATTACCATTAATTCCATCAACTCTCATTGAATATCCTAAAGAAGTAGTTTCATATTGTTCAAAGGCACAATATACTTCACCTGAAAATGTAAGACTTCTAGGATTCCAAAATCGCACGGAGTTATCTGTTAAATCTATATAGTATCCGAGGGGTGCAAGATTTGTTGTTCCTGCATTATATAGATATGTTTCTTCTAATGTTTCGCGAAACGTACTCCATGTACCTGGTTCTCCGTTCCATGTGTATTCAATAGATGAGCTTACTTTACATATTTCACCCGAATCATTATTAAAACTATATCCTAATGATATACTATTAGTAACAGGTGGCTCCGATACATTATCTGACACTGACCATATTAAATTATCATTTTCTAAATAAACAATATGAATCATTTTACTAACGTATGCATTTACGTTTGTACTTCCATCTTGAAGTCCAAACGTAAAGGTGTCATTTGCTGAAATAGCATCATCATTACTCTGAAACACATTATCAAAAGAAACATTATATACTCCATTGGATTCAACTGCTGCTAATGATATATCATACCCTGCCATAATAATAGAAGTACCGTCTCCGCCTAATACAATCTCGTTTTGATCTCCTTCATTAGAAGATATAGTATATTGAAAAGAATTTAGATTTGGTGTTGAATATGAGTTAACACCATTTTCTATTTCCCATGATAATCCATTGCACAAATACCATCCAGCGTATTGTGTATTAGGAATTCCTCTTCCATACCTATTACGCAATACCGGTAATGGATTCCCACTCTGTGATATTACTTCATTAAGATAAAAATTAGATGAGTTAAACTCATTTTCTCTAATTGAAATAATAGATCCTATTGGAAAACTACCAAACAGAGAGTTTTTATCTTTCCATGTAACGGTACCATTTGCATCGCCTGAAACTAATACATCTCCTTCAGTTGCGTTTACATTAAACTGAAACTCAGCGTTTGCCCTTGACAATTTATCAGGAAATCTACTTAATTCAGCAAAACTTTCACGAATAGTATTACCGATTACTATATTTAAATCACATATACTATGACTTAATGCGTTTAGAATATCAAGAGTATCTCCTACTGATTTAATTATAGTACTATTAGATATTATAATCTGCTTAAATCCGGCGTCTGCTGTTACTATTTTTCCAATATGTAGCGTTTGACGTTCAATGTTGTCTATTACTTGAACATCCAGTTTAAAGTCAGAAACTTTAGTTTCGCTCTGTAATCTTAAATTAATTTTTGAAGGACTTGAAGATGCCACATTACCAATTACAACATATTCTCTAGAAGATGTTGCGGTATTATATTCTGCATTGTTTATATCAAATCCAATCTTAAGTGTTACCGGACTTATGTTTTGAATACTGTTTACATTATATTTAGGTATTAAATAAGAAATTCCACTATTTGCCTCTAATCTATATGTCCATACATCCTCTGTTGAATATCCTTTAACCCCTTGATATCCATCAACACCTTGATATCCTTTAACCCCTTGCATTCCTAAAGGTCCGGGATTACCGTCATATCCTAATATACCCCGGGGTCCTGCAACCCCTCCACCTGTCATTTGACTAAAATTATAATTAATCTTACTAATTTTATCAATTGACCACCACGTGGCCTCATTTGGATTCAAGTCACTTGCAAATAATTCTTTAATATTAATAGTAGCCATTAATTATGATTGTATTTTAACATGGATTTTAAAATTATATGAATATCCAATTATTTTATTATATATTAATCTAAAACTTAAACCGTCCTTTTGATAACTTAAAATGTTAAAATTAGTAAGTTTAACAAATCCGTTTTTATTTAAATCATCAACATTATCGACCGATACGAATGATGTTGATAAATCCTTTCCCTTAGTTCCATAAATATCTATTAAATCTATGATGAAACGTGGAATTATGTTTCCATCGGTATATACCTTTAAATCGTCATCTATGGTAGTTTCATTACCATATGATAATGAAGGCACGACATACTTTCCAAAACTCTCTTGAATTCCATCTTCTATTAATTCCTGCAAAATAGCAAAAGGCAAATAAACGTCCATTAACACTTGCGCATTATCCTCATACCAATGAATTGAATTTGTATTTAGACTATTTAATCTAATGTTATCAAGTATCTCAATTGTATTTTCCTTTTTATTAGTATATCGAGTAATATCATATGATTCTTTAACTTTCATAATAGTTGAAGCCATAAAGTTCTTTTTTTCTATTGGACTTAGAGTTCCGCTTACTAATTTTATAAATCCACCCGGCAACGCCTTCGTAAAAAAATTGCTTGAATACTTAGATTTAAAAAGGTTAAGCTTCTTTTTATCAATTGCTATTTCTCCAATTAAAGGATATATTGGCAACTTATCAGAAGTACGTGACAATTTTAATATGTTTTTAGAATTTTCATCATTCACTTTGTGATAAAAATAGTTATTTATAAATCCATAATCTTCTCTATTGTTTTTATATGAATCAAATGCTATTCCAAGATCATTGAATTTTTTATACATTAATATATTTCTTTCGGTTGAATTAATATTAACTTTATTAAAAGAATATCCATCCCCGAATGTAATTACACTATTAAATAAAGGATCATATTCACCGTTCATTCTTCGCAATATGGTAAGATATCCTCCATCCTTTCTATTTGATATTATGCTTCCAATTTCACCTGAGAATAATTGATACGCCCTTGGTTTGTCAGGGTCGCTTGTGGCGGTAACTATTGACGGTTTAATTATGTTAACACCTGATTCTATTGACAATGAGTATGCGTTGTTAATTATATTACCTTTTTCTTCTATCGTAATATACTCTATGTTTTCAAATTTATTAAACTTGTTAGCAAATTTATAAGCATTAATTTCATTTAATAGAACATTAAATCCATTTTTTCCTCCTTTATAATATTTAAAATTAGTAAGAGGAATTAGTTGAATATCTTCTACATTCATTCTAATACCTTCAGCCTGTCCTGTTTGTGTATTAAATTTCCATGGAATACCAGCTATCGTTATTTGGGTATCATCAATTACATTTATCACCTTTACTGCATAGGTATCCCCTTCGGCTTTGAAATAAATCCAAGAAAAATCTCCATTTTCGTCAACAGTTATGTATTTTGTAAATTCAGCAGGAAATGGTGTAATTTCAGAAGATCTAATAACAGTAGGTTGGTTAGGATAACTATTACTAAATTCAGCATGATTTAGTGAAAAATCAATCCAAAATGGAATTTCGTTGTCTATAATTTCTTCTTCTAACTTAATATCATTTAATGTATATAATAAATGTCTATCAATATCCGATACGTCATTATCTACTACATTTACTGTTATATAAATACATATAAACTCAAACTTTTCATTTTTAATAGACTTAATGTTTACAGAATTATTAGTGATAAGGTTGTCATCGACATCTCTGTCTTTATAATATGATAACACAACTCCAAACTTATAATTATTAATATTTGAATCATTTATGAACTCTGTTGGAAATTCACTTACATTTTCTTTTCTTTTTAAATATTCATATCTAAGCCCTCTAAACACAGTAGAAGAATTCTTTTCTAAATTTCCTATATTAAATTTGCTCCATAAAACCTTCATGGCATTGTCATGCCATATTTGATCAGCTGAGTTGTAATATCCGTTCCAATTAAAATGACTTTTAAAATAATCAAAATCTGTACTTTTTAATTTTTCAATAGTCAATCCTCCATCATCAGCAAAGTCAACATAATTATTAAAATCAAACCCATTTTCTACTAGATTATTTCGCAGACTACTAGGTATTTTATTAATTAAAAAATGCTCCATATTCATGAATTCAACATTTCTATTTGAATCTATTTCAATATTAGGCGATAAATTGTCTTCACCAAACGCTTCATATGCGTTTAATATATATGGCAAGTTTCTTGCGTTTAATGCGTCTTTTAATTTAAACTTATTAATAGTTGGAACTATTCTACTTCTTAAAGAAGTCTCTTTCAAACTATTTTCTCGTAGTCTGTCATATTCATTATTTACATAATTTTCTAAAATAGTTTCATCCGTGATTAATTCATTTCCTAGAACAGAGTTTAGTCCAGCATACGTTGTTTGTTTTTCATTAGGATGCGAATAAACATCTAAAGATAAATCACCTAGATCTGAATTACGTGTAGAATAAAAATCAAAATCAAAGTCTTTAAAGTCATACGCAGCAAATCTTCCATGTGAAGTTTTATAGACATCATATATTTCAAAAACGTTATCATTTGAAACAGAAACTACCGAATTTAAAATAATTCTATAAAAGTCTTTAATGATAGGATCTTTTTCAATTTCAATAATCTGTATATAATTATCCTTATTTTTTTGCTTTACCCATTCTCCGACATTTACGTTTCCGATTTCACTTGATTTCACTAGGATGGATTGACCTTCCCTGGAACCACCTACCATTGAGTATATATCCCATTCACTAAATATAGTATCTTGAAAAGAAGAAGAGTCGGTAGCAAAAACCCTATACATATACTCACCATACACTTGACGGTATATATTATCTCCAATAATTACTAATGTAGAATTAGGAACCGTATTAGCAAAAAATACAGTACCGTCTCTATTTAGTACTATGGTTCTATATGACATTATCCCATTATATTCACTATATATTCCAGTAACTAGTAATTTATCATCGAATACAATTGACATCGCATATACATTACCGTTAAATCCAGTTCCTGTATTAAACGACATGTCAACATCTCCATTATCTTGTAATTTTATAGCTCTATTATGGATAACATCATTATATGTTGTAAAATATCCAAATGCATAGAAAGAAGATTCTCCTTTTATTCTATCTATAAGAATAGGTTTTATATTACCTACATTAAAACCAGTTCCTCCATTAAAAGATAAATCTATTTCACCATTATCCAGTAGTTTTGTTATTCCAGTAGGAACTGTTATCCCCTTGTACTTTGTAAAATATCCTGTTACAAACATACTGTTGTCAGGATTGCTAAGGACATCGATGGTAAACTTATCAAATCCATCACCTACATTAAATGTTGGATCAAACGCACCATTAGGCGTTAACCTTATTAACTTATTAGAATAATTTCCATTATATGTACTAAACGTACCTGTAACTATTATTCTGCCTACACTATCTATTTCTGATTTTGTTGTATAGCTATTAAACCCACTACCCTGTATAAACGAATTATCTATCGATCCATCTGTATTAATTCTTACTATATTTTTCACTGTATTTCCACCGAAAGATGAAAACAATCCACACACTATTATTTTTTTATCAAGTTGCTCTGTTATAGAAAATGTACTATATACCGTTGCAACTATACCACTTCCAATATTAAAACTACTATCTATTGATAGATCCTTATTAACTTTAATTAAGTTACTACTGTCAAATGAATTAGTACTATCACTATATCCATTAAATCCTCCATAAAAATAAGAATAAGAAGAATTGCCAATGGTGTCTGTGAAATAAAAACTATTTAGAGGCAAAAATCCATAATCAGTTGGTAATATATCGTCTTGGGATGGAACTATTGAATCTATTAACCCAATATTATTTAGTTCACCTGCCGTAACTTCAATAAAATCAACTAAATTAGAATTATATACACCCAATGCATTTTGCATTCTATCATTACCCGCTGCATAATCCTCTATTGTAATAGAATTACCTGAAACATAAACATTATATGTTATAATTTCTCCGTTCTTAATTGCCTGTGCCATGGCAATTGCAATTTGCTGAAAACTCCCTACACTAGAGAATTTATTTTTAATGGCTCTCCCTGCTGGAATTGCCGAACTAGCTATTATTAAATAATCACCTAAATTATAATCAGATATTTTTATTTCGTTTTTATCTCCTATAAAAATCTTATCATTATCGCTAGGTGTATCTGTGATTGTTATCTTGTAAAATCCTCTTGGATTTGGAATAATAGATTCAGATATAATTTTTTTGCCGTTTCTAGAAAATCCATTAAACAGTGATTCTTTACTTTTATTTAATTCGACTAGCATTCTATAATTCGGAATTGATTTACTTCCATTTAAGTTATAATACTGACCTTCTTTATCCTTAATGTATCTTAAAAAAGGTATATTGAAATCATTTCCAGAAGGTATCATATCGAATGGAACTAATGATGTGTCATTTAAATTATATGTAGTTTCATAACTATTATCTTTAATAAATACTTCTCCTCTATTTGTTATACTGTCTATTTTGAATGTTCCTTCATCTATATCGTCTACATATATTCCAAAATATCTGTATATCTTATAATCATCGGCAACATTATCGTCAAACAAGAACTCCAGATTTATTATATTGGCAGAAATCAAACCGTTTCTTTCAAACCCATTTGTTATAATTTCATTACTAAAAATTTCAGGATAATCTACTTGTGTGTAATATTTATCAAGTTGTTCATTTTTAGTAGCAAATCCTCCATTAACAATGTCTATTCCATTAAAAGAAGACATCGAACCTTCACCGAAATTAATACTAATTGAAGATCTAGGAAAGAGTTTTTCGTTAACATGATTATTTAAATACTCTCCTATTTTTGAAGAATTTCCTAAATCAAATGTTTTAACAATTGATGCCTTTTTTAAAAGTTCCAAAATTCTAGAATTTTGACCTACTGTATTTTCTTCGTAGTTTGAATTATAATCAACATCTTCTACTCGGTATATTACGAACTTACTAGGCACTTTTTTCTCTAACCATATTGGAGCAAATATTTTGTATTGTTCGTCATATAGTTTAGTAGAATTAAAAGCAGCGCCATAATTATATTGATCCTCATACTGAAATTCATAGCTTGAATAAACAGCATTGTCGTCAAATAATCTAAGAGTTTGGTATATTGAAGTAGTGGCTAAGTCTCTAAAGAATTTAGAGATATCATATGAATATTTACCAAATGAAGAAACTTCGAACTTTTGATACTCTATGCTTGAAAGTTCCTTGTTCGCTTTAAATGCACTCAAGTACAAATCACCAATAGAGTTAACAAGTAGCTTTACATTACTTGTTAACTTTGGATTAGTTCTTAATATAGCAAAGGATTTGCTATCTACTGAATTGTTTTCAATATTTGTATTTATAGTAGACATGTATGATATTCTTTTGTTTAGATTATATATCCTAATTATAAGAATATCTAATCAAAAAATATCTTATACTATTGTATTTCCGGATATGCGAAATTTGTAGTATTATCGGTCAAGTACTTTCTTCTTCCTGAATTAGTAGAAGACGAACTATTATCAAAATTTGTATTATAATTAGATAACATAGAACTCGTTATATTGTTTATATTTTTACCCTGTGTTGTATATTTAGAATAAACTTCAATATCAAATTGAAAGCTATTTCCTCCGAAATCTAAGATATCTATACCTATTTTTTTAGAGTATGTTAGATTTGTAAAAATAGAAGATATAACTCCAGCAATTCTACCAGTTCCATTATCTCCGGCTCCATAATAATCTGTCATTCTGTATTGAAAAATCAAATCAACAACAACAGAATTAGCCTTTCCACCTGGTATTATTTTTTTACCTCTCTTATTATCCGCATCAACTATTAGTGAATCTACATTAAGAGGAGAAACATATAGAAAAGATCCACATGACTTTCCACCTAATAGATATTGATCATCTGGCGAAAATCCAGTAATAGCAGTCGATCTAAGTCCTAATGTATTTAAATTATTCTTTGTCTCTATTATTCTTAATGGTGTTTGTTTTTTACCATTAGCATCTGTTGATTTTAGAGGAGCTGTTTTTGGCATTCCTACCATTCCATTGCTAATAATACTAATAGCAGATATGTTACCATTTAATAATAATGGATGATTAATATGCATAAATATACCGTTACTATATATCGCATTAGTTACATTAAAAACCGAAGTTCTTTTTGCTAATTGATTTCCATCAAAATCTCCAGTCCATATAAAATCATCAGGACTTACTGTACTTGGCCATGGTGTAATAGTTGAGCTGTTAAAATTAGTAATTTTAGAAACTCCACTGATTGTTGGAACCGTATTATAATTAAATGAAAGTCCATACTCGTACGAATCATATCCATATCCATATCCTTCGCCAGAAGAATCCGGATTAATGTCTCCATTATCACCTTCGTTGATTACATATAGGTTTTCATCATTTGCTAGGTTTTTAAATCTAGAATAAATAAATTGTCCCTTTAATTGGGTAGATTGGCTTGGCCCAATATTAAAATATGTTTTATCATAAGCGGACCCTGCTATATTTGGAACGTTCTGATACATTACCGGAACTAAATCGTATTTAGCTTCTCCAGTATAATATGAATCGTTACTATATGATTCTTCAGGAGTTCCGTCCCCTAGTCCAAATATCACATTACTAGAAGATACTGGCAATGCTTTAGAAGTATCTCCAATTATTCTAGCAATTAATTCAAGATTAGTTGCCTTTGTATTTGAAAGTTCTATTTTAAAATTCTTTGAGACAATAAATCCCTTTCCACCTGTTGTAGGAATTTCATTTACATAATATCCAGCAAACAATTGAACCGTCGTGTTATTCGTAACCTGTGTTACATTACCTGATTCGTCAATAATTCTTACTAATAATTCCCCCAGTGTTCCCTCTATCACTGCACGTAAACTCAGCACTTCGTTTTGAAGTTCAAGTAGTTTTTCGTATACTGATATAGGATTTTGTTGAGATGTTAAAAAACCAGATGCAAGTGAGTTAGCACTATGTGCATATGTTTTCTCATCTACTTTAAATGATTCAGCAACGTGTGAATATACTCCTATGGAATCTAAGTCTTGTTGAATTTGAACCCGCAGTGCATCCATTTCGTTAGTCTTAATAACTGAAGCCATTTCGTCAGTGTTAACTTCTCCTTGTGGAAATTCAAATTTATAAATTTCTGACCAAGATGATTCAATTGGATTTGCAGGAAATCCTGCCTCAGAAACCGACTTAATCATAAATTCAACAACTTCTCCTGGATTAATTGAAACATCAATCGAGTTAAAGTTTACTGCGTCAGCATCCTCTTCACTTTCTATAATCCAGGAATAAATTCCCAAACTATTTAATTTTCTTTTTCTAACTGGACCTAATACTTCTACCCAATTCGAAAAGGCAGCTGTTTTTTCAGTAGAATTAGTTTCATCTTTAAATTTAATCTGATCGATTATTGCAGTCTTACCCGAAGTAGATGCATATCTATATCTAATTCTAAATTGTACAACTTCTTGTGAAACTTCATTTCCTATTTTCTTAGGCTCAGGTATTGACCAGAAACCCCTCATTCTATATTTAGGTGATACTGTTTGCAAGTCAGAAGATTCTGCTGAAGATTTAATTTCAGTAATTATAGATGAAAATAACTTAGATTCAGTTTCCTTTTGTAATACTAAAGAGCTAAGCTCGTTCATGTTAACATCCTTTTCCGCAGATGAATTAAACTTCTTTGTGTTAATTAAAGATTTTTTTTGTTTAATAGATTCATCTAATCTTTTTAAAGATTGCTCTGTTGAAATTTTATCAGATTTCAACTGCTTAATTTTATCAGTAGTTGAGTTATCAGTAAGGTGTTTATTAACCTGAACTACTTTAAAATTTGAAGTAGTAATAACAGGTGAATTCGGTACTATTCCGACAGATGAAGGTGGAATGTAATCTACCTTTAATGATTTAATAAATTGACCAAAATCAGAAACTTCATTTTTATAGTATGCAGCGAGTGTCATACTATTTCCTGTAGAATTTACTATCTCTAATTCATTTGAATAGAAAGAAACACCAGGTGAAAAGTATTCTGCCGGAATTTTTGAAGTAGGATCGATTGGCTTAACAAAAATTATTTGTCTTTCATTAAATCCTACCTTTATTTCTATATTAAGATTTGTATCTACGTCCTTATAGATTCCTAACTGATTAGCTCCTAATTTAATAGATTCAAAACCTTCTAATAATAAAAGTTCTAATTGTGAAGTTGCACTGTCAATAGAAACAACTTGATATCTTGTTCTGTATTTTCCAGAATTAACAATTAATGAATCATTTATCTTTAGTGTCTCTGTGTCCTTTAGCACCTTATTGGTATCTGTATATGATAATTTGTTAACTGTAAATAATTTAACAGTTTTTGTTGAAGTTACACCATTAACGATAAAGTTCTTTTCAATATTTTCTACCCTAATAACATCAAACAATCCTGCGTATTGAATCATTCTCATTGGCATGTTTAATACCTCAGAATCTATAGTGTATACATATGCATTGTCTATTAATTGAGTTTTAAAAAGTGAGTAATCTATTTCACTCTCTCCTTTATATATTTCATCGAAATCTGTAACAGTTCTTAAATCACTTTCATTAAAAATATATCTTTCAACATATACTTTTTCGGTTTCAACTGGAATTTGTCCAGTAACATCTAAGTTAATTACAAGCAAAGGATTTAAAAAATCTTCGAAAAAAGCGTTTAACTTTGTATTAAATGTAGTCGGAGAGTCAAGTGATGTTATAGAAGGAGATGGTCCTTTTAATCTAGAGGTATGGACGGCTCTAATTGAACCATCTTTAAGTCTAATATTAGCATTAGATCCCTCTAATCCACTTAGTGAATTAAGATTAATATTTAAACGTTCAATTTCTCTCTTTAAATATCCAAAAGCGGGTATTTGAATAGTTTGTGTTTTATTAGTGCTAGGATTAAACAAGTCAATAACCACGGTTTCTTTGTCTGTGGTTATTGCTTCATTAATTCTATTGAAAGTTTCTAGTGAATTTGTATTCAGTTCTAGAAATTGTTCAAGTAACTGTGATATTGAATTGCTCATATTATCTTATAATTTCAAGTTCAAACGTCTTGTTTATTTCATCAACACATATTAGTTCAATGTATGGTGATATGCTTAATAGATTAGATGTACCTATTACTGCCTTTAATTTCCATCCATCATTCCGGTCTGTGTAGAAATTTATTTTATTATTTCCTATATTTAATAATGCATCTTTAAATGAAATTTTAATGGTTTGTCCCTTTTTCCATTGATTAATGCTATCATCCAAATATATATTTAAATCTCCAGAGGGTATACCACCATCAGTGTGAATTCTCAATAAGTTATCAAATGGTCTAATTCTAGTAATTATTCCATTAGCAGCTGCCAATGTCATATTAAACTTATTTGTTAAGTTGATTATGGTTCCTGTTGTCATTGAAATAAAATCAAATTCAAATAAATCGTTTAGATTATATCCATTATTATTATTTACTATTTTTATTTTAGATGGATTAGTTTTATCAATTAAAATTCCATTTCCAGGGGATAGTACATCCGTATTATATTGAATCTCACTTGGGATTACACCACTAATTACTTGATTTAATCTATTATTAATAGAAGATATCATGTCGACAATAGAGCTTGAATTTGAATAGTTTAATATTGCATTTTCGAGCATAATTTCTATTTCATTAAGTCTAGATTTAACGCCATTTGATTCATTTGTTGTTAATAAAAGATCTTCAACTGCAACGAGTCTATCAAAAATAGATGTAAATCTACTGTTAGCTTCTATCATTAATTTAGCAGCATTTTCCAAGGCAGTCGTCGTGTCTAGAAAAATGTCCATCGAAAACGTAGTGTAATCGTTTATATTAGATTCAACACCTACATTATCAAGTGAAGAGTTAAATTTAACATTTAACTTTAATGCAAATGCATTACCATTTAATCCTGTAACTTCATTTGGCTTATACTTAGTTAATTCAGGTATATATGATCCAGTCGAAGCTGCATCATTTTTAAAATTATCAAGTATTATAACACCATACAGATTCGTAGATCTATTAACACTATTTGACTTTGAATATAAATCATAATAAACAAGTATTGCATTAAACCTAAAGTCTCCACCTCTCTTAGAATAATCTAATAAATTATTTAATAAAGGATCATTTATTATTCTAGCGTACGATGAAGCATCAAAATCTATTCCATAATTATATGAGTCAACCGGATTAAGGCTAATTGCACCATCAGATTTCCTGTCACCTAATGATCCTAATGTTAAATTTGCGTCAGGATGGGTTTGACCCTGTCTACCATTAATAAAATCAGTAGGCAAATATGATGTTGCTGTTGTATTATAATTAGATGACTTAAATAAAACATCAGGTGTAAATCCAACCGAAGATGGAACGTTTATGAATATTTCATTGTAAGTGTTTCCTTGATAGTTCTTATCATTGGAAACATCAATATTTCCAATATATTTTACTAATCTATTATAATTACTTCCTGTTTCTGCAATTTCTTCAAGTTCTATTGCTCTAGAAATACCACCAGCAGCGTATTGAGATGACGCATTTTTTAAATCAAGAGCGCCAATGTGATTCATCCATTTAAAAAAGATCTTTTCAGAATCCGCTAAAAATAAAGAAGGATCAAAATCATCGTCACTTAATATAAAGTTTTCTAGATTTAATGCATAGTTTTGAAATGTTTCTGCAAATTCAATATTAGCATCTCCACTTGGAATATAAGGTGTATCCTGTGCACCTCCTTCAAAAAGATTTTCAAATTGAATATAGTTTTCACTATTACCTGGAGTTGCAACGGCCGGAATATCTATTAACGCAAATTTAGAATACTCAAAATTAATGTCTGGATTATTATATGCTCTTGTCAAATCTCTAGCAGCACTTGAAAACGCATACATGGTTCCTCCTTGTTCTTGTGGTATTCTTATTAATGGTGTAGCCATTTATGCTTTTTTATTTTTATGAATATACTATAGTAGTATTTGATGTATTTGATACAATATAGAACGCTCCTCCTACCATAGTAAGCGTAATAGAACCTGCGACAGGCACAGTTACTGAAGATACTCCATTTATATTTGTAGTATTAAATGTAACTTCTTCTTCATCAACAATAAATGTTAATGTTTGGCCTTCAATTGCATCAGTGAGCAATATAGGATTAGGAAACAATTGACCTCTTAACACATAGGTTGCACTCTGATATGAATTGGCGGCAGGTAAAGATGATACATCTGCTTCAATATTACATATTAGCGCATTGTTTAATGTAACACTTTCATTTGCTACTATTGGTAAATTAGCAACAATATCTGCATTATTTACTAGTAATGTATCGATAGTTCCATTATTAATACGCAATAGTGATGCTGTAATTCTGCCAGAAAGTATAAGTGTTTGTTGTTCTGTGTTAAATAGAGCAGCAATAGCCGCTAATTCTTCATTTAGCGATGTAAAATTGTTGTTAATTACAAGTCTAGAAGATGAAACACTATCGGTTCCCTGTATTAATGTTATATTTGCCATTTTATATAATTTTTAATATATTTTTGTTTATTTTGTTTTTATTTCCATTAGAGTCTGTTAATTCTAGTTCCAAACTATAGTCTCCTTTGTGTTTAAATAAATATGTAAGCCATTGATTATTATAATATATATCATCTACATTTTTGCTATTGTTTTTTAAAGTCCATTTTTGCAAAATAATGCCTGGCATTCTTGTATTATCATATGAGAATGTAACATGGTTTAACATATTAACATTTACGTGTGTGTCTATTACATATAAATTATTAAAATTAGGATTATAACTTTCAAAGTGAACTTCGGAATTTATAATTATATTACCACCTAATATGTTAGAAAAACCTACTTCCGAATAGTCATGTGTTCTCGACGGTATTTCTGCGACAATTAACATAAAGTTACATTGGTCTAATGCTCCATTTCCATTACTATCAGTTATAATAGGATTATAATTAAACTTTGAAAATAATGGATGTTCATTTGGATCTAAGTTTGAAAGTTCAGTAGCAATATTATTCCATGCCGTTATATCTGATCTATTTATTGGATATGTACTTAGTATTTTATATTCGTCTAATACCTCGATATTAGTTAATGTATCTATTTGCTTGATAAAAAATGTATGTCCGTTTGTTTTTTGATTAAGGTTTATTTTAAATGATGAATTAATATCGGCTCCAATTCTCATCATTTCCCAATTAATGGTAACTCCATCATTCCAAGTGTGTTCTCTTAATTCTTTCCATTGATAAGGTCCTGCTGTTTCGCTAAATCCAGTTGGACTACTATTATTGACATATCTACTGACTGTTGAAAATTCGATTCCATCGTCACCATCATGCACATAATTTGCCCTATCTAGTGTTAAGTAGTACGTTGCAATAATACTATCTAAATCTGCAACGTTTTCCCTAGACCAATTCCAGTCACTTCCTGCTACGTCCCAATTATATTTATATTTGCTCCAGTCTAATTCAGGAACCATCTTTTGATAAATTCCATATATCTCAACATTTTTATTTTTAACGTTAATAAAATCTTTTTTTCGACATACACTACGGACATTATATAGATCATAAAGTGCTAGCTCTACTTGATAGTTTCCCTCATATGGCAATACTATTGGAAATTCCTGATACTCTGGTTTAAAATCATCATTATTATCCCAATATCCAACAAGACCGCGATATGTTTTTTCATAATTATTTGGACCCTTTACATTCCATTCTATTTCATAAACGCCATGATTCCACCATGTATTCCATGTCAACATATGATCTCCGGTGTCTTCTGCATCCATATATGAAAAATCAGCAGAATCCCATGATGTCATGAATGAATCTGATTTCAATATAACGGGGCATCCGATTGGAATTCCACTAAGAGTATTGTAGGTTGACATGTCAGCTGTGTAATATCCATCATAAAATCCTGTAATAGACTCACATATTTCAATTCTGTCGTCACTTGACAACATGTTAAGATCTTGATTAATTCCAGTTAATCTGTAATCCACCTTTCTAAGATCTTCTATAAATAATTGACGAGTCTCTGGAAATTTAATAAATTCAACGTTTACACCTGCTTGTTGGTATTTAATAAGATGTTGATTATTCCAAACATTTAAATTAAATTGTGAAAAGTAATCCCCTTCCCCTGTAATATCTACTATTTTTGCATGTAATGGTAAAAAATCACTTTGTAATTTATTTTTTAAGCCATACAATTTAATTAAGACTTCTTCTGGAGAATAATCAAAGGCCTCTTTAACGGTTGGGATATCCCACTCGTCAATTCCACCATCTACATCATTTAATCGATATACTAAAGAAAATCTGCTTGTCTTTTTTAAATTAGAGCTAGGAAGTACGATCTCTTTATCTTTATTTGCTAAAAATCCAACGACATCTTGACCTGGAACAGGAACTGCCTTTAATTTACCAAAATTTTCAGACTGATCATTAATATACAACCAATATTCCTTTAAAGTTAACTTATCATAACCGAAAAAATCAATAGCGTTTAATATTGCCTTGTATGTTCCAATAAAGGGTTTGATTTTGCTTGCTTCTAATAATAATTCCTTTCTTTTTTGATTCATTAGAATCCAATCAGGAGACAATTCATTTATGTTAGAATCCTTAAGTATAATAAATTCACTAGGTGATAATGTCATTCCAATATTTGAAAGTAATACACCTAATCTCTCATCTTCTTCTTCTGTTTCTCCGTAAATTCTAATAGTTGCGATTAAAGTCTCAACTCCATTATTAATTTCAGTAATATCAAGAAGTCTTGTATGATAATTGTCGATCATACTCATTAACGCAACATTACACTTAATAGGCTCAAACGGTAATGTTGATTCTATTATCTTTAATCCTGTTGATTCTTCTATTGAATTACTATTATTCGAATCAAGTAAATTAAATATTTGAAATTCATCTTTTTGAATTTCTAAATCTCCATTAACATTAGAGGCACTGTACATAAATATATCTTCACTAAATTCATATCCACTAAAGAATTTAAATTTAAAAGTAGAGTTGCCTGCATTCTCGGAAATAGGAGTAATATATTTAGTATTTCCTAATATTCCCTTTACCTCTTCAAGTATGTAAATTGTAAGTGTTTCATATAAACCTACAGATACTTTAGGCAAATAGCAAACACCTTCCCATATATTTGTATCGGAATTATATATAAGGTTTATGTCATTCGATTCACTATCAAAAAATCTTAAATTTTTATATGCCATTTTATTTAACTTTTTTATCGTCCTTTTTGATTGTAAAAGATTTATATGCCTTTAAGTATGATACTGAATCAACGAAATCTGCAACAACATGCTGAATCATGATTACAAAATCATTCATAGTATCGTTTCTTTGAATATACTTTGATAATGAATTAACTAATATGTTATTTCTATAGTCATTTCCTACATGTAATCTTTTGTCCATTATCGACAAACGAGAACTGTATCCTTTTACTTTACGTACTTTAAATAAATTACTAAATAAATCCATTATAATGTTCTTCTATTTTGTGATTGTATTCTAGAAAAAACCGTGTTTTTAACAGCTGGCTCGTCAAAATAAATAGAAAGTGCTGCCATTTCTCCCATTTTCACATCATCTAATACTACAATTCCATCTCTATCCATCCACCCACCTCTAAAAAGTGCAACCTCTTCTTTATCTAATAAGATATCTCCAAATGAATCAAGATTGATTACATTCTCAGGCAATGCTGCACCTTTTTCAAAGGTAATGTTAGTAGAATTTACTGTTCTTTTAAAGAAAACATATTTTTGTTTTCCGTTTCCAATATCCTCAAGTAATGGAATACTCGGTGTTACTGTAATTGTTTCACTAGCATAATATCCAAGTCTTCTTGCATTTTCTTCAGTCTCTGAAACAAATCTAACATTTACTGAATCGATTCCATCAACACCCTCTAGTAATGCAATAATATCAGATTTAGGTAATCTATCTCTACGTGTAATATTAATTAAATAATTAGATATTTTTGAACGAATTACATTACTTAAATTTGTCTTATCAAATCCTTCAAAATATCTAACCTTAATATCCATTCTAAAATATTGAACTTTAGGTTCAACTATTTTAACTTCAGTTGTTAACATCTGTTGCCCGGATTCTTCGAGAACTCGTAAAATTCCATTTTTTTCATTTTCAGAAAAGAAAAACTCTTCTAAATTTAAATTAAAATAGTCATTATTTTTTGTAAGTTTTCTTAAAACATCAGGTAACATAAATAAATAAATAACATTATCGTCGTCTAAATATCCATCATCTGTTGTGTTGTATGCTTCTAAATACGAGAACATACCATATTTAGATAAAAATGCTTCGTAATTCTTTGGAGTTGCTAAAACAAATGAATGACTCTGTAGGGGTGCTATTAACTTGGTAAGTTCAATTGGCTCTGGATCTGCTCCCATTACAGGTGCTACTGTGAATGAAGCCTCTAATAATTTATTTAAATCATAAAAATTTCCTAATGAATCAAATCCTTCTGTTTTAAACTTAAAATTAAGATCGTTAGAACCTGATAAATTACCAATGGAACCGGAAGTAATAATATAGTCAATTCCAATAGTAGCTCCTTCTGTTGGAATATTTCCAAATGATCCATTTCCGAAATAAATATCTAATCCCCCTGAAATTCCAGTCTTTACAATATATCCTTTAGTACCAACTTTCATATCATATAAAGAATCATACTTAGTCCATAGTTCACTATTAACAGTAACTCTTACTGAATCATGATCTGTATTCTTTTTAATAATTATGTTGAATGATTGAAGTTTTTCACCAGTACCTGTTACTTCCTGGCTCTCTACCTTTCCCTGTATTATTGGTATATAAATATAGTCTGCGTTGTTTTTATCAATTCTAAATTGATCAGCACTTGTTCTTAATACATACTCGAGTCCATTTTTAGTTGAAGTTATAATCGAGTTAGAAGATATATTAATAGCATCACCTCCTATTTCATTAAACGCACTTGTATTTAATCTTACTTTAATTTCACCAATAGATGAAGAACCCCTAAACGCATCATGTCCAGCTAACCTGGCCAAACCATATATAGATTCTTTATGTTGAGCAGTTAATATGTTTTGTTCAACCGTTGCATCTTCGATATAAAAAAAAATTAGGTTTGAAATCTCAGCTAATACTTGTAATATTTGAGAAAAAGGAGAAGCTGTTGTAAATAGCTCTCCACCTCTTCCATATAATCTACTGATATATGTTCGAGTGTCTGCTATCATCTCGGTAGCCTTTATTCTTGTTTTTGATAAAAATTTAAGTTCTTCCATTTTTATTATATTTTATAGTGAAATTTGAATTCCGAAAGTGTTGTCAATCACGATATCAACAAATACCAAATTTCTTTCTGTTTCTGTTGCAAATTCAACATTAACATTAACATTGTATTTTGATGCTAGCGGAATATATGTTGATATGCTTTTTTCAATATATCCCTTTAGCATATTATCATTATAACTAAATGAATATACATAGTCTTCGAGATTTAATCCAAAATCAGCATCACCTAATACATCACCTCTTTTTGTAAAAATAAGATTTTCTATTTGGGTTAACAACATTTGAACCTCTGAGCCTACTTCTAATTGATTTGTAGTGTAATTAGGGTCCTCGATTGTTTTTATATATATTTCCATTATTGTATATATTTGTTTAAGAATGCATCATCCAATCGGTTCCTTCGTCACTTTTAATCTCTTCAATGATTGCTTCTAATTCCTCTGTACCTAGATCTTTAATTAAATCTGGATTTATTTGAATATTTCCTGGAAGAGCAAATCCAAATATTCCTAGCTTTTGACCTAAGGATATTTTAATCTTGGCTGCACAATATCTGAAAAAAGCTTCGTCCTGGAAGAGAGCACATTCTGGAATAGTTTCATATATTTCTAATATAACATCCCTTCTAGGGGTCTCTCCCATTATTCTAAGTTCATGTGTAAGCTGATTATAATGAAAAGATATTGGATTTTGAATAATCTGTCGAGCTAAATCAAAAAAACTTTCATTAATAACATATGCTTGTAAATTTTCAGCAGCTGCTCCGGTACCAGATCCACCATACATTCCACCCATTAACATTCTTTCAACTGCAAAATCGCCTTGTATAAAGTTAACATCAGTAGTACCTCCCCAATTAGAACCTACTTCAAATAAACCATATACTGAATATACTTCATTTCCTCCAGTAGTTATATTCATTCCTGGTAAAAGAAAACTTCTTGTCTTTTTAAAATGCTCACTTTTAAATAATGCGTATGGCAATACCATAAAGCCTTCCCTAACAGAGTATTCATAATTCTTGTAGAACCATTTCTTTGCACGTTTTACTATATTTTGAACTTCTTTTTTTGGAAGATTCATAGGAATCATACATGAACCTGTAACCTCATCTGCCAATTCATCTACAAAGTTATTAAAACATGCAGTATCCCATTCCGGATTTTGTAGTGAATCATCATTTCCTACTATCGTTTCGCTCATAATGTTTATTTATTTTTTTATATTGTTTTTGATTTAATAATTTCAACATCATTAAATTTTGCTAGTTTTTTATCGTAGGTTCCTTCTCTGAATATTCCTCCATTCATTGTTCCTTTAAATGTTCCTTTACCATACACATAACAATCCTTAGCGACACATGACCCATGAACATATGATCCGTCAATTTTAGAATCATTAATCTGAGTACCTGAATAAAAATTGCAATAATGGATATCCGACCCATTTACATCAGAACCATATATATCACATTCTGTAAATTCTCCTCTAAGAAAACAATTAACAAATTCATAGTTTCTAATATCTACACAATATTCGAGTCTTCCGTTTGCAATTTGAATTCTTCCACTATCTGAATCATAATTAATATGTCCCTTTGATAGGTCACCGTGTGTAAATAATCGCATTACTCTGTCCTTTACAACAGGCCAATATATATCTACTATTTTTGGATTTTCGTTTAAATCAACTGTAAATTTAACATCTTTCCAGTTTTCCTTAATGGTTTTCCAATCCTTTCTAGCATCAATAATCCTTTGATTACTAGCAACTATACGCCTAAGCTCTAATGCATTTAAATTACTAAATTCATTATTTTCAGTAGACTTCCAAACTTGTAATAGAAAACGGTCTACTAAATATAGAATAGTTGTAGTTTTCTTTTGCCAGTCAGCACCTCCAACATATCTAAATTCAAGATAGTTTTTGTGTCTTTTGTCAAAATTGATTCCATAATATTTAGTATCTGGAAATATAAAGTTATGTGAATTAATATGGTGTCCATCAAAGAAGTAAGTATCTTCCTTTGGTAAAACAAATTTTATTGATTTAGCGTATGCTGAATTTTCTCTTTTAGGAAAGAACTTAAAGACCTGATCTTCATTAAAATCTAAAATAAATTTAAGAACATTCATTTTAGAAATCCTATACTTGTTATCTATTTTTGATTTATCAAATGATAAATTTAAGTGAATAGATGTTCTGTCATTTGTATATCCATTTTCATCAATCCAAGCGCACATGTTAATTATCATTAAACGTGCTGCATAATAAGGAAGTGCACCGGTTACTAATTCAAGAAGTTTTGCTCCACCTGACATGTCAGGTTCTATTTTAAATACATCCTGTGTTACTTCAAACGCACTGTGCGCCTTTATTTCAACATGAATTTTTTTGCCTAAAAGAACTTCTATTTTTTTAGCTGTTTCTTCGGCACTAAAATTTGAATAGAATTCAAATTCAACACCAACTAGGGCATTTTTCAAGATATTGGAATCATCGATATTATTCATTTACTATTAATATATTACTTATGTTAGTTATATATCTTTAATAAATAAATTGATGTCAGATACTCTACATCATATAAACAAAAAACTCCATATTTAAATATGGAGTTTAATGGTGTATATATATATTTGTTTATAAATTCAAGAAAACTTTTCTAGTATCTACATCTATTCTAATAACCTGAACTGTCATTGGATCATTTTTTCTAAGGGAATTAATATCGAATCCAATTGGCAATTCTGAAATGTGAAGTAATCCAACAATACCATCCCCTATATCGACAAACACTCCGTAATCCTTAACTGATTTAATAGCACCTACTACTTCAACTGGAAATGTAGGATATTTTAACAAAATATCTTTCCAATTATCGACAGTTTCAACTACCTCTAATTGAGTTAATGTAATTTTAGAATCACTAATGATTTCCTTTACCATAAATTCAATAGTATCCCCTGGCATAATTTCTCTAGATTTGTGTTTCTTAGTCATTTCTACATTTAGATCATTGATATGAATCATTCCCGTTAAACATTCATCAAATTCAACAAACACACCATATTTCGCTGAACCTGTAACTTTACCTGTTTTTGTTTCTCCAATACTTTCCTTAAGATCTTCTACTTTATTTGGAATAAGAGCTTGCAAGTATTTTCTATGAGATACTATAACCGTTCCTCTTTCAGGAGAAAAGCTCATAGGTACTACATACATTGTAGTGTTTAACACTGATTCAAAATCAGCTAGCTTATTAATTCCAGCTAAAGATCCTGGCATAAAGCACTCAATTCCTTGGATGTTTACGAAGTATCCACCATTTGGAATCATTCCAGTAACAATTCCACTATATGCTGTATTTCCATCTTCTGCAGCTTGCAATATTTCCCTAAGAGTAGCTGCCTTAATTCCTGCTTCAACTGATCCTAATACAAAGCCTCTGGAATTTGAACCTCTATCTGCTGTTATTTCTATATCTACATTTGCGCCTATGATTAGTCCATCTTTAGAAAATTTAGATTCTCTTGACATATCAACATATATCATTTCTCTATAACCCACATCAATCGAAGCCCATTCATTGTCGATTGCATATACCTTTCCGGTATGCATTTCTCCGATAACAACATTAGAAATAGATGGTGAAAGCGATTCATGATTTCTCATTAAATCAAATAATTCTTGAGCATAAGTATCCCTTGAGTAAACCTTCTCTGTGGTATTATTTTTAATATGTGGATTTGGTTTTCTAAAGATAGTTGGGCAATCAACCGTGTGTTCTGACCAATTAAAGTCAAGTAATTGAATTGATAAATCTTGCGGAGTTGTAACGTCGTTTGACATCATGTTTTTTGTTTGTTAGTTAATAAATTATTAAGTTATATATTATATTTTCTAGGATACACTTAAACAGGAAGAGCATCAAGTTTATTTTTAATAATGGCAAGCACACCTATCATTGCTAAAATAGAATCGGGTATTTCAAACTGAATTTTAAGAGATGAAGACAACATTCCGGAAAATATAACACTTATTGTATTTAATATTGATGATATTGTGTTAACTTTCTCTTTAGTTGATATGGCTATCTGTGGAACGTTAGGCACTGCTGCCGGTACTGCTATTACTGATGGTAATAATGCGGAAGATACTATTGAGCTTATACTAATTGGTAATTGTTTTATAGTATTAGTTGCCATTTTAAAAGAAGATTTAATATTGTTTATTTCTGCATTTATCATAGTTTTTACATGCGGAGAATCATAATATTCCTCGAGTTGTTTTTTCATTTCTTTGGATTCAGCATCGGCTTGCTCTTCACTATCACTTACTTCTTTAATTTTGCTTTCAACTGACTTTACTTGCTTATCGATGATATTTTTAACTACCTCATCGTAGCTTAAGCCGGGTATTCCTCCTTCTTTGTTTAAGTCGTCTAGTGACTTTGATATTTCTATAGATGATGCCATTTTTATTTGTTTTGTTGTTGATATTTAATATGTGTCTTCTTTAATTTCGAAATAATAACAGGCGTTGTTGCGGTAGGAGGACCTGATGGTCCCATGGGTGTTGGATGAAAATGATTTTTATAGTCATCTAATAACATATCTAGCCATTTTTGTAAAGAAACACCACGAACTGCCGGCTCTGTTGCATCTTCACCTGGCTCTCCAGTATTACTTAAAAATATATTTCCAGAATCTAAAAAAATTTGATTATCAGTTGATATTTTAATATTTCCATTTTCATCAATTTGTATAAGAGGTCTTTCTTTTGCCCCTCTTCCTCTTGTGATAACAAGACCGTCCTCCGGGGAATGATATATTCTAATATTACGTACCTCATCATATACTAACGAAACTACATTATGTGCTTCAGCTGAGTTATCTAGGATGTCATTCTTTAATGATTTACTTTGATTAATCTGAAACCAATACTCTGGATGATATATGTTACCATTATCAAATCTAACCGCCACGATTGTTCCTATATTCGGAACACTATGGAAACCAACACTATCTCTATTCATAGGTGTTGCCCATGGAATTGAATCAATAGGAAGCTTATCAAACTTTCCATATACTTTAATTCTACATCGACCTAGAGAAACAGGATCAATATTATCTACTACCTCACCTATCCAGTGAGTTTCTCTAATGTTATCTTTTTCTAATTCTTTATCAGTTGCCATTAATCATTTACATTTCCTAAGTTATTTATTGCGCCCTGTGTTAATCCTTGACCAATAGTTGCACCTGGCGGAATTCCATGTACGTTCTGCTGGATTGCTATCCCTATATTTCTAGTTTGTTGAGTAACATCAGTTGCCCTATCTACTCCTCTGACAAAATTTGAAAATATATTGTCAAATGATGGTATTCTATTTATTGTAAGGTCGCGTGCCTTCTGTGTTAGTTGATTCTTCTTTGCAATCGCAAGGTTATTAAGTGCTTCCTTTCCTTTTCTAGATACCTCATCAATTTTCCCATCAATTTTTTCTCTAGCCAATTCTGCCGCGTTTGTTGCTGTTGAGAATATTTCAGAATCAGGAGAAGGCGATAATTGAGGTTGAGTATATGGTAACGGAAGAATAATTCCATTTAATACTCTCGCTTCTATTCTTTCTAACTTTTCATACTTGATTGCAATACTATTAGTGGCAACATCAGTTGGGCTTTTTGAAAGATCTGCAAAAATATTAGTTCCCGATGTTAAATCAAATTCACAGTATCCTAATCCTATCATAAAATAAGGTCTTGCTCCCGTGCCCGCTATATTTGAATTGCTGTTTTCAACGCCTAATTTAGGTTTAAAATTTTCAGGAAATCCACTTATAGCATCTTTATTTAATTTAGTAGGAATTCCATTTACAACTATTTTTGTATTGATTTGTATACTTCTAACTTCAGTCACATATACATACATTCTAAATTGACGCAAATTAATAGGTAGTATATAATTCCATTTACGTTCATCAAATACGGCTCTTCTATATAAATGCATTAAACCTGCAATTGGAAGATTTAAAGATTCTAATGTTTCGATTTCTATCTTAGCATCATCTCCTCCCATGTATGCATTCATTGGATTATATTGTTGTAACCTTTCTAAACCTTTCAATGATTGCCAGTACCATGGTAATTCATTGTTAATCGTTTGTAATGCAGACTTGAATGCCTTTAAATCAGCAAGTCTTTCGGCATAATATGGATCACTTGAAATATTTTCTAGAAAAGCCTCTGCCGGTCCTGCCAATAATGGAGAACTTTCAGGAGAGTAGAAATCAAAAAGAAGCGCAAACGAAAGATACGTAGGGTCTTGGTATGGAAATCTCTGATATGACCCTTTTCTAAAGTCATCGGGTGTTTTAAAATCTGACATATCTTATATATTTTTATTTTTTAGCAGTAGTATTTTTATTTATATTATTAACTCTACTTGGCCATTCTCTTCTTAAAAGATTTATTTTTTGCTTCACTGCATTAAATCCGGCCTTATAGTAATATGACATACCACCTACTATGTAATATCCACTTAAAAATTCATCAACAACATATTCACTTGGATCAACTCTATTTCTTTCATCAGGTACTATTACATCAAAACCATCCTTTTCTTTTTTCTCTTTTACGACCTTATCAGCTCCTACCTTTCCCTGTTCATTATTGTATATTATTACTGGCAACTTATGATATCGATGTATCGCTGGATTAAACACGTTTAGTTCGATATCCAGCGACATCTTTTTAACTTCGTCCATATTGTATGCATTATTTACAGCAGAATATTCGTAATTTAAATGAGTATTAGATGTTTCATTACTTCCACCCTTTCTTCCAACATACTTATACTTTATTTCATTTTTGTATCTGTCTTCATCTCTTCTTCCCTTTAAAGGCTCTTCGATATCCGTCATTAATTTACCAACAGCAGCCTCAATTTCATGAGAAACCAATCCTTCTTCTGAGTCATTTTCAAAATATTGCAGAACTCTTTTATATCCATTTTTTTTCATAGAAGCACCTGTCTTATTTTTAATAGACTGTTTTTCAATGTATAAATTAGTACCTATATTTCTTTTATGATTACTTAATAGTAATAGTGTAGTAGCTTTGTTTATTGCAGCATCGACCTCATCCGAATCAGGTCGATCTGCCATTTCATTTTCCCATGCAAGAATCACTGATTCGAAGCGTTCTTCTGAATTCATTAATTTATTTACGTTAACATAATTAATGTAATAAAATGGATCGATACTGTATGTCTGGAAGCTATTTTCATCAATATACGAGTGTCTAACTAAATCGTTTAATGTATCAATGACTGAATTAAAGGGCAACACTAGATTCATTGAATCGTCAGTGGCGTCAATGTTAGTAGCTACTCCTAACTTTAAATCATTTGCAATTAATTCGATATGTTCTAATGAAGTTCCTATACCATATGACTTACAATCCTCTGAATACATTCCAGGGATTTTCATCCTACCCATAAATATATATTTTCCTCCAGTGAAACTATCACTCTTTTGAAAAGGAGTTTCAACATAAATAATATCAAAATCTATTCGTAAATCCTTATATGCTACCTTGTCCTGTGCTGCCATTCTTACATTTATAACATCACCATCTCTTGGAAACATATCAACATCAAATAATCCAAGACTGTCTATTATTGTAATATCGATAGTTGGAATTACGCCATGGCAATCTATTATCATGTTAGATATATCACTATCTCTAAACACATATCCATTAATAGAAATCATAAGATCATATCCTAATGATGTATTTGCCCTCTTATTTCCTTCATTCTCACCTAATGATGCAAATTTAACCTCATCTAGTTTTATAGTAGGTTCCGTTATTGTAAGAATATGATTGTTAATTGATGCCATTTATATAGTAATTATACCGTTTGATATTATAATATTAGTATCTCCTTCTTTTAAAAGATTTGGAGGTAATATTTGTCTTGATCCATTATATTTCAGAGATGCCTTTCTTTGTAAATATGCAATACGTGATGCGTCAATCGCCGGGATTCTTTTAGTATCAATAAATTGATCTCTAATAGAAATAGAATTTGTAGTTCTATTAATCATAATTATTGGGATAATTGAAGCAAGGGCAGCAACCTTGTCCGGGATTTCTAATTCATCACCTTCGGCTAATATAAATGGGTTTGAAATATTATTCCATTTTAAAATGTAATCACAATAGTTTGAATTGCCATAATACATTAAAGAAATTAGGTCTATTCTACCTACTTGATCTTGCGTTACCATATGAACAGCAGTAATTTCAGTAGTAGACGCAAAGATAACAGTAGGTATTGTTATATTTATTTTAGTCTTATCATTTGATAGTACCTTTCGGTCTAGTGTTTCAAAATTCATTATCCGTTGCTTATTTTTCTAAAAGTATTTATAAAATCATTAGTTTTAGGCCTTTCTCCTCTAAGATCTTTATTACCATATGCTGAAACATCAATTGTTTGGTTAATGTCGGCTGTATCATGTGGTTGTACGTAAAATCTACCTCTTCCTGAGTTAAACATTGATTCTATTTCAGCTTTATCACGGGGTCTACCTGGTTTTAATTTAATAACAACTACCATTTTTTCCGGAAAGTCCTGAAGAGTGTTAACACCTTCAAAATTAATTTCACAATCAGTCATACATAGATTACCAATAACCATTATTGGATTTAAAGGATTTCCAACAGTAAGATGCCATTGCCCAGTAGGATCTCCAGTTAGTAACGAGTTAACCGCCTGTGCTCCTTGGGGTGTGTTAAACATCTCCATCGCACTTCCACCTATTAGATTATTAAGAAGCTTATTGCCCTTAAGTGCAGCTAAACCACCTTCAATATCCCCTGATAATAACATTTTAGCGGAATTACCTACGCCTGAAGTTGAACCTTTAAACATGCTTCCGATGTCTTTTATTATACTTCCCATAAATGCAGCATAATCTCCTCCTCTTAATAGATTTAAGTTACCCAGTGGTTTTGTTATTGCTCCATCTGAAATATATCGGACAGAACCACCCCAAAATGGAGCGTTGTTATATGTTAACGCTAATATATTTGATAACTGATCTAACATCATTATTTTCGGATTAGCTCCTTCAAAACTTCTTAATTCATATTCAAATTTAAGTGAGAATTCTTGTTCAAATTTAAGCCCAGGCTGTCTAACCAAAACATCTTTAATAACATTAAGTGGGCCGAATACATGATTCGGATATGTTTCTTTAAATGAATCATAACCTGCATTTTGTTTTCTAGAATTAGATGCAAGTGCATCTCTGCCTGCGGCAGTATTCGCTAATGCAGACAAAACCGTACTGTTTTCTACAAAACTTCCAAACTTACCAGTTGACTCTTTAGTTTTTGCTGTAATTTCCTGTACGCCTGCTGAAGCTGTTTCAAAGCTAAAACCATGCGAAAATTTTAGTATTTCAGCAAGAGTATTTCCCGTTGATTCTCCGAGCCATGTCACTGCTCTAGCAATGTCAGGCTGTTGGATTTTTACCATTCCAGTTCCATCGGCAGCAAGTCCAGCTGGTGTTATAATATCGTCTTTAGTTGGATATGCAAATCTACGTAAAGTGATTAGCATATTATTAGGAATTCTTCCAAAATATTTCGCCAATGCAAAATCTGAATATTGATATATGTATGCAGAATTACCAGGAAGAGAACTTGTAATTTCAATAATTTTAGTCACTGTAGGATTAATTAAAGAAGTTTGATCTATTTTTTGATATATGTTGCCTTTGTCTCCTTTGTCTCCTTTGTCTCCTATCCCAAATCCATTTTCAGATATATCGAGTGGATTGCCTCGATAGTTTATTAAAGAATATTTGTTAAATGCAGAATAAGGCTTTTTGCCGACTGTTATTGTTTTTTTAGTATCGCCAGCTCCGGTCGAAACGTATTTTTCTGATTCAAATTCAGTGTTATAATATCGTGAAGTACCTTTACCGTCTACTACTGTAAAAGGTTCATCGGTTTTAGATGCGGCAGCTAATGTTCCATCAGGTGGCTTTTGTGATTTTATAATTCTTCCTGTTCTTACTATTGTAAGAACCCCATCAGAAACTTCACCATTAATTGTATTAAGATTTACTCCAAATATATTGTTAATTGCACTAATTGTACCCTTAGCTAGTGAACCTTTCTTTGCTATATTAAAGTTAGCAGAAATAGTTGACTTAAGTCGTGCGGTATAATCTTTAGGTATGCTATCTTCCATTAATAATTAGATATTTTTATTTTAATATTATATATATCTAATTATATTGACTACTCTAAATTATCATAGTCTACTGACTTGGGTCTAAATAATAATTTATCAAAATAATCATGAGAAGTGCCAGCTCTACTGTCAAGCATTTTTTTCAAATGAGCTTCGAATACTCCTCTGCTTTCATAATAATATTTACCCTTTGAATATGTTGACCTAAGTGTGAGTTCGTATAGGTCCCTTATCGTCTTTTCAATAATAAAGTCTTGTATATTATTGTATAACAATATAACTTCAGCATGGGTTTTAACACACATAACCGAGTCAACTATTATTAGGTATGATTCCCATTTTGAATCTATATAATTTTGAAAATCCTTTAGGTTTGAAAATCGTTGGCGAGCTACTCTAAATGAAGTTGAACCTCCACTAAATGCTTTATCAAATTTCATATCAAACATATACTTTTTAAGAAAGTCTAAGTCATCGTAGAATTTAAGTATTCTAATTTGATATCTTGGCATTTTTTCATCAAATTCAACGTCATGAATGATTGCCTTAATCGGAAACACTATATTACTGTATCTATTATTTGATATAAGTACATTTATAAGTTCTCCTTTTGAAAAAAGTTTATGTCTAACCATTACTTTGTTTTATTTATATAATCAAATAAATCTACAACTCTTTTTTCGATAAAAATATTACTGTTTATTATGGTTAAAGAAAACTCAAAATTGTCAGTGTTAGCATAAATTAAATTTTTAAAATTGCTCACTACCTCATAATCTATATTTCTAAATAAATAGATTACTCGATTATTTGTATTGTCGTTGCACAAAATTCGAGTAATCTCATTAACAATTGCTAATCCAATTATCGAGTCACATGGTTCTTCTGCCTTAGGATCAGATTTAATTAATTTATTTTTTATTAAAAAATAGTCTATAATTTTTACATTACCTTTTTCGATATTTCTAATGAATCTATTAAAATCTCTACGAGAAGGACTCCATATGCATTCGATCGATGTTTTATTCATTTATTTAGTTCCTACTAAGGTATTTAGTGCATCTTGTAGGTTTTTTATTTTTTCTTTTTTGGCAGAATCCGAAGGAATATAATCAACTCCCCATTCCTCTATTATTTTAATTTGTTGTTTGTTTCTAGAATTACCGAAAGACAATCCGATGTCCAAGCATAACTCATTTATAAATTTTATTTTAGTAGCTTGATTTTCAAATTCATATACCGTAGTTGATTCAAATGATTCTCCACCTGAATTAATATTATCATCAAAAACTGTTTTGATAACTCCATTATCGGCTAGTGTTATTTTAACTGTTTGCATTTGTTCTGTTTTTTAAAGAATTAGAAGCTTCTTTCATTAATAATTTAGCTCTTTTATTATCTTCCTTTCTGTTTTCTTTGTTCTTAATATTGTTTATGAAAAAAGCCTCTTCTAGCATTTTAATCTCTGCTTCGTTATATCCTGATTTTATCCATGTTTCCTTTACAAGGTTTACTCTACATTGTAATTCGTCTTCAATTTCATCTTTAATCCGGTTAGTATTATTCTCATGTACTAGCTTGCCCTGTTCTCTCATTTGATTTGACCATGCAATACCCTTAGGCGACAGTCTACCAAACATATTCTTTATCTTTAAGTAGTTTGCATCTTGAAACTGCTTTCTTTTTTCTTTACGTGGGCCAGTTGCTCCTTTACTCATTATAATAATTAGTTATAAATGTTGATACTTCTTTAGTTAAATATTCTTGTAGTTTATTTATCTCTATCTGTGAGATTGCAACCTTGATAACGGTTTTAATTAATTCATCTCGATCTTCATCTGCACTTTCAATTAACATATCAAATACTGATCGGTTTAATATATTAAGATTAATAGTTGCTTGTAACGGTTCTATATTTTTTTTAGAAAGACGTGCAACTAATTCTTCTATTGGACTATTTACTTCCTTTTTAGGAGATGCTACATTTTTAACATCTTCCTGTTGTTTCGAATTAGAAACAACAGGAACGCCTATTGCTAATTGTGATATATCATCGCTCATTGGAAACGGAATTTCATTTCCAATTATTTCTTCTAAAAATTCTTCGATTACATTATTATACATTTTAGTACCGTCTGTAAAATATGTAAAATCCAAGTCAGTATAATCTACTGTTATAATATTTCCAAAAGAATCTCCTTTTTTCCATTGATATCTTTTAACTTCCACTTTCTCTTTTATTATTTCCATTACTTTTAATTTTTTCTGATGATTCAGGTGAACTTTATTGAAAAAAAAATGATTAATCCAATTTATAAAAAACTTCATTTGACATAGTTTTTTTATGATACTTCTTTTCAAATTTTTCTATAAAATCTACGTCATCATCTTCTCCGATTAATACATCTATTTTGTTTACATACTTTTTAAAAAAAATAATACTTCCATTTATTTCTAGAAATGAAGAAAGTAATTTAATGTCAGGTGCTATTAATTTGTTAATACTCATCTGTCACTGATATCTTTTCAACAGGTATGCCTGCTGCTTTAAGTAATTCAACCCCACTCATATCCCTGTAATCTTCAGTATAATATACACTCACAATTCCAGCCTGAATAATCAATTTGGCGCAATCAAAACATGGACATGTCGTTGTGTATAGTTGTGCCATATCACAACTCATTGTTGATTTAGCAACCTTCGTGATTGCGTTTGATTCAGCATGCAAAACTTCTCTCTTAGTAATGGTTGTCATTTCAGGATGTTCAATTGTACAATTACCATGTGTATTATCTTCACATATATTATTAAATCCATATGGCATGCCATTATATCCGAATGATATAACTTGATTTTCCTTCACTATAATGCAACCTACCTTTCTTCTCATAGCATAGCTGAGTTGCGCAAATTGATATGCAACTTGCATATATACTGTTTCGATTTCAATTCTAGGCATATTTTTACTGTTATTAATGTAATAAAAAAGTCTATATGTTGTTAATTATATATAGACTTTTTATTTAGTAGATTTTTAAATTATTATGATTGCTCTTCTATGAATTCAGCAATATCCTTTGCCTTTAGCATCTCAACTGACGGATTAATCTACGTCGTCAGTGTCAACTGCATGTTTCATTTCTTTTACTTCATTCATTTTCTTAGAGTAAGCCTCTGACATTCTATTTAAACAAGCTTCGTATGCCTCTGTTTCCATGTCTTCTTTCATTTGAGTCAAGCAACTAGATGATAAACCTGCGACTAATGACGCATTTTCAATCATATACGTTTCTATAGTATGATCGTCATGTGCATCTTCCTGATACATTTTTGCCTCAGATAACATTGCCTCATAACACTTCTCTAGCATTTCTGAAACGGGAATAACTTTATCTTCTACCTTTGCATTAAGATCAGCTTCTCCTTCTTCATTGATTGTTGATTCAACTACCACAGTTTCTTCCACCTTTTTTAAATTTACATTTACTGTTTCTGAAACAAAAGTTTCAAATGATTTAATACTTGCCATACTTATTTTATTTTATTTTATATATCTTTTTTAAAATAAGAGAAACTGTTCGGTATAATATATCTAGAGATTTTAAAAAAATAAATAAGAAAAAAAATAACTGAACCTCCGGGTAAGATAAATATCGTAACTAGCAATATTGTCTTTAACATATTCTTTAGTTGATTTGACACTTGGTTTTTTTCAACTAGAGATAATTTAGTATTATTTAGGAACGATGTATTAACTAATGTTAATACTTTTACAGTTTCAATCCATTCATTATTTAGTGCTCTTGTAAAAAGTATAGTATTTGTTTTTAATTTAACAAAAGATTCATTCACCGTTTTATATGTTTATGATATATATTACCATTTTGAATCACTAATAAATTGTTTGTGATATTTTATTAAAGCTAATTCCTTTGCCTTGGCCTCTATCTCAATATCTAATGACATATCGTACGTTTCAATAAGATCATACAAATAATCAGCATGTGCCCTTAGGATTGATGTAGTATCTTCATACAATTGCTTAGATGAAGAGTAGTGGCATAATTGTCTTATACCTTTAGGCCATGTTAACGCTGCTAATTTAAGACCTTCTTCTTCAGAAATAACATCATCATAGCAAAAATGGTGATGATAATCAAATGTAATTGGAGTGCCACATAGCTCATAGATTTTATAGAGATCTTTTACACCATATTGACTTGGCTTATCATCATTCTCTAAAACTAGACGGGATGTTACATTTACAGGAAGTAGTTTAAAGTTTTTTGCAAATCTTTGAATAGCAGAATCCTTATCGCCATAACTACCACCGACATGTATATTCATAGCAGCATAATGGGTTCTTGGTAAACCCATAAGATCCATAACATCGCCATGTTGTGATAGCTCTTGAATAGCACTATCAACTACCCTTTGTGTAGGACTTGCTAACACATTAAAAGGACCTGGATGGAATGTTAAACGTTGGCTTGTTTTCTTTGCATAATCACCTGCCCTTTTTAACAAAACCTTGATTGCTTCGTAATTTGGAAGATCTGATAAATCGTATTCTGAACTCCATGGAAACATACTTGATGACATTCTATACATTGTAATTCCTTGTGCATAATTCCATTCTAATATCTTAATCATATCAGTTAAATTTGCCTCTGCCAATTCACTTGCATATTTAATTCCCTTTGCATCGAATGTTCTTTTAATCATTCCTCTTCCAATCTTAACACCTGTTTTATCAAGAGTTAGATTAATACAACAATATCCAAAATCTGCACTCATCCTTTTATTTTTTTGTGTTTTTATCATATGTAAATATAATCAATATATAAGTTTTTTGAAAATTTAATGTGTTAATTTTTTGTTAAATTATTTAGAGGATAAAAATGTTCTTATACTCATTAGCGCCCTTTCAGCAGAGTATGCCTCGTTTGCAGTTAGAACTTCTATATCTTGAAATAGTAATCCTCTGCCAACATTAGCAAATATAGTTCCTCCAATATGATCGATCGAATTAATACGATAAACACTAGAAGTATCTAATGTTACGATATAATCCGCTTTAATTAATCTTTCAATTCGTTCTTCAATTGATATCATTAATTGTTTTTGTTTTATATGCTAATAAATAATCAGTGACTGCACATTGCCTTAATCCCTCTAATATAATGACATCCATTCCTTTACCTCCTATCTTACTAATAAAAGAAGAAATATATTGAGCTGTGCTAATATTTTCATCATTATTTGTCATAATATCCTTTTGATTTAAAACGCCATTGATAGCCATTGAAACTAATCCACTGCATATCGCGTCAGTGACAGTACTATCATCTAAAAATCTTAATCCTGAATAATAATTTCCGGACTTTGGAAATTTTAAAATGATTTCCTCTTTTGTTTTTCGCATCCTAAATAATGACACTGCGGTTAATAGTGTATTCCTTACATTTTCACACAGAGAAATATTACTAGTCGTTAGTTTAAAATTTTCACTCTTCATTTTTTTGTTTTTTAAAATCGTGGCATGCCAATGTTTTGCATTAATTGACAATAAAATACTAAAGCGATTACATTAGTCGAGTCAGCTCGTCCGAATGCATTTCTAAGATCATTATTTACAACTGCCTGTACAAAACCACCCCCAGCATATCCGATTTCCCATTTAGTGCATAGGATTGAAGTACCTATACCTATAATGTGATTTGCCTGGAGTTCGGTAATTCCGTTTAACCCCGTGTAATCTTTATTTTTAGATAAATAATCAGATACTACTTCTCTTATTTTTTCTATTTTTTCTAAAATAGAAATTTGTGTTGTATTTTTTTCCATGTTTAAATATTTTAAAGTTTAGGATATTGGTTACATGTATCGAAGATTCTTGTAACTCTGGATGCTAGTTTAGTTTGTAGGTGAAGAGCCATTATTTGAAGATCTTCGTATAAATATCCATCGAATAAGCCGTATAGTAAATTTTGAAGATTAAACGATAAAGAATCTTCAATCTCATCAGAATAACTAATTTCTTTTATAATTGAGATAATTTCATACCGTGTATCTTCTATCATGCATTCGTGCCTATTAAAAATTGAATAATTCATATTGATGGTGTTTAAGATTGATTAATTATTATATATAAATCTAATCATTTTCTGATTAAAAAAGAAATAATTAGTGTTAATCTTTTGTTAATATACACATTACATTTGTTTTAATTTGTTATATGTAAATATAAACAAAAAAACCCTGATTTTTCAATCAGGGTTGTTAAAATTGTGTTAAATTTTTATTTCCAAAAGAGCTGAACACATAAGATACATATTGCCAATCCTAGTGATATTATCGTTTTAGTAGTTAATCCCTCATTCAGCATGAAATAAGTCAAGAAAGTAAATGTGAGCATGCCACACGAAAATCCTATAAATCTGCTTGGCCAAACAATTCCACCATAATATTCTGCAATTAACTTAGTAGCAAATATAAACAAATAACTAATAATGGATCCTCCTATCATGGCAACTAAAACTGGATTCCTTTTAAACCATGGCCATATAAATTGACCATTAGTTTGTACCCAAACTAATGATTGTCCGACTATAAAAATAGATATTCCTATTATTAAATTTTTCATTTTTAAAAAAGAGATGAGGTTGAAGTTAACATGTGTGATATAAAACTTGGTCTGTGTACTTCACATGGACCTAATGTCTTAATGGCATTAATATGAGCTGAAGTTCCATATCCTTTATTCGAGTTCCAACCATATCCTGGATTTTCAATATCTAATTGTTTCATCATACTGTCTCTTTCGGTTTTTGCTAAAATACTAGCAGCTGCGATTGAAATATATTTATTGTCTCCTCCTACTATTGTTTCAAACGGCTTTCCTTCAAATCCATGGAATTGATCTCCGTCTACTAGTATAAAATCAAACTTTACTTTTTTCTGAACTTCTTCTAAGCATCTCTGCATTCCCCTTAAGGTTGCTCTTAAAATATTAGTTGATTCTATTTCTGCAGGATATATATGTTCAATATGATATGCAATTGCGTTTTCTTCTACTATTAATCGAGCGTCTTTACGTTGCTGTTCGTTTAATAATTTTGAATCTTTAATCAATACGTTTTCAAATCCAAATGGCATAATACATGCCGATACTGTTACGGGTCCTGAAAGAGCACCTCTTCCTGCCTCGTCAAGTCCTATTTCTATAATCGAAGAATCCCCTGAGTAGGAATGTTTAAGTAATATATTTCTAGTTTCCATCTATATGTTTTATATAAGTTATATAGATGGATAGTATAATGTTTCTTTATTTATTTGGATTTTCAAGCTTCCATTTATCATATCGTTTAACAACATCTTGTAAAATTTTTGCTCTTACAATATCTTTAATTTCAAATTGATGATGGCCTACTCCATTTATTCCTTCCATTAATTTAATAAATCCAGGTAAACCTGCGTTTGCTTTAGGAATATCGTATTGACTGATATCTCCACTCACTAGTACTTTGGAAGTTTTACCCATTCTTGTAACAAAGAGAGTTAGTTGAGAAAAGGATGCGTTTTGTGCTTCATCTAAAATCATAAATGAGTCATCAAATGTATCTCCTCTCATAAATGCAAGCGGTTTAAATTCAATTATGCCATGGTGAATTAAACTTTCAGTTAATTCATTACCAACAATTTTTTTAAAATTAGAAATATATGATTGCATATATGGGTCTATTTTATCTGCAATATCACCTGGTAAAAATCCTAATTTCTCACCAGATTCCTGTATTGGTTTACAAAGGATTATTTTTTTTACTTTTTTTTCTGCAAGTAACATTAATGAAGAGTAGCATGCTGTATATGTTTTTGAAGTTCCAGCAGGACCTGAACAAAATGTGATTTGATTTTTTAAAATCTGTTGGACGTATTCTCGCTGGCTATCTTTTAAATTAACACCTTTGATGTCATCTAATTTAACCGATATTCTTTTAACACCCGATGGTGATTCCGAAGTAGTCTTCTTTTGTTGCATGGTTATGTTATATTTAATCGCCTGTCATTATTACCAGGTCTTTTAATTTTTTTAAGATATCACATTTTTCATATTCTTCAGTTTCTATAAAATAAGCAAGCAAAACATCTATGAACATGCTTCTTTGTCCCTTTCCATGTGGAATGTCTATTGTGTTTTTACCGTCTTGATATACTATGAATCTGTTAACTGTTTTTGTAAAGCTTTTAGTAATTATATTGTAGCTGGATCTCATCAGAGAGTCTCTTTCTTCTCCACTTACATTTTCCATTATTGAATATTGTTTTTAATAGTGGAAATAACTCCACCTACATTATATATTTATATGGTAACATGTTAAATATCCAGAAGTCTAAAAGGTTATTATATTATAGCGGTAGTTTTTAGTTTAATTATTATTTTTTTAAGTTCTAGACATTTCTCATATGCCTCTCTTTCTAAAAAGAAATTTAATACACTTTGCACCCCTTCTATTTTATCGTTAATAGTTCCGTTATGCTTTAACGCACCCATTTTACTTTCTACTATTGAATTGTATATTAGCTCCATCATATCTTCCTTTGAAGAATTTTGTAGTTTTTTTAAAAATTGATTGCTATTTATGCTGTTGTATTCCTCTAATTCATCCATCTCTGGTTTAAATTTTTTTAATAATATAATTTAGGCTTTAAAATCATTATAAATTATATATCGTATTTTATCTTATTTAATAGCTCTATTTGCTTATTGTTTAAAATGATATTACGCGTTCTTAATTTGACAAATAAGTTTCCAAATCCTTCATTATTATATATTGGCATTCCCTTACCAACTATTCTAAGGAGTTTAGAATCATAAGATCCTTGAGGAACCTTAATAATTACATTTTGTAGTTTATTTTTAATTTTAAAGTCACCTCCTAATATTAAATCAATCCAATCTAATTGGAGGTCTATATGTATATCGCTGCCGTTTATTATAATGTCTAAATCGTAAAGAACATTTACTGTTAAAATAATATCCCCTGGTGTTGAGCTAATACCATTAGTAGGGAGCGCACCTTTTCCACTTACTTTAAGTTTTGTGCCATTTGGAATTCCTTTAGGTATATTAATATTAAATCCACCCGTGCCTACATCAATGTGTCTTAATGCTCCATAATAACATTCTTCCAATGAGATCGATATTGAAACCTTAATGTCAGCACCCTTTGTTACACCACCACTAAATGCGGTATTGAACATTTGTGAAAAATCATCACTAGAAAAAAAGTTAGTCCAATCGTATTGCGTATTTGGAGCTGACTTGTATGTTGCTTCAGTATAGCCCTTTGTTTTACCTTCGATGCCTGTTAATGTATCATACGCATGTGCAATTTTTTTAAACTCAGTATCATCACCATTATTTACATCAGGATGATGTAATTTTACAAGCTTGCGGTATGCCCTTTTAATATCCTCAGATGTGGCTTCACGAGATATGCCTAGTACTTTATAGTGATCTATCATATCTTGTCAATTAAACCTGTGTATTTAAAGTAGTTTTTGATTTTAAAGATTTTAAAGATTCCCTGGATAATTCTCTAGATTCTTTTATTTTTTTAGAATTTAATGCTATTTCCCTTGATTGAGCATTTTGCATACAGGTCGCAATTATCAATAGAGCATCTGCGATTTTTTCTAAACTTTCTGCCTCTGTTTTCATATTAGTGTGTTTATTTATTGTAGATGATATTCATATTCATCTATGATTTGTTTAATATTTTGACATTTTTCATACTCTTCAACTTCTAGAAATAATAAAATCATTTCGTGTAATGTATTAATAACAGGGGTGACGTCCATCCCTCTTTCTTTCATTTCATCGAGATCGATTCCCTTTGAAATTAACATATCGTAATTATCATTACATAACTTAAACTTTAAGTTGTTAATTAATTCTGCTGTTGGTGGGTTAAATGCATCAAAATTTTCCATATATTGTTTGTTTTACTATATGTAAATATAATCATTTTAAATGAAAATAAAAAAATATAAATGTTAACTTTTTGTTAAAAGATTATTGTCTTAGATAATGAATCAACTATTAGTTTATTTATCTGATTTTGAATATTGTTATTTGTGATAGAATCCACATAACGTGTTACTATTCCATTTTCTAATTTCAACAATTAGATACGTACTAGCAATCATACGCGTGTCATCAGTTGATTCATTATCTAAGACAATAATATTTTCACAAAATTGTTAATAATGCCTTAGATAGTATGAAATCATCTCTTGCTCATTCCATAATGTAACGTATGCCCATATTTTCATAATTATACGATTATAGGCAAGTATGACATTTTTAAAAAAACATTTATAGTCGATTTAACATCAGACTCGCAATATGTTGCTATTTTTTCTAAATTTCCATTCCAATATTCAAATGTAGTTTCATTTCCTCTCATTTCTGATTTAGGTGAAGGAATTTGAAGACACTCACATATTAAATCAAGTGAAGCACTATTCCAACCTGCAAATTTCCAAATCTCATAACTATCTACTAAGCAGTTTTCCCATGGCTTCTTTTTTTGCAAGTGAAATTGAGATGGAGTTAACACATTGTTAATAATAGCCCTTTTAAGTAAAAACGGAAAGTCAAAGTTTTTTATATTATGACCTGTGAATTTTACATTAGGAATTTTATTAAATATAGAATTAGCAGTACCCATGAATTCGGTTAATAATATCGATTCGTCATGACCGCTGAATGTTTTAATCCTTGCCATGTTTGGCATTTCGTTTTCATCAAATTGAATATGACCAATTGATATAGTTACAATTTTAGCAAATTCGGGATTAAGAGCAGCCTTATCTATGTATATTTGATCATCCCTTAAACCGACACATGATTTTTCAGTGTCTCTATAGAAATTTGCCTTTTTTTCCCACATTTTAGTTGCTCCGGGTCTTTTTTCTATAAATTCTTCGTATGTATGATATTCTGATACCGTTTCAATATCAATAAACATCATTGCCTTTAGTTCTTGAATGTTATACATTTTGATTGATTTTAAAAATGTTATAAATTGATATTGGATATGTTGTTTTTTTGCCGTGCTTATTTAGTTTTTCACTGTCATCACTCATCCAATACCATGCATGACCGTATATTTTCGTTAATGGTTCATCCAATTCAATAATAGGACCATTGAATTGACTTCCTGCAAATTTAAAATAATATTTTTCACCTATTTTTGGGTTTGGAACGCTGATAGTCTGTACTTTTAAATTCTTTGCCATATTGTATATGTTTAGTTGTTTTAATTTGTATATGTAAATATAATCAAAAAACTCCATATTAAAAAATATGGAGTGTTAAAGTTTTGTTAAATTAAGTATTACTATTCTTGATATATTATGTTTGCAGCCATTTCTTCAGCTCCATAACGAGATTCTGTATTTAATGGTGAGTTTGGATTTTCAGAATATGCCCAATCGTTTAACCCTAAATGAGTAAACCTATCATTAATTTGTTCATTATAGTATGATGATATGGTTCCTACTCTACGTTGAATATCTGCTCTCGCTAAATCATGTGTATTTTGTCCATTTGAATTACTATATAAAAATTGAATATATCCTAATTTAGGTATCTTACATGTAATTGTTTTCAAGAAGGTTCTAACTACTAATTCATAATCATCGGCAATAGCTAGGTTTCGGTTATGTCCTCCTATTTCAAAATATGTCGATCTTCTCCATGCTCTTACATGATTTGGAACCCCTACTATATGTCTAATTGTTTTTGGATTAATATTATGTTGAGTTGCGATAGACATAATATTTCCATTATATTCCTCAGATCTATATTTACCATATCCAAGTGCAAATCCTTCAGGATACGTTTGGGATTCCCATTGTTCATTGACCTCGAGGGTATCATTAAAAAAGAAGCCGGCCTCAGGATGTTTCTTCGACGCCTTAAATAAATCCATAGTACATGATGGAACCAATAAATCGTCATGATCTAATTCTGCAAGAAGATATCCCTTTGCCAATGTACAACATTTCCATTTAACGTCTCCAATATTCCCTCCGCTTTTTTCTCTAAAGTCATATACCTTAACCCTAGGATCTTTACTTGCGATCTTTTCAGCTACTTTCAGTGACCTACCCCCATCAGTTGAATCATTGACAATTACCCATTCCCAATTAGAATATGTCTGATTCAATAATGATTGATATGTATTATATAATTTGTTTCCAATATTATAGATCGGTGTAAAATAAGATATCATATCCGCATCTTCTAATCCATTGATGTCTAACATTGACAGCATGGCACATTGGTATGCAGCTTCTCCTACTTCTTGGTTTGTTTTTTCATGCGTCATATTAATCCACTTTCTTCTAAATTGTAAAGGTAGTTGAGATAGATTTTCGAAATCTTTCCAACTATTTCCTCGAGTTACAATACTATCTGGTTTAAATGAAGCAATTTGAGATATAATATCGTCGTCATTTTTTAGATATAATACATTTAAATTGTCTGCCTCATAATTTACATATTGAATAGACCGGAGCACTGGCATATCCTTTCCAATATATATTATCTTCGGAACATTTGCCAATGGTTTTAATGATAAAGCATTATAATAACACAATTCTTTTTTTACAAAAAAGAAGATATCTGGTTTTTCATTATATACCTTTTCGATTAGTATTCCATCTGCACAATAATCAGGTTCGAATGAGTATTCCACATTGTTATTATATACATTTGAATGTATAATATATTGTGCTAAATCGACTAAGCCAACTTTCATAGCAGATGGAATAGCAATCCTACTTGTAAGTCCGCTATGATCTCTTTTATCTACCTTTTGTGAAAATACATAAACACTGTGATATGGGTGATGTTGATTTGTTTCAAATATATTTTTATAGAATTGAGGATGTAATATGTTATCGTCATCTATAAAATATACCCACGTATCAGTGAATGATTTTATTAATTTACTACACTGTGGAAATAACATACCCACTGAATCTCCTCTTTCAAAATGATATATTGTATTTTTATCCTTGATGTCAAATAGCAATTCAGCATCAATATCTTTAAGTGATGTTACATCAAACATGACATGCCATTTAATGTTAATATCTTCGGGTATATTATTAAATATTGATTTTTTAACTTCTTTTAAATTATGTAACCGTGTACATCTCGTTATTATACTAATATTCATTGTATTTTTTATTAAATTAAATGTCAAAAAAGAACATGTGAAATAGTCTTGCGTTTTCCTTTTTATCTCCAAAATATTGCGTGGCAGCGTGAATGTTTTTAGCGTCAAACAGGACTAGTCGATTATATTTGTTTCCTATTTCATCAATTTTTTCAAAGTGACTTCCATCATAGAAATTCATTTCAGCATTACTTCCCTTAAATGCATTTACATAACTTTCAGTCATTCTTTTTTCATTATCAAAGGAATAATCGCCAGTTACTTTACTTCGATAAAATGTAGTTCCGGAATTAGCCGGAGCGTCTGGTGATAAAAATACCATACCTGCATAATTTTGATTGTCAACATGATAAACGATAGGCTGATCTGCTGTGCAGAATTGAAATATTCCGTTTGCGTAACTATCATCATTCCAATTATAAATAGGTTTACCTATTATTTTTTCAAGTTTTTCTTTCATACCAATAATAGAAAACCTTTCAGTTGCCCTCTCTCCTTTATGATAACTTGATGGTGAAAAATATATTTCTTTGATTGCCCATTCACGTATAAAATCAGGGTCTGAATAAAAATCATCTACTACAATTAATCCCTTTTCTTCAGATTTAAATCCAGAATGGTATGCGATCCACTTTGCCATAGAGCCAATATCTAATAGTTCCTTTTTCCCCTTTACCTTTAATTGAATAGAATCAAATGCATTTGATTTTTTTAGATAAAAATTAATACCAGGATTTAAATCAGTTGGATTGTAATATAGCGTCACATCTTGCCTTGGAGTAAATATAGGTGAAACAGATTTTTTATCTATTAAAATATCTTCAATATTGTATTTAGTTGAACAGATCCATCCGTGGATATCATGGAGCGTGTCGGAATGGTCTGATATGCTGTCAATATACATGTATACTTCTGGCATATTAGTCTCATGTTTAATTATGTTTGCCATACTAATTATTAGTTAAAGTTATTATTATATTATATTATTATATATCGCTAAAAAAGATCCGATAAAGGATCTTTAAATAGCTGTTATTATTATATAAACAATGGTAGACTTGTTTATAGTAAGTCTTCAATATTAGATACTCCAAAAATTGATTCTAACTTTTCCTTTAATTTACCATACGCAAATGTAAATATATCAGATTCTGTTATAGGTAAAAAATCAGCTACAGTAACTTGTATTGTTTCAGTTACTGTCTTTAAGATGTCTCGTATTTCGGTAACAATATTTCCATTCTCATCAGTATATGTGATTTCAGTAGGTACCATTCTTTCAATAGATACCTCCTTGTCTATTTGCTTTGTTAAAGATAAAGTTAAAGTATCGCCGATCTGATTATTTCGGGTTGAAGTCATTGACCCTGGGGTATATTGTCCATACACTGGCATTATTGAATTTTCTATATTTAAAAAAGTTTCAATATTAAGAGACATATTCCCTGTCTTTGATATAGTATAATTTGTAATTCTAATGTAGGCCTCATTTGTTATTCCATCAGATGTTCCCACTTGTGTATTAATTCTAAGTCCCATACTCTATTGTTTTATATTTTTTATTATTTATCTTTATTTTTTAAAAGAAGTCTTACAAGTTCCTTTAATTCATCTATTTGTGATTGTTGTTCCTTTATAGCTTCAATGAAAAGACCCGCCATGTTACCATATGCGACCGAGTACATTCCAGTTACGTCTGCTTTAACTAATTCTGGCATTACCTTTAAAACTTCCTGGGCAATAACACCAGATGATCGAGATATTTTATCATCTTTGTCATTTCTTGTAAATGTAACACCCCGGAGCGCTTTAATCTTTTCAATTGCATCTGGAATTACTTTAATGTTTTCTTTAACTCTAATATCCGAAAATGCAGTAATATCACCACTTGCTGTAATTGAGCCAGTAACAAGTAAATTGTAATTAACTCGTGTATTGTTATCTCCATTACCTACTGAGAAGGCTTCTACGTTCCTATACCCTCCGGTATAGAAAACATGTCCTCCATATCCTTGATGCGCGCTATATCTAACTCCTGTATAAAATGAAACATCTAAAGGTTGTGTCCAGTCACCTGCAGACTTTCCTATCCAGTAATTCATATCATTATTATTCAAATACATGCCTATTGCAGCTGAATTAGTAACACTACCTCCTCCTAATATAAAGGTGTTTCCTGAGATATTATTAGCAGTATTTGCATTACCATTCAATGCTCCATTAAACGTAGGTGCTGTTAATGCACCTGTTAAAGTTCCTCCACTAATAGGCAATGCATAACTTGCTACGTTTGAACTATTAAGATAATAAGCCCATCCTCCGAAAGTACCGCCTGACACACACCTTACTGCTAATTTATTAGCATTATCTTCCCATCCCCATGCTATTTGAGTTCCCCATAAATTACCTCCGTTAGCGTGACGAAGAGTTTCATAGTTCCACCATGTTCCACCAGGACCATTAGAAATATTCGAATTATCACCTGAGTATCTCTTAGTGCCAGCTTCTGTTGCACTAAATTCTGCGTTTGCATCAGTAAAAGATTTTCTCTGGAAAGCAGTAGCGTATGATGCATTACCGCCAATACTTAATGAACCCGCATTCCCGGTTAATCCGCCGCCAGACCCATAATATGTTCCTGCAATACCTATGTTTCCTGATGATGCATTTAAAAATATTCTTGAAGCACCGTTTGCTGCAACATACATTCCCCATCCAGATCCAGCACCCTGGGCACTTACACCTGCATTACCGCCAACATTAAATCCTATACCGTACATAATACCAAGGGATGTAAGGGCAGGATTATATGCACTACCGATAGTATATATGGGATTTGTGTGAGCGGCATTATCTCCGACATTATTATATGAGCCTTCGAGAAATCCGGTAATTGAAGATGTTCGTTTAATTGTACCCGATAAAGTACCTCCTGTTAATGGTAATTTACTACTGTCAGTTGCAGTGGTAGTTGGTGGTCCAACTGCACCTTGAGGTCCAACTAATCCTTGAGGTCCAATTAATCCCTGATCTCCAATAAATCCTTGAAACCCAACTAATCCCTGTTGTCCAATAAATCCTTGAAAACCTCGTAATCCTTGAGGTCCAACTAATCCTTGAGGTCCAATTAATCCCTGATCTCCTTTAAAACCCTGAGGTCCAACTAATCCTTGAGGTCCAATTAATCCCTGATCTCCAATAAATCCTTGAAACCCAACTAATCCCTGATCTCCTTTAAAACCTTGAAACCCAATTAATCCTTGAGGTCCAACTGATCCTTGATTTCCAACTAATCCTTGAGGTCCAACTAATCCCTGTTGTCCAATAAATCCTTGAAAACCTCGTAATCCTTGATTTCCAATTAATCCTTGATTTCCAATTAATCCTTGAGGTCCAACTAATCCTTGAAACCCAACTAATCCTTGAGGTCCAGTAATACCTTGAAACCCAACTAATCCTTGAGGTCCAGTAATACCTTGATTTCCAACTAATCCCTGTTGTCCAACTAATCCTTGAAAACCTTGTAATCCTTGATTTCCAACTAATCCTTGAGGTCCAACTAGCCCTTGAGGTCCAACTAATCCTTGAGGTCCAGTAATACCTTGATTTCCAACTAATCCCTGAGGTCCAGTAATACCTTGATTTCCAACTAATCCCTGTTGTCCAACTAATCCTTGAAAACCTTGTAATCCTTGATTTCCAACTAATCCTTGAGGTCCAACTAGCCCTTGAGCGCCTATAATACCCTGATTTCCTTGGTATCCTTGATTTCCAATAGTAGATAACGCTTCTTCTAGCCCATCTATTTGTTTGATTTTAATTGGTGGAGGCATATGTGTTTACTTACTTTTTAATAATGATTGTAGTATTATATATTTTATTTATATAGGTTAGTTTTCCAATTATACTTATATGTCTTTTTGTGTTTGTGTAAATCTGGCTCCCAGAGATTTCTTATTAACATTTCATATGTTTTGATTATTTCGGGATTTGTCGATATGTATCTATTTAAAACTTTATCACTTTTTTCTTTATATTCTTTAATTTGAGAATCATGTTTATTTATAGCAATGTCTAGTTGTTTCATTCCTCCTGAAATTTCAAAGTCCTTGTAATAATATCCAGCATCTTTAATAAAATCAGCATTGTGCACTACTGGATAATTAAAATAGAGCGCGTCTAAATATGAATAATTTAATGGATTTCCCCACTGATGAGCTAGCACTATATCTGTTTCCTCCGCAAGAAATGTAGTTACCGGATATCTTGGAATAAACTTTATTAATGGACTTTTTGCATTAACTATATCCATTAATTTTAACATTCCCATAAAGTACTTGTTTTTTAGTAATCTATTACCACTTCCGACAAACAGTTGTTTAAATGAACCTTCTCCGAATTTTCTATAAAATGATTCAACAATCATAATCGGTATTAACGCGTATTTTACTACGTTTAAATTTGGTTCCATTACTGATATTTTCTTTTCAGAAATAGGACGAGGTTGATATTCTGGTATTTTTTTACCAAGTGACTGTAGTATTTTTTTGTTTTTTTCAATAAACATAGGGTCCCATATAAATGGAACTACCTTAACCTTTCCAGGTTCATGTCTATATATTAATTCAAAATATTCTTTATTATGTAGTTCTTGCTGTGGAATTATCCATGTTTCGTCATGACCTTTATCCCATGCGGGTAATCCAGGTGCATCACTTTCTCCAAATAAAACTCTTTCCATGTCTATTACATAATTGTTGCCACATTGGTACTTTACGACCCTTGCATTTGGATTATTTTTTCTAAGAGCTGCAGTATATATTTCAGGTAATGAGGTTCCAAGTGTTATCAATAAGTCTAATTCTTTCCATTTGTCCTTATATTTATAAGTCTTAAATATGTTAGTATCCCAAGTTACCTTCGATAGATCCTGTACAATGTTCGATGTGTCTAATATCCAAACGTCGTTGCCTTTGATTTGTAATAGGGTGTGCGCTAGATATAATGCATTGAGTTTTATCCCATTAATCCATAATGATTCGTTTTCTTGTGAAAGTCCTATAGTTATTCCTATTTTCATATAAGCATTAATTTTTATACTGTATATATTACATAAAAAAAGGACCTAAAAAGGTCCTTTTAATACTATTTGCTGAAAATTAAAATTGATAAGTAATCACAACAACATCGTTCGCGTCTATTGCATATCCTGGATTTGCGATAACAACCGAGGTTCCACTCACAGAGGCTATTGACGTTTTAATACCATTCACATACGCTTGAGCCAAATACTTGTTATTGTCCTGTACTGGATTTATAAGAGAATATGTCAAAGATATCGTTCCAGTAAATGTTTCTTCAAACATTTCAAAGTCCTGCATAAGAGCACTTTCAATTGAAGTTACTTTCGTGGTTATTGATGTTTCGGCTGCGATAGCTCTTGCCTTTTCAATAGAGTCCTGTACCGATACAACCGCCTCAACTCTTACAAAGTCAGAATTGGTAGATGAAATTTCAGAACTTAAAGCTGATGTTAATAATGTTGCTCTAGTATTTATTGAAGTTACATCGCTATTGGTAGCTACTATTTCCGAACTTAAGGCAGCTGCGAGAGCAGTTGCTCTAGCATCGATTGAAGTTACATCATTATTAGTAGATACAATTTCTGAACTTAAGGACGCTGCAAGTGCAGTTGCCCTGGTATCAATTGAAGTTACATCATTATTAGTAGATACAATTTCGGAACTTAAGGACGCTGCGAGCGCATTTGCTCTAGTATTTATTGAAGTTACATCTGAATTTGTAGCTGCAATTTCAGCGTTTAAGTTACCAACTACTACTGCTAGTGCGCCATCATTTGTCGTATCTACTGCGTTAATTAACGAAACTATTTCAACAAAAGAGTCTTTATCGGCGTCAGACGCTGTCAAAATCGCATCAATTCTCGATTTTTCAGTGTTAATATTTGCTGACAGATTAGATTCTACCGAAGTAGCTCTATTAATTTCCGTAGTTAACCTATTAGTTATAGAAAGCTCACTTGAAGTTGCTCTAGTTATTTCGGCTGAAATAGAACCATCAATTCGAGTAACATCGGAATTTGTTGAGTTTATTTCAGTAGAAAGCGCAACTTCTAATGAATCTATGGATGCGTTAATATTTCCAGTAATTTGACCCGTAACTGAGTCGATATACGCCTTAGTAGCTACGGCTCCTGCTATTTTATTTTCGGTTACCGTTGCCCAGTTTACCGTTGCTAAAAAGTCTGCAATTTGCTTAGACCTAATTTGTGCCATTTTCTTCTTTTTATTTTTAATTCACGTTATTCGTATTTATTATTATATATATTTAATAAATGTGTAGTATTATCCTAAATAGTCTATCTCATATATTAAGTTTATTTCATCACCTACTTCTAATTCGAATCCTGCGATATTGCCATTCCATATTAATTGATCTTCTCTTCGTATTTCTCCAATTAACATTGAAGTTTCACCATTGTTTCCTGAAAAGTAAACTGTCTTATTTTTAGCTCCATCGCCTACATCAACACTAATACCATTCACTTCTACCATAACATAGGATTGTTTGTATGGAGAATATGTAATGTATATTCCTGTAGGAGAACCTGCACCATTAGTCGCAAACGCAACTCTTTTGTTCTTGTCAGTATATGTTAATACTCCTTCTGGTTTAACTGTAATACCATGTGCATCTATACTGAATGCTACATTATCACCTACTTGCCATATTGATTTATTAACACCTGGTCCTCTTGAAAAATCTTCAAGAACAACCTTTAAACGAATTCCATCACTGTCAGCGTCAACACCATTTCCAGGAATAACATCAATTCTTTCAGATGTTAAAATTTTATATATTGCATAAAATGATGGATTGTCTATACTGAATAATGTAATAATTCCGGTAATATTATCAACTCCCATTCGGTTAACAACAAAATTTTCAAGTGACGCAGGTCTAATTAAATTTAAATCTAAATTTCTAAATGTCATTATGCTTATTTCAGAAGGATCCTGTGAATTAACTGACATATATCCATATCTAGAAGGTATATCGGAATCTATGTATTCTATCATGTATTCAGAAGATCCAAATGGTTTTCTAGAAATAACCTGAACCGGTGATGGAATTATAACATCAGGGTCGTCTACAAATTCTCCAGCGATAATGCGCCCTACTTTAAATAGTGGCATGATGTAAGTCTTTGCTGATGGAAAATAATTACTATAAACTATTCTAATCCTTGCAAACAAATCACCAGGATCTAAGTATCTTGAAATGTTATCTATTATTTCAAACGAAATATTTCCTGCATTATTTGTGTTTACACTTCCAAGATTTAATTGCTGTGAAACTCCAGGAATTACCGGATTTCCAAATACAAGCTGTAAATCACCCGTTTCATTTAATATTTCCACCGAAATTGATGTTACATATTGCAGTGACACTGGATTTCCAAGAAAGTCCCTATCTAATTGTATGTTATATGTTTGAGAATTTCCTTGAATCACATTGAATGTTTCTTCAATGCTCGCCAGGATATCTTCTTGAATTACGTAAGCCATTTTTAAAATTTATTTTTAATAAGATATGATTGTGTATATATCTTAAATACCATGTTTAATTCTGTTAAATATGCAATATTGCATAAGTGGAATCATACATTCATCATGTGCAGGCATTTCACCTTTGATTTTTACGTCAAATCTAAAAAATCTAAATTTATTACTTTCTAATTCTTTCTCTGAAATAAATTGAGCAATACTTTGTAAGTTATTTTTAATTACGAATTGCTTATTTACTTTAAAATTAATCCAATCTATTTTAAAACTCAAAGGTTCCTTATAAGAATATACTTCAATATTTTCAAGTTTAGCATCAATATACATTATATAGCCTGTTGTATTTAATGTTCTTTTGTTTGGTATTTCAGTAATTATGCAATTTTTTTCTAGATTTCTCCATTTGTCTCTAACTAATCTATACATATCTTCTAATAGCTCAATTGCCATATCACATACTTTATAAATGATTTCGTGCTCAGTTTCGGACTCATATTTATATTTTAAAGATAATGTGTCAGTGTCGATTCCGATGATCTTTCTAGAATTATTATCTATTATATCCCTGTTGTATTTTATATTATAAAGAATTTCTAATTCTGTTTCAACTGTCGACATCGCAGAATAAAGGCTATTATCTAATATAAGGGATTTGATTTCCTTTATTCCAGATAATAGCCTATATTGTTTTAATTCGTAATCGTAAGGAGTTTCTGTTAACCAATTTTTATTAAAGATGTTCATATACTATGTATCTCCATAGACATGCTAATATTTAACAAAAACTTATTATATTATAATATTCTTCTAGATTCTGTTGTGTTTTTACCTTTATGGATATCCATTTTATCTCCAGTTACAACAGGAAGTCCACATTGTAATATAAACCAACTTGCCTCAATCTCAGCTTCTTCTTTAGAAATTTTAAGAACATCTTTCATTCGAAGAACGCAATGATTAATAAAAACGTTTTCCTTTTCGGGTGTTGTTGTGTATTCCATATACCACATTGGATTTTCACTAACATCTTCAAACTTTACGTTATGATCGATTAATTGATAGTTTTTTAATTCAACGAGTAGATTTCTGTGTTTTTCTCTTTGTGTCATAATGAAAGTAAAGATATTAATAGTTCATTGTCATTTAGTCTAACATATTCGTCATGTGATATGTCTACCATATATGATCCTTTGAAGTAATTTGCAGCTATTTTAATAGGTTCACCTCCTGGCTCTATTCGTTCCTTCTCCAATAATTTATTTAAGACATAAATGTCGCTTTGTATTATGTAAAAGTGTACTCTCATATTATCTCTTGGCAGTAATGATTTCATCTATAATTCCATATTTTAATGCCTCTTCGGCGTTTAACCATAAATCCCGAGTCGCATCATTCATTACTTGTTCTGGTTTTTTACCACAATATTGTCCTAACAAATTAAATAATTCTTTGTTAACTTTTTTCCATTCAGCCCAATCAATTTCTGCGTCTTGAATGTTTCCACTAAATCCTCCAGAAGATTGATGTAACATAGTGGTAGAGTGTCTTAGAGAACTTCTCTTACCTTTAGTTCCAGCTCCTAATAATACAGAACCCATCGACGCTGCCATTCCTGTGTTAACTGTTTTTATATCTGAGTTGATATATTCCATTACGTCAACCATAGAAAGACCTGATTTTACAGAACCTCCTCCAGAATCAATATGCATTGTTATATCTCTTTTATCGACAGAATCCAGAAACATTAATTGCGCCTGTACTATTGTTGACATATTATCATTCACAGTTCCGGCAACCCATAGAACGCGGTCCATCATAAGTCTTGAAAAAATATCCATCTGTGTTGCTCTCAATTCTCTCTCCTCTAAGATATAGGGGGTCATTGATCCTTGAATTTGTTTCTTATAATATTCCATAGACATTGAGCTTATATTGTGATCGCTCATTGCGTACTTGTTAAATTCTTTTTCGTGGTTCATTTATAATTTTTCTAAAAGTTGTTTTACATTATTACATTTTTCATATTGTTCGTCTTCCACATAGAAATTAATGCTTCTTATAAGTGCCTGTTTGTATGCTTTCTTTGGAAGTTTTGCAACCATTATAGTTCCATCCTTTGTAATAAAATGACATAACACGATTTCATTAATTTCTCCACTTATATTTTTTGCAATAAAGTCTATAATGTTGTCATGGAATTGCGAAGTATCTGCTATTAACATTACGTCATCTACATCAATGCTAAAATTTGGAATTTTATACATGCTATCTATCATACTTTATTTATATTAAGATATTCACATAATATTTTATAATACTCGTGTTTATCTTTGTTATTGTTAACCGCTTCATTTATATTATTTATCATTTTAATACCATGATCAGTGATTGTCATATTACCATTTTCAATGTTAAACAGTGGAGTAGTTAAATTCATAGTATATTGACTCACATGTGGATGATCCATTACTATCTTTTCGGCTAGCTCATAATGCCTCTGATAAAAATGAATGTTATCCGAGTAGTGATGATATGTTCCTAATTCTAAGTCAGGATACGTTGGCTTAAGCCATAAGTGGACATGCTGCTGTACTAATGCAAAAAATGGAGCGTCAAACGTAAGACCATAAAAAATGTCATTGGATCTCATTTGCACCTTCATATCTAATACATTATCTCTAATCGAAAAATTAAGATACATTGTGCACACAAAATCATTGTTTCCTTTTACCTGATATTTAGGTTGATTTAAGAATGCAATGGCTTGTCTTGAATTTTTATCTGATTTTAATGTGTCAACTACCCATTGTAGTTGATCTCCAAATAAAAGAGATCCGTAATTTGAATTAATTTCATTTGTTCCCGGATTTGTTATGTTTTTCCAGAATCCAGAAAATTGATTAATGTAGTCGACATTATTATCCTTGTTTAAATACCATACAAGCTCTCCTGCAAAATATTTAAAGTTAAATTCCCTGTCATTGAAATTTGCAATTGGAGAGGTTGGATCTACTTTATATCCTTTATACATTAGTTCGGCAACCTCTAATTCCCTTGGAGTAGAAAGCTTTCCATCTAATTTAATGTCGGAAATTATATTTTGAAATACTTTTGAAAAATTTCTCATTTATTTTATTGTTTATTATTATATCATTATTTGATAAAAAGTTTACCATCACCTTTTTTGTGAGAAATATTATATACTTTATTTCCTTTAACCATAGTTCCTGCAATAATTGAATCAGCTAATAGATCTTCAATATACGTTTGTATTGCTCTCTTTAGGGGTCTTGCTCCATATTGTGAGTCATATCCATTTTCTGCAATATGTTGCATTGCAGTTTTAGATACTTTTATAAGATATCCTTGTGATTCCATTCTTTTAACAACATTTGCAACTTCAATATCTGCAATTTTAATAACGCTTTCGATTGCTAGCGCATCAAATAAAACTATTTCATCAAGTCTGTTTAAGAACTCAGGAGCAAACTTATTTTTAAGTTCTTTTCTAATAACTGTTTCCATTTCTAGTTTAAGAGAAGTATTTGAGCTGCTGAATCCAATTCCTCCACCAAATTCTGCAACTCGTTTTGCACCAACATTACTTGTCATAATGATAATAGTGTTAGTAAAATCTATTGTTCTACCAAGAGTGTCAGTTAATCTACCATCATCAAGAACTTGCAATAGTGTATTAAAAATATCCGGATGCGCTTTTTCAACTTCATCAAATAATATTACCGAATATGGCTTACGTCTAACTTGTTCTGTTAGTTGACCACCTTGTTCATGTCCAATATATCCAGGAGGAGCTCCAATAAGTCGGCTCACATTGAACTTTTCTTGATATTCTGACATATCAATTCTTATGAGCGCATTTTCATTTCCAAAGTAATATTCAGTTAAAGCTTTAACTGTTTCGGTTTTACCAACGCCAGTTGGTCCAATAAACATAAATGATCCGATTGGTTTTTTAGGAGAGCTTACGCCTGTTCGACTTCTTTTAATAACCCGACAAAGACCTTCAACTGCTTTGTCTTGTCCAATAATCATCGACTTAAGTTCCTTTTCCATGTCGACTATAATTCGATTTTCATCGTTAGTCATTCTTGCAACCGGGATTCCAGTTGACATTGAAATTGTTTCGGCAATATCCTCATATGTTACCTGTTTTTTATTTAATCGAAACGATTTTTCCCACTGAGCAGTGGTGTTTAATATTTCATCTTTTTTGCTAAGTTCAAGGTCTCTTAACTTACTTGCCTTTTCATAATCTTGACTTTCTACAGCAGCAAACTTTTCTATTTTAATAAGGTTGGCTTCAATTTCAAGTTCTTTGATATTTTCAGGTAATTTTATTTCTGATAAATGAACCTTTGCGCCAGCCTCATCCATAATATCAATAGCCTTATCTGGTAGTTCTCTTTGTGTAATATATCTATCTGAAAGTGTAACACACGCTTCGATTGCCTCGACTGAATATTCAACAGCATGATACTCTTCATAATTACCTTTGATTCTATTTAATATTTCGACAGTGTCTTCAATACTCGGAGGATCGATAAATACTTCTTGGAATCTACGAGTAAGCGCTCCATCCTTTTCTATATTTTCTCTATATTCATCAAGCGTTGTTGCTCCTATACACTGTACTTGGCCTCTTGCTAATGCTGGTTTTAAAATGTTACTCGCATCTAATGAACCACTCACTCCACCTGCACCAACTATTGTATGAATCTCGTCAATAAACACAATAACGTCTTTATTTTCCTTTAGTTCATCAACAATGTTTTTCATTCGTTCTTCAAATTCTCCACGATATTTAGTACCCGCGACTATATTTGCAATGTTTAACGAAACTATTCTTTTATTAAGAAGAGTCATTGCAACCTTTTTATCAACAATGCGTTGTGCGATTGCTTCGACCAGCGCAGTTTTACCAACACCAGGATCTCCTAATATAATTGGATTATTCTTTTTTCTACGGGATAAAATTTGGCATATACGATATACTTCTTTTTCCCTCCCGATTATTGGATCTAATTTACCTTCAGCTGCCATTTTTGTTAGGTCTTCTCCGAATTGATCGATAAATGGCGTTGTTGTTTTATTGTTTGACATATATTGTATATTTTATACTAGTTTTATGGGAAAAAGTGATTTTGTTTCTTTATTTATTCACATAAAAAAACCCACATAAAGTGGGTTTAAATTAATAATAGTTCTTTTATTCTAAAATACAAATATTTCTCTAGAAAACATCATATTGTTTACAAGGGCCTTGACTTTAGATATCATTAAATCATCGTCATGATTTAATATTACCATATCAATTAATTCAACAATATATTCCATATCATGTTCAACAAGTCCACGTGTTGTTACAGCAGGCGTTCCTATTCGAATACCGGATGTTACAAATGGAGACTTATCATCAAATGGAACAAGATTTTTATTTACAGTAATACCTGCAAGTTCTAATGCTCGTTCAGCCTTTTTTCCAGAAATGTTTTTATTTCTTAAATCAATTAATATCATGTGATTATCAGTACCTCCTGAAATGATATGATATCCTCTTTTAATAAATGCTTTGCCGATTGCCTTTGCATTCCTTTGTAGTTGAATATTATATTGTAAATAATTATCGGTAAGTGCTTCTCCAAATGCGATTGCCTTTGCAGCAATGATATGCATCAAAGGTCCTCCTTGATTTCCTGGAAAAACTGCCATGTTTAATAAGTATGACATCATTTTAAGATCGCCATTATATGAAGGATGCTCAAAATCTTTACCCATCATAATCAATCCACCCCTCGGACCACGTAGGGTTTTATGTGTAGTAGTTGTTACAATATGACAATGAGGAATTGGATCATTTAATAATCCTGTTGCGATTAAACCAGATGGATGTGAAATATCTGCAAGTAGAAGTGCACCAACACTATCTGCAATTTGTCTAAATCTTTTAAAATCCATATCTCTTGAATACGCAGACGCACCTGCTATAATCATTTTTGGCATTTCCTTCTCCGCAATTTCTTGAATTTTATCATAACATAAAAGACCTGTAGATTCTTCAACACCATAAAATGAAGGTGTGTAAATTCTTCCAGAGAAGTTAACACCTGAACCATGTGTTAAATGTCCACCATGTGATAAATCAAAACCAAGTATTTTATCTCCCGGTTTTAAACATGCAAAGAAAACTGCAGTATTTGCCTGCGAACCTGAATGTGGTTGAACATTTGCATATTCTGCGCCAAACAATTCCTTTGCCCGATCTATTGCCAGCTTTTCAATTTCATCAACAACTTCACAACCTCCATAATATCTCCTTCCCGGATATCCTTCAGCATACTTATTTGTTAATATCGAACCACATGCTTTCAATACCTCTGGGCTTACGTAATTTTCGGATGCTATTAATTCTAATCCACCCCTTTGTCTCGTGGATTCTTCGTCTATGAGATCAAATATTATTTTGTTTCTTTCTACGTTGTTACTCATTTAAATTATTTAATTATTTTTTAGTTGTAGATCTTCCTACGTTATTAACAGATCTCTGTGTACATGATGGACATAACACTGCTGTTGTTTTTTCGCTCACTTCAGTGAATTCATTGCAAACTTTTCCTTCAGGTCCATAGTCACTCCATTTGCTTCGACTTGGATCTGAATTTTGACAAATCATTTTTACTGAAGATGTTCCGTTGGTTCTTGTAAATTTTTTAGTTTTCCACATAATTTTTATTTATTCTAGTTATATTAAGTATTTGTATTTTGTTTACTACTCAAGGTAATTAGAGGTGTGCCATCTAATTAAATCATATTCTTTAGTTTGTCCTAATGCGTGGGAAAATTTAATTCTCAGTTTTAAAAAAAAATTATTTTTGCAAGAATATAGGGGCCTAGGCCTCGATTCCCACCTAATACCCTAGGGTTCCTCCGAATACCGTCAAGTATCAAATTACCAGCAACATCAAATCACCTCTGAAAATTCGAAAGGGCCCGGGCATACCTATCTAATACCATGTAGAAATACCAATGTTTGAGAATTGTCATAGTGACCCCCTGCAACGACACCCATTTCCCACACCATATTGAGTCCTGCCTATGCATATGACAAATTGGCGGTGAATTCAATTCTGTAACGTTACATCTAAATCTGCGTGTCTTATTAGGTTCTATTATATTAACCCTTCTACTATAATTTTTATATAGACTATAATTTGTTATAGTGCACCATACATCATACAGTTTCACCGCCCAATCAATGCCTACATGACACTCTTTTTGTTTTTAAAATTGACTAGTCAAACCTCAAATCACACTGAGACCTCAAAGTATCCGCGTCACAGCTCAGCTAACTTACCCCAAAGGCTTAAAGACTTTAGTTATATTGACAGTACCCCATAATGTTTCAGCAATGTGTGAATCTTTTTAAAATAATATCACATGTTGTCTGACGGTCACGTATGGGTACTTGAATTCTGTAAGGTATCAAAGGTATCAAAGGTATTAAATAGGTGTGTCCTCATGCCTACATATCTATTAGTACATAAGAAGTCGAACAGCCCTTGAGGCCTCTAAAAAAATTCTGGGAATATTTTTCTACCAGGTACTATAGGCCTTTTAGGGGGTACCATTAGGGATGAGGTGTATCAATATTCTGTAGGCGTTCTGTACACTTGGAGGTGATGTTGTGATGTGAGGGATTACATGATGCGGATGATATTGGAAGGATCTTATGCGTTCTTTGAGTACTTAGAGAACTTAGAGAATTTGACATGTGATGAGGGCCAATTGCAGGTATTTCTCACCTGGGAATAATGGTTGACTTTGGGTTAGGCGGAAAACCATGCCCTTTATTATAGATACTATTAATATTAATTATAATTAGGCGCATTTACCTCGCATCACTTCGCGCCTCGCCGTGAATTTCTCTAGTCACCGCAAATTTCTATAGACTAGCGAGGTTTCGGATAGGCCTTAAACCTAGGTGTCTGTGTCGACTGATATGTGCGGTTATTCATCATAGGTGGCTTATAAGCAGGTTGAGACCCTTGTGCCGGGATTGCAGGGTCCGGACGGTCACCTATGACTGATGGGTTAAATGTTGGAATGTCCGGACGACTTACAGGTCTAGATGGCGGTGCACCATGAATCTCTGGGTCTGCTAGCGGTTTAGAGTTAACCGTAATATTGTCTGAGGGCGGTGGAGAGTATTTATCATTTATTGCGCCCTGTAGGCTAGCCATAAACCCAGTTGACTTAACTTGTGTATTTGCAGGTTCACCTGTAAATTCCGATGTATTAACCACCTTATACGTTGCTGAGGTATCTGTATTTGGTATCTTATCTGCCGCTAGCGCAGACTGTGATGTGTCTATTTGATTGGCAGCCTGTGAACTTGTTTGGTTCACATTAGTTAGTTTAGGCTGTTGGATAGTTGTGTCACCTGGACTATTCTCTAGTGTCATGGGTACCTGTTGTATGTTAGGTATACCTGTAGTTTGTGACTTTGCTGCAGCTATCTTATCTGCTATACTTGGTTTAAACATTATGCACCGTGGGCCTTATTTAGTTTGTTTTGTAGACTGCGGATCTTTGTGAAGTTTAACGGATCTGTCATCTTAGTCTCAAGTATCTTAGCGTTCAATTGAGCTATCTTGTCTGCTATGGGTATTGTTTGTTTTTTCATACATTATATATTTAATGTTTCTGGTATCACATTGGAAATATATGCAAAGTCACTATAGGTCTTTGCTGCTACTGCTGTGTATTGTGATTGACTATATAAATTTGTTTCATAATATAGAGTGTTAATTAACTGTACACTAACATCAGCTAGAATCGTTTCATCAATTAATATGATCTTGTTACCTCGCCTTGCAAATACTGTTAACCAATAGCTAGCTCCTTCTGGTTTAAATTCAATAGTCTGTAAACTTCCTTTTTTAAATACAGATAGTGTACTAGCAGGATATTTCATATAGTATAAATTATCACTATCACTTGCATCTGATATTGCTAATATGCCTCCCTGTGAACGTGCTACAAAACGGAATGAACCTATAGTGTAACCTTCCATGAATTGTACTGTAGGTATTTTATTGATGTTAATTAACTTTGACATGATAGTGGTGTTTTAGATTGATTAATTATTATATATAAATCTAATCAATTTTGGGTTAAGAAAGAAATAATTAGTGTTAACATTTTGTTAAAGTTTAATCATAATATAGATTGTTATTTCATTAGACTCTAGCAATATACATAATAGGAATGGAAGATTACTAGATCTTTGTTAAAGTCTAGTGTCATGTGTCGGCACTACCATATTAAATACTGAATCCACTACTGACTCCCTTACTGAATCCACTACTGACTCCCTTACTGAATCCAGTATGTGTTTACCTAGTTTCATAACTTAATAATTTAATGTCTACTGAATTCATGATTGACTCCCTTACTGAATTCGTGATTGACTCCCTAACCGAGGACCCTACTAACTCCCTGACTGAGGCCCCTACTGACTTCCCTACTAAATTTCCTACTGGTGTCCATATTGAATTACATATTATGCTACTTAATGAATTACTTACCGAATCTCCTATAGGAGCCTCCATGGGTTTACCTAGTTTCATATTTTAATATTTATTGAATTACTTACTGAATACCGTATTGGCGCCTTTACTGGCAACCATATTGACTCCATCACGGACGTCCCTACTGAATCCCCCACTAGTGTCCATACTGAATCCCGTATTGATGTTCCTATTGAATTCCTGACTGAATCACATACTGACTCGCTGACTGAATCCCCCAATGATATCCATATTAACTCCCCCACTGAATCCCCTAGTGGAGAATTTATCGGTTCACTTAATTTCATATTTTAGTATTAATTATTATATGTAAATTTAATCAAATTATAGACCTTTTAAAAATATTTAGTGTTAAATATATGTTAAAGTTTAATATAGAATTTAACAAAACTTTAACACTAAATATTTTCATGTTAACCCAAAAATGATTAGATTTACATATAATAATTAATCAATATAAAACACCACTATTATGATCAGAAAATTAGCAAAATTCGAAGTTGAAAATCTATTAACAATACCAAATTGGAAAGATTCTTTTTATTTGGAAATATTCAAGGTTAAGGTTGACGAAGATGTAAATGGAAGTATTAACGAATATTACTTAGCTGAAACTACAAAACAAGTTATTGATATGATTGCCAAACAACCTCAACGTCCGGAAATGGTTATCAGTAGAATTTAACAAAAAATTAACACTAATTATTTCTTTCTTAACCCAAAATTGATTAGATTTATATATAATAATTAATTAATCTAAAACACCATAATCATGACAAAGAAAAACGCACTTAATCAAGACCGAAACAAAACCAAAGCACAATTCAAAGCAGACTTCGATGCTGTTTTAGCAAAGGCATTAGCAAACAAGTCTATTAATACTGAATCTTATCCAACACCAACAGGGACTAAATATGTTAGTCGTAATGGTATACCACACAAAATAGTAAATGGTCAGTGGGTACCACTAACTAAAATCAACTAATAGCTGAAACTTTTTATCAAACAAATATATAACTATAAAATAACAATCATATGTCTATCTCAACTCTTTCAAATACAATAATTGAAACACGTAAAGTTCAAACATTAGAAGCACAAAATCTACGCAAGGTAGTACCATTCAGGGATATTAATATTATCGATGGAGAAACATTAGAATATAATGGTACCCGCATCACGATAACGAAATCAGCTTTTAAAAATCTTTTAGGCTTACTTGGAATGTCAGCCACATTCGCAACTAAATTTGAAACCCTTTTTACTAAAGAAGCAAAGGCACAATTCATTAATACTATGAAAAATGCAATGGCATCTAATTCAGGTAAATTGTCTGAAGTAACATTGGTTCTTAATCCATATACAAAGACTGTTGTTGCAATTACAAAGAGGGACGATATTGGTATATCTAACCAACAATTCATGAATGTGGCTGAAAACATCATTGACAACCATTCAATGGATGTTAAGGATTGGTCAATTGACCCAGGTACTGGAATCATTACAATTAATGCATTTAATCCAAAGGCTAACTTTGCCGTTGATGGATTATCAAATGAAGTATTTACAGGAGGTGTAACATTTAAAAATTCACCAAGAGAGGGTTTCCAAGTATTACCATATGTAAATCGTCAATGGTGTTCAAATGGATTAACAAGTCAATTTGCAGCTGAAGCATATACTCTATCTTCATTAGATAGTGGTTCTATGGAGAAGTTCTTTGAAAATTTAAATGAACTTCGTAAAAATAACTTTGCACCTACTGGATTTGCGGATCGTGTTCGTATTGCAAACGCTACTCCAGCATCACTTAGTGAAATTGGATTTGGTCATAGATTAATTGAGCCATTTGCAGGAGAACGTTCATCTAACTGGATTCCTTACGCTGAAAACATGAATGCATATTACAATGCAGGATATGATCAATTAACTTCTGATCAATTACGCGGTGCTAAAGGTAACACTTCAGTATGGGATGTTGTAAATGGAATTAATCACTTTGCATCTAATGGTGCTGGTATTATTGATACTAACATGCAAGACTACAATGCAACTGACCTAATGATTAAGGCTGGTAATCTTTTTGGAAAGAAATCATTTGACCATGAAAACCAGATGCCAAATGTATTTGGTAACCGTGAATTATTAAGAGGTGGTAGTTCGTTAAACTAATAGTAGCTCTGATTGTGTGCAAACACATGCATTATATAAGTCACCTAATCAGACGACCAAAACCAGCACCAGTGCTGGTTTTTTTATATAAGAAATTCAAATACTAAAAATAGAGTATGAAACTAGGTATACCTGGTCTAGTCAGTAAATCTAGTCGGGGGATGCATTATGGGATTCGGTATGGAACTCAATAGTGGATTCAATAATGCATTCAGTGGAAGATTCAGTCACCGTTAGTTTAACAAAACTTTAACACCCATTATTTCTTTCTTAACCCAAAATTGATTAGATTTATATATAATAATTAATCAATCTTAAACATCATCACCATGTCAAATGCACCAAAGGTTACAATGAAAGAAAAAGTATTACAATATGTAGAATCTGTTGGAACTGCGCGATTCACAGACATTCAAAAATTTATTGTTGAAACTAATTACGGCAAAGGTTCATATATACAAGGTCGCAAGTTAGAGAGAGTTTGGAATTACAAAACACAAAAATACTCTGAAGCAATAAGAAATTCATACAGAGGTTATTATTGTTGTGCATTTTCAGGCAGGCGTCCCTATTTCTTAATAGGTGTAGACAAATTAGTTAAAAATGAAAACGGAAAATACTCGGTTGTTCGTGGCACATAAATCCACACTAGATTATATTCACATATAATATTTAAGATATGAAACTCGGTAAGCATTTAAATGATTCAGTGGGATGGTCAATAATGGATTCAATATGTGATTCAGTATGGAATTCAGTCAGGAATTCAGTATCATGGCCAGTAGAGACGTCTGTCGTGAATTCATTAGGGACATCAGTAAGTAATTCAGTAAGGGATTCAGTATTGACGCCAGTATGTACATCAGCTAATGTTTTAATATTGAATTCAATAAACAAAAGGTTATGAAACTAGGTAAATGTGTAGTGACTTCAGAATTGGATTCAGTAAGGGATTCAGTAAGTGCGGCAGTATGGGATTCGGTAGAAGATTTAGTATGGAGTTCAGTCAGGGATTCATTATGGAGTTCAGTCAGGGCTTCAGTCATGAATTCAGTAAGGAATCATGTAAGGACTTCCGCATTAACTTTAGTAGAAGATTCTGTAATTAAATCAGTTAATAATTAAATTATGAAACTAGGTAAATGTGTCAGTAATCAAGTAAGGTATTCCTTGAGTGATTCAATAAGTGATTCAGTAAGGAATTCAATACGCGACGGAGTAGATGTTTCATCTAGGTTTTTAGTAAGGGATGTAGTATGGAGTTCAGTAGTGGATGCAGTACGAGATGGTGTAAGTGATCCAGTAAGGGATTCATTAGGTAGTGTAGTATTGGAATCAGTAAAGGATTCAATAAACAAAAGGTTATGAAACTAGGTAAAGAAATAAGCAATTCACTATGGATATCGATATCTACTTCAGTAAGTAATCCAGCCAGGGATTCAGTAGGATATTTATTATGGAGTTCAGTATTTGATTCAGTATGGATATATGTATCGAATTCAGTAAGTGCTTCAGTAAGGGATTCAGTGTGTGCTTCAGTAAGGGATTCAGTGGAAAATTCAGTAAAGGATTAAAGCATGGAACTAGGTAAACACATAAAGGATTCAGTAAGGAAGTCAGTTGTGGCTACGGTAAGGGGTACGGTAGGTAATTCAGTCAGGGATTCAATAGGGAATTCAGTATGGACGTCACTTTGGATGCCTGTATGGACGTCAATTAGTGATTCAGTATGGACATCAATAAACAAAAGACTATGAAACTAAGTATACCTATAACTGCTTCGATCATGGATTCATTCAGGGATTCAGTAAATAATTCAATAAGGGATTCAGTAGAAGATTCAGTAAGTACTTCAGTATGGGCGACAATTGGGGATTCAGTATGGACATCAACAGAATGGTCAATAAGGGATTCAGTGTGTGATTCCATAAGGGATTCAGTCAGGAATTCAATTAGTGATTCAATAAACAAAAAGGTATGAAACTAGGTAAAGAAATAACAGCTTCAGTGAGGAGTTCATTAGCGTGGTCAGTCAGGGATTCAATATGGGATTCCATAAGGACATCAGTAATGGCATCAGTAAGGCATCATGTATGGGATTCAGTATCGACTTCGGTCAAGGATTCGGTAAATACTAAAATATGAAACTAGGTAAAGAAATAAAGAATTCATTAAGATATTCAGTAGGGGAGCTATCGACAGATTCAGTAAATGTTTCATTACGTGATTTAGTAAGGGATGCAGTATGTGATTCCATATGGGATTTAGTAAGTGATTCAGTCTCAAGAAACTTTAACGAAACTTTAACAAAACTTTAACACCAATTATTTCTTTCTTAACCCAAAATTGATTAGATTTATATATAATAATTAATCAATCTAAAACACCATGTCTATTCAAAACAAAAAGTTATTCAAAGCTATTCATGGAATTATCAATGTTAATGCATGTCTCGATCCTGATGGCACTAGTAACATACCTGTAATTAATTATTTCAATTAAACTTTAACAAAACTTTAACACTAATTATTTCTTTCTTAACCCAAAATTGATTAGATTTATATATAATAATTAATCAATCTTAAACACCACCACCATGTCAAAAACAACATACACATTCCACAAAATAAGTAATTTATTTGAATTAAGATCTACAACATGCGATCACAAAATCGTAATCGAACCAGGTGCTAGTAAATATCCATGGATGGAAGCATTAACCCCGGGACGAATCATTAATATTTCTGAAGCAGGTAGATGGAATTCAAGTATATCATATAATAACGAATATGGTGGTGGATTACAAAATACAAGTAAGACGTCTAAGATTGTAACTCCAATTGATGTACAACTTACAAAACTTGACGATTTAGATATAGATAATAGCCTCTTTGATGCATTACCTACTAATACAATATTTGATCAATTTTGTTCTACTGAAGGTGGTTTCTTACCTGGAACAAATGTAATGTTTGCGGCTGGACCTGGTCTTGGTAAAACTACAATTGGATGTGAGCTTATTTCAAAACTACATGATGCTGGTAAGAAGGTAATTTTTATCTCTGCGGAAATGAATCAAATCGACATGTCAAGATACTTAAAAAGATTTCCACACTGGGGTCAAATACCTATGTTATTCTTGGCTGACTACTCTGATAATTCTGCACAGCAGGTTATCGAACAAGTTTTGGCTGAAGGTTATGATATGGTATTTACCGATTCATTCTCTGAAGTATGTGACACGGTTAAAGAGGATTCAAATATGAGTCGAGGTGCAGTAGAGAAATGGTTCTTAACTCTAATGAATTCGCACAATACAGGGCATAATAAATTAAAGAAGTATACTACATTTTTAACAATTCTACAAGTTGGTAAATCGGGTGTCTTCTCAGGTTCTAATAAACTTAAGCACATGTCATCCGCTATGATTCACCTTGAATGGGATGGCTCTGAAAATAACGGTAAAAGATATATGTACTTCTCAAAGAATCGTGTTGGTCAAGTTGGTAAAAAATTATATTACTCACTTGATGGTGGTGTACACTTCGATGCTGCACGTTTTGACAGAGACGTACAAAACGATGAAACACTAGCCGCGGAAAGAACACAGTTAGATGGAGAATCAAACGCATTTGACGCATTGTTTGGCTTTAATAAAATTGCACCTGATGAGTATACTACAGCTGCAGTAGAATCTGAAGTTGCATAGTAAAATTTAGTTTTGATTAATTAATTAGATAGGGGTGTGGTGTTCCTATCTATTACATTAGACCCTTGCATATTATGTGAGGGTTTTGTGGTATCTGGACTTCTGATTGGCGCAATCCGGCAAGCTACCTGTTAGGGAAATGAAGTTTTCTTCACCTTGGCATGTTAAGGGCCCTTTGTGTGGTTGAGATATCACTAACATACAGGTGGAGAGTGTCCCGGTGGGTGAATCGGTAGGGCAAGAGGTTTAAGTTGGGACTTTGAACATTGATATTTAGGGATATTTAGGGATATTTAGGGATATTTAGGGATATTTAGGGATATTTAGGGATATTTAGGGATATTTAGGTACTTAGGGACTTAGGGACTTTGAACATTGATATTTAGGGATATTTAGGTACTTAGGAACTTAGGGTGACTTTGATGCTTAGATAGATTTATGGGTAGGATTAATATCATTACATGTGAGAACTTAAATCACGTATATATCCATTAAACATTTAAATCACTAGAACCGGCAACACAAGGGTCCTTACACGGGCAGGTGTGTAGGTAGGAATGATTCTTTAATACTTTAAGGGAATATAGGGTAAAGAGGCTGGGTTTATTTTAAGGGTTTGTGTATTACTAGGTATTTGTTATTTTATCTTATATGTATATCTAGTCGTTGTATGTTGATGTTGATTACTTGTCTTTTTTTGTGGCACATTTTATTGTTCCGGTGGGGTGGGTTTTTGGTCGACTTGGGACCTTGTGGATGTGTGGGTATAGATGATCTTGGGGTTTAATCTTGGTGTGATGTTTAATCCTATCCCATGTGGTTTCCAGTAGGGTGAGGGCATGTCAGATGGTCTTGTTAAACGATGAAAGGATCCTTTATGGGGATCCTTTCTGGTCTACTAGGGTGGATATGTTATCCTAAGATAATATCATCTGATTTGTTTACGAAATCTTCATGTAGTTTAGTGTTTTTCATTACTTTAACATTTTTTTGATTAATGATGCTCTATCTGCTTCTTTATTATTTTGTAATTCACCAGCTATCTGTATGTATTTCTTTAGATAATTAAGATTCTTTTTATCCAGTTCACCGCTGACATCGACATAATTCGAATAGGCTGCATAACTAATTGTGAGTCTTAATTGACCTGTTTTAAAATTAACAATTAACAGATTGACGTCTTCATATGATGTATCTGTGCCGGCTAGTAGTGTTAGTTCATTATTATTATATCTAATGTCTCCTCTATTAAAACTACCTGATTGGGATTGTATTTTGTCTATTAGGGTCTTTGAAATTTCCTCTATTCCACCTGCATTTTTAATTACATTTTCAAATTCAACCACCTTGTTTGCAGTAGATAACTTTAAAGTGGCAGCGAATTCACGTTGTTCAATGTCGTCTGTTATCTTTTTTAATTTTATGTATAACTTACCTGTTTTTTTAGAATCGATTTCCAGACGTTTACCTCCCGTATCAGGTCCAATAAAACTACACGTTGCTTTAAAAATTTTAAATCTATTCTCACCATATTGAAATTCTATTTCGCCTCGGATTATTTCTAGATTTTCTAAAAGTTCTGCATTATTAATAAGAGTCTGTATTAATCTATCATCATCTGATTTTATTCCAAGTGCGAAATCTTTAATATCACTAACAATTGATTCGTTTATGAAATCTTCATATAGTTTAATATGTTTCATACTTATTTATATTAGTTTATTAAAAATTTCATTTTCTTTAATGTTATTACGTCTTGTACTGAACGTCTTTCGAGCATGTCAACTAGTATATCAGTAAGCTGACTAAGAGCATTACGATTATCTTTAGCATATAATTCATCGTGAGATATCCATGTATAATCAGCGGCAAACTTAATAGCGTCAACTACATTTCCTGCCCCTGTAAATATTTCAAATAACTCCCAAGCTTTTTCTTCATTGTTTGTCTGGAATTTTTTGTCGTTTACAAAGGAGTCTACTGACCCATTGTTGTCATCGAAAATACTATTCTTACTTGCATACTTTGAGAGTTTTTGCTCTTCAGATTTGCTGATGTGGCGTTTTTCGTTAAATGGCCAAGATTCATTAACGAATTCTTCGTATAGTTTTACGTATTTCATGTTTAGTTTTTGTTTATTATATTTGTGATTCAATATCCAATATTGTTTTAATTTTAACAATTTATTTTAGGGATGCGGATTTTAAGATACGTAGAATTTCATTAAAACTCTCTGTCCTTTAACATGGTTACCTGGTCATTTTTTTGCTTTCCGGATTTCTTTAGACTCAACTGCTATACAAATTTATATAGATTATCTTGTATATATTTTTTTATTTCTTCTGATGATTTTTTAAGATTGACATCGAATTTGTCTAATGTTTCTACAGCATCCCCATTATCAATATACATCATAATTTTGTCACCTGAAATTGATAGTTCAAAGTCTTGTTTAGAACCATTAAATCTTAAACTAGGATATCCTAAGAAGTTCTTTTTTATACTTCTTACTGTTAATTTATCAGAGACTGATTTTACAATGTCGGTTAATTCTTTTTGCACTTTAACAGTAAGTGATGCTTCGTTTACGAAATCTTCGTATAGTTTAATATGTTTCATAATGTCTGTGTTTTTATGTTTGGTTTTTATGTTTGGTTTTTATATCCGTGATTCAATATCCCATTGAAGTCTTTCAATATATTTGTCCATGGTGCGAAGCATTGGATAATCGTTAAATAGTTTTGTTCTCATGCGTGGATCTATTATAAGATTTTGTGCTAAATCATATGCGTTCTCAGTACCTCCGTTGTCAGCTACCACGCCTTTAAGTATCTTATTATATTCTGCCTTTGTATATGCCTTTATCCATTCCGGATTTAATGTGGTTTCCTTCTTGGCAGCTTTTGGTTTAACATCTATTCCAGCGTTTTGAGATACTACCGCCTTTAAACTAAACGATTTAGGGTTTTTTCTTGCATCAACAACATCAACAACATCATCCTTCACCTTAAGAATTGTATATTTAAGATCATTCATTATAATAGGTTGACTTATCATGAAATCGAGTTTACCTTCGTTTACGAAATCTTCGTATAGTTTAATGTGTTTCATTTCTTTTATTTTATATATTTAATGATTGTTGGTATGTGATGTGCTAAAAACGCACCTGTAGATTTGCCTCCATTGGCTTTAATCATTTCAGAATGTAGTACAGAAGATTTACTGTCGCTTGCATCACGCACAGAAGCTGGTGCATATGCATCTATATATTCTAGTGTGATGATCAGAGGTTTTTTACTTGTAAATTCAACTTCTATTTTATTTTCAACAGTGTTACCACCACTTCGTCGCATGATTTCCAAATCTTCAACATAAATACTTTTAATTTTTGACTTTGAATCAGTAGGAAATGCAGAGATTCTTTCGCCACGTGCGTTTACCCTTGAAGTATCAGAAGATTTCATTTCCCAATCACCGCCTAGTTTAGTAAGTAATGATTTCATGACCTGTTGCATATCATACGATTGGCCACCCGTATTGCCTGTATTTTCTATTTTCTCGTTTATAAAATCTTCGTATAGTTTAATATGTTTCATTTTCTGTTTTATTTTTGTGTTATATATCTCATTTAAGTTAGTACTACTTTAATTGAATTTATAAAAACATCAACAGGGACTCTATGTCCACCACTATATATATTATATTCAAATGAACCTACACCGTCCTCTTTAAAAAAAGATTTAACCTTATTTCCATCAATCACAGTGTCTTTATTACCGAAATATATAGTATGTTTTGTGTTTTTTAAATCCGTGGTGTCAACTACTGGCTCAAATGATCTTCCAACCATTGCAGGATTAAACAAGAGTGTCGGTATTGATAGTTTACTTCCTATTAAATAAGAAATATATCCACCAGCAGATGACCCTACAATCAAATCGGGTGCTAATTTAGATACGTTCGATAATATTTTTTTAAAGAAGTCTTTTTCTTTATAATTAATATCCGGTGCATATACACTGCTAAATTGTTGTCTTAAAAAAATAATCTTAGGGTCCTTTTCATCTATAACTGATTCAAGACCATGGAGGTATGCTATTTTCATAATGTTTCTTTGATTTATATGTAAATATAAACAAAATAAGTGATATAAAAAAACTTTATATCACTTATTTTAATTAAATCTTTGGTCTACCTAATAATATTTTATCATGACTCGAACCTCCTAGCTTTCTCGAATACCAACCATTTCCGGGCATTCCTTCTTTATTTCCAAGAAATTCAACCTTTTTTCCAAGAACCTTTTCGATAATGTTTATATCAGAAACAACTGGCACATCATACTTACCTAATAATATCTCTGCAATCTTACCTGATACTTCTATATAAAATCCAAGTTTTTGTAATTCATTTCCTCTTGTGGTAATGTACTCACGTTTAGCTGCACTTGTTCCATCATGTCCGACACCTGAATATTTTATGCCGAATCTAGTTTTCTTACCAAACATTATCATGTCAAAATCATTGTCCCCGTGAATATCAATTCCTTCCCAATAATTCCATTCTGAGTCTGCAAACACATCATCCGGTGAATTTATTTTTGCATGTCCACCTATTTCAGCATAAGCTGTTGAAATTAAATTATAAAATTCACCTGCAAGTTCTGGATACTTTTTATAATCAAATTTAAGAGTTTTGCCTCTTTTAGGATTAAATATCTCACCGCTTGTTTTTTCGTTAATGAATTCTTCAAATAATTTTACTTTTTTCATTTATATTATTATTTTTAATTATTTTTTCTATAACAGACGAGTGACTCATATATACTTGTATATGCATCGGTGTTAACTGCTTGCCTTTCTTTATATATTCCATTATTTCTATTAAAAAATAGGAGGGGACTTCCCCTGTGTCAATATACTTAATATGTTCTATCTTAGTCATTTTATTTCATTTTGAATCCAAGCTTTCCGTTTCCTGGATTCGGTGTAGAAACATTAGGAGCCTCGAATGTTATATTTGAATCAGTATCATTAAACCCTTTAAGATAAAAGAGTATTTCCTCTGTTTTTAAATTTACATCCATATATAATTGCTTTACCTCTAGTTTAGAGACTATAGTCCTAAGTGTATTAATATACAGATCTCCATCTCCTAGTTTTCCGTTTAATTTATCAATAAGATTCATTGTTAGTGGATATGAAAAAAGACCTACATATTTATTACTTAATTTAAGCTTAGCCCAGTCAATTCTACTAAAACTACTACCTCTACCTGCTGCTAAATTTACAGGTTCAACAAATTTGTAAAAGAATTCTTCTTTTCCCATTGCTAAAATACCATTTTGAATAAACGTTTCAATTGTACCTTGATCTATATTTTTTAATTTAGTAATTTCTTTAAGCTTTAATACAGATGGCAGATTCATGAATTCAGCCCCCTTGAGATATCCATTTACAACTGAGTTTGTCTCTATTATTTTAAATAAATTATAGAGTTGAGATTCACCATCTAATGTAAATTGCTCAGGTTTTAAGTCTTTAATGATATTAGTAAGCGTAGGTGCTGCTCCGCTTTTGTATTTTGAAGATATCCCATATCCATCAATGTAAAAATCTATTAATGGATTATTACCTGAAGGAAATTTAATTCCATTTGTGTAATTAACAATATTTAACATCAGGGCAGCTCCTAATATTTCTCCAAAATCTTTACCTATTGTATTTAAATCAGCAGGCCCTAATACATCTATTCCTTCTTTAATATTTGCAGTATATTTGATATTCTCATTAAAACTTTCTATTTCGTTGGGATTTTTAAATGAGCTAGAAGGCACGTAATCTGCTACTAAGATATACAATTCGGATAACATAGAATTTAGATATGGATTTGATTTTCCATATATTCTCTCAATGCTTGACGTAACATATCCACCTAATGTGCTTAGATTCATATCTAAATCTTCTGGTATTTTGAGATTAGTAGGAGTTAATTCTTTAGACTTAATAGAACCTTTAGGTGGGTTGTTATCTACTATTTTAAATGATTCACCAGGATTCATTGTTACCTTTCCATTAATATATGGTTCAGTTAGCGTTACGGTGTATGTGTAAAACTTTCCGGAGTTTGCTCCATTAGAATAATCACCAGGCATTGCTAATTGTATCGAATTGCTAATTTTAAGTGTATTGAGAGCTTTTTCTATTTTATTGGTTGCAGTTTTAGTGTCTCCTCCTAAATCAAATCTAATATCTTTATTTCCATTTTTAGAATTAATACGCCCTTTGCCTAAAATCCTTGATAATGGATCCAATATCTGTCCCTCTATAGTTCTTGAATTTTCATTCATTGCAATATCAAACCTTGCTTTAAAATCTCCTATTGTTCCCATATTTTTATTATTGTTTTACTAGATGTGTTTTAATAGGTGTTCCTAGTTCACTCTCTAATTGTTTTATTAGTTTTATATTATTCTTATCATCATCAAAGAAAGTGATGTCAGTGTAACCTTCATCAATAAACCATCGCATTGCCCCTTGTTTTCTTTCTTGTATGTTTCCTACTAAACCATGCACAGGATCATTGACCGCCCATATAAATTTTTTGTCAATATGGAATCCTAAATGAAATCTAAAAAATTCATAGATCATTTCTCTATTATCTCGTGCTGTAATTACTCCAATTGCAATACCTTTGTTATAATTCCTAGTAAGTACACTAAAATATTTGTCAATGATCTTTCCTGCTTTCATTATTTCAATCGACTTAAATTGATCAAAGTTAATTATATGCCGTTGATTCTTTTCATATGAATTAAATTCCTCTGGTGTTAACTCATATGTCTTATCTGTTTTAGGATCAGTTACCTTGATTTTCGCTGATGTAATTAATATAGTGTCGTCTATATCAAATATCAAAATCTTTGTTGTACTGTATTTTTCGTTCATATATTATATATTTAAGTAAATATAATCATTTTTCATTAAGTATAAAAATATTTTAACGCTTATTTTAAAATTTAGGAATTCCTCCTATTTTAATAGCTCTTTTTCTCCATGCTATTAGAATTTGCTTCTTCTCACTTGCAGTTAATCCTTGCTTATTCAGATATCGAGTGACTGATGTTAGCATGCTTTCTCTTCTCTTTTTTCCTTCAAATCTTAATCCTTGTAAGTTTGCGTCTATTTCTTTGGGTAATATATAATATAAGTATGATGGAATCAAATTCATTTTAATCATATGACGATGATCAGAGTCATCGTCATATGGTTTTCCATTCTTGTAGTTATGTATTGATTCGCCTTCCTGCGTGATGTGTTCTATTTCATGACGAACTATATCACATAATAGAAAATAAAGAGTGCTCCATTGATCAGGTAGCCATTCAGGATTAATATTAATGTCTATATCAATAAAAGGTGTTTGATAACATTCATTTTCATCTAGTTCTCTACCATCAGCTCCAGTTGAATCAAGTACGATAATACCCTTTTCGTTTGTGAAAAATAATCTAGCATTAAAATCAAATATTAGATTTTTGGTATCGATATTTATACTGTAATTTGAAAAGTTATCTGGAGAGATAGTGTAGTCTTTTTTCCATGTTTTAATTGTTTTTTGTACAATTTTAGATGATAATGAATCATATTTACTCCTACCCATAATATTTTTCTTTTAATTTATATCATAATATGTCATAATGTTTAAAATAAAAAAGAACCCTATATAGGGTTCTTTTTATATTAGTAATTAGAGTGTTAACTATATGATTGGAGTATTCTGATCGTTTGCATCTAATGTCCCTATTCCGTTTATTACATCGTAACTTAAAGTAGCTACTCTTTCACCTTGTGTACCTGTTTGTGAATCAGTATTAGTAGTATTTAGTGTAATTAACTTACCAACCGATGCAACATTAAACGCTTCATTAGCTGTCGGATTTGTCCAAACATATGCACCAGATGCTTTAGTAGGCGTACCTCCTTTCCATAGAGTAACATCAATGTTAACAGGAAGCTGTCCCTTTGTACCATACCAAAATGCCCTAAGGTCCATTATAATGTTATTAGATGAAGGATATGCTGCCCTGTATTGTGTCACATCAAATAAAACCGACTCAAATCCATTACCAGTATTATCTAGTCCCCATGTCAAATAAGGTGAAGTTGATGGCCACTGTGATTGTACACCGAAGCCTAAATAAGTACCTATTGAGGTTTGACCAACATCAGGTGTCACTATTCGAGTTCTAGTGTCTAAATCAGTTCCATCATTAAATTCATAAGTTATCATGACCCATTCAGAAACAAAGACAAACTCAGTAGCTGAACCTGTTCCATTTGCCCTACGTAACATCCTAAAAAAATTTACGTTACTCATTTCTTTTTTAATTCGTCTATTTGTATTTGTTGATCTTTAATTGCTTCTATTAATATAGCTATAATTTTTTCATAATCTATTGTTTTATATTTAGTTCCACTGTCATCGATGAACGGTAATTCTTTCTCTCTAACAATGTCAGGAATTACCTTTTCAACTTCTTGTGCGATTAATCCTATGTCATGTTGTCCTTTTCTAGAACCAGCATTCCAATCATATTCAACTCCTCTCATTGCCTTGACTTTATCCAATGCATTAGATACTGTTGTAATATTATCCTTTAATCGTATGTCTGACATCGAAGTAGAGAACGCAGTAATGTCACCCGAAACCTGAAAATCTCCTGTATCAGATAATGTCATAACAATATTGTCATTAATATATCCCTGTATTGCACTGGCTACTGAATTAAAATATATGTAATCTCCATTGTTATTACCTATTGATTGATTATTGAATAATCTATAACTATTAGTAAGAATTTGCTCATTGTTTACTGGAGTGCTCCAATAATAATTATTTCCATCGAAATAAAATCCTAAAACATCTACAACACCTAGTTGAGTTGAAGTAGTATATCCACCTCCTCCTATTATGATAGATCCAGGCGGTAATGACATAGTGTATGATTGACTAGCATTCTGTTTTACAAGAATTACTCCAGTATCACCAGTAACTACGTTTGAAATACTTAATGATCTATTTCCTCCAAGTGTTACCTTAGCATTAGATCCTAGATTTAAATTCCATGCAATAGTAGCCTGATCTGTTAGGTTGTTTTGTGAAATTGTCATTTTTCCATTAAGATCTAACTTACTACCATCAAATGTTAAATTATCTTCTCCCGCTAATGGCTGGCTTGAGTTTCCAGTTGCTGTTACTAATCTGTTATCTACGTTATTCATAATTGATAATGAAGCTGAAGGTCCAGTATTTCCTTGAAAACCAGGATTTCCTTGATCTCCTTTAAAACCTTGATCTCCTTTAAGACCTTGAGGTCCAACTAATCCTTGAGGTCCAACTAATCCTTGATCTCCTTTAAAACCTTGAGGTCCAACTAATCCTTGATCTCCTTTAAGACCTTGAGGTCCAACTAATCCTTGATCTCCTTTAAGACCTTGAGGTCCAACTAATCCTTGAGGTCCAACTAATCCTTGATCTCCTTTAAAACCCTGAGGTCCAACTAATCCTTGATCTCCTTTAAAACCCTGAGGTCCAACTAATCCTTGATCTCCTTTAAGACCTTGAGGTCCAACTAATCCTTGATCTCCTTTAATACCTTGAAAACCTTGATCTCCTGCAATTCCTTGAAAACCTTGAACTCCTTGAAAACCTTGATCTCCTTTAAGACCTTGAAAACCTTGATCTCCTTTAAGACCTTGAACACCTTGATCTCCTTTAATACCTTGAGTACCTATGCTTCCTTGAAAACCTTGAACTCCTGCAATTCCTTGAAAACCTTGATCTCCTTTAATACCTTGAACACCTATGCCTCCTTGAAAACCTTGAACTCCTGTAATTCCTTGAAAACCTTGATCTCCTTTAAGACCTTGAACACCTATGCTTCCTTGAAAACCTGTGCTTCCTTGAAAACCTTGAACTCCTGTAATTCCTTGAAAACCTTGATCTCCTTGAAAACCTTGAACTCCTGTAATTCCTTGAAAACCTGTGCTTCCTTGAAAACCTTGAACTCCTGTAATTCCTTGAAAACCTTGATCTCCTTTAAGACCTTGAACACCTATGCTTCCTTGAAAACCTTGATCTCCTTTAAGACCTTGAACACCTTGATCTCCTTTAAGACCTTGAACACCTATGCTTCCTTGAACACCTTGAACTCCTTGAACTCCTGCAATTCCTTGAAAACCTTGATCTCCCTTAAGACCTAAAGAACCTTGATCTCCTTTAGGACCTTGAAACCCCTGAGCTCCCTTAAGACCTTGAAACCCTTGAAAACCAATGTCACCTTGAAACCCTCTGTTTCCTTGAAAACCAATATTACCTTGCCTTCCATTAAATACATCTCTATTTATTATCTTCCAAACAATATCACCTACAAGCGAGCCTGCCTGTATTAATATAGTATCAGTAGAAAGAACTCTATACAATGTAAGAACCTTTGATATATCATTGTCAGTATTAACAGTTCCGTCAACATTGCTACCCATTACTCTATATCCATTAATAACTTGACCAATGAGATCTAAATTATAATCCATTTCAGTGTGAAATAATGATCTACCAAGTGAACCCGGATATTTTGGAGCATATTTTCCAGCAGGTCCTCTCATATTAGAGTCTTGTAAATTGTCTTGTGCCATTTTTATTGATTATATTTATTATATAGTTTTTGTAAATATTCTAGATCTTCCTTATTGTATCCTTCTAGATATCCACATTCAATATACGTTATTTGCTTAAGAATATACTCGGAAACATTAAGTTTAGTGTATATATTTTTTACTTCTTTGAAATCTTGAAAATATACAGTGTTTAATCCTAACATAGATGGTAGGCTAATATTACTGCTTTTAGTAATAAAAATACCATCTTTGTTATAGACTAGATTTCGGTTAGTGTTGTTATTAAATATTGTGAATTTTTTTAATTCAAATAAAAGAAGAGGTGAACAGCTGAGGTCCTTTTTGCTAGGTTGTGTAAATATTTTAATATATTCATGAAGCATATTAATGTCTTCAAATGGACCCGCTGATATAATATTATCGTTCATATTATTTCTAATAGAAAACAAAATATTTGTTATTAATCCTTCATTTCTTTCAAACACATTTAAATGCTTAAGAGCTATATTCAAAGATATTCTATTTGTCATAATTATACAATATATTTGCTTAGGAAAAATGTTATTATTGCACCACTAGCTGTCAATATTGCAATTAATATTTTGTTTACTGAATTTTTCCAGCGAACAAGATCTTCATGTTCTTCTGCTATTTTTTTTCTTTCACTTAATAGAGATTCTTGGGATTCTCTAAATTCAGAGTTTTTCTTGTTTTCAACAATTACACCATCATATGGACTTAGTAATTGTTTTTTAATTTCTCTGATTTCCGTCTTCATTTCATTCTGGTTTTCTACCAGTTTTTCTAAGGTATTTTCTATCTGAACATAATTAGGATCTTCTATTCTTCTTTTAAACGAAGAAAAGAGATCATATAGTTCAATAATCATGTCTTGTGGGCTTCTTTCTGGTATCATTATAAATGTCAATGGGTCTTTTTAGTCTAATGTATATATCAGACTAAAAAGACCCATTAAATGGTATACTTATGTAAAATGTATTATTTTTTTGGCATCGCCGTAAAGTTTCTTGCTCCACGTGGAATTCCTTGATCGAATGGACCTTTAGCCTTTCCTGTCTTTACAAGTTCAATTGCATCTTTAGGTGATTTTGCTAAAACATCAAAATCCGTGTCATTGTCGTTAGAATCCCAGAAAGTAACAACGTACATTGATTCTTTGGCTTCGTCAATTCCAGATCCAATCGTAGAAGTACCATAACGTGCAATCCATTCTTCTCTAGTCATATTAGCCTCTTTTGCTTTCATTCCTAAAAAATCATTATCATGAAATATTTTAGCTGATTTGGAATCACTATTGAACTCTTCAAATAATTTTACTTTTTTCATAATTTAATAACTTGATTGTATTTCATCATATTGATTTGATTTATCAATAATCGAAGGAATGTAAAAATATTTAGTTCCTTTTAAATTTGTTTTTCTAATTCTGTAAATGTAATCATCATCATTTCCATTATTTAATAGGTACATTGCTATACCATCGCCCTTTGATATGTCTATGTTATTTCCGAATATATCTATTAAGTCATCAACACTATTACTTGCAACCCACCCATCTGCAGTTTTACCTGACAAATATTTTTCTGGATTGTCAGTTTTCCTTAATGGATACAATTTAGTGGAATCAACTTTACCCTCTACTATAATGTTTTCATTTAGTTTTATTAAAGTACCTTTCATGAAATTTTTGCTCGTTGAAACATCTATCTTAGTTCCCTTTGACATTTTAATCATGTCACTGTTCTTTACAATAACAGAACCTATAATCTCTTTTTGTGGATCGTTATCCATTAGATAAAGGCTATCGGTCTTATCTCCTTCTCTTTCAAAACCTGCAATGTTAATGTTATATTTCTTTGCACCAATAACTAGTTCATATTCTCCTGAAATTTGAGTATCATATGCAACATTCTTATATTCAGAAATGAACTCTTCGAATAATTTTACTTTTTTCATTTATATTTCTTTTATGATTTTACGTATTCGGAATAAACTTGCTTACCTTCATTATCTTCTATAGATATTGTATAATATGTAAACTTCATATCGCGAATTGATTCATATTTTGCAGGAATAATGTCTCTAACATTTACTAATTCTTGATGAACTACCTTTTTATCCTTAATAACAACTAATGCCCATGGTCCTGTTTGGCTTCCATCCTTAACACCTTTCATTATTTTACTCCAATTGCCTTTAGCTTCACTAATGTATTCTTCGTATAATTTAATATGATTCATTGTTTAATATTTTTTATTATATATCTATTTAAAAATTTGCTTTAAATTTTTACGTTTTACCATTTGTTTTATTTTAATAGTATAGTTAGGATCTTCTGCATAACTTGCGTTTAAATATTCATAGTATGCTTCCTCTGTCTTTATTTTACTTAAATATCTACTTTGATAAAACGCATAATCATACACACTTTCTCTCCATGTGTCATATTCAGCATGATGTTTATTGGTACCAATGGCTGTTGTAATTCTTGATTTTGCTTCTTTCATTCCAAACAGGTTATTGTTTTCCAGAAAGATATCGCTTTTCCATTGTCCGGTTTCGAGAATAGATTGAGCCATAGGAATCCAAGCAAATTTGATGTTTAAATCTCGCATCATTGTTGCCATTTTTTGTTGACTAAATTTATCAGATTCTTGTACAATTGTAATCCTTTCTTCAACAGTAAGAGTTTCAATTGCTGTTTTAGAACCATTGTAATACGTTAGATAACTGAATCCTGATAAAAATATACATGAAACTAATGCACATTTTACATATGATCTTTTTCGTATTTGTTTAAATTGTAAAGAGTCTTGACAATATACATATAACATATTAGATGTTTGTTGATTAATATATGTAAATATAATCAAAAAACTCCGCATTAAAAAATACGGAGTGTTAAATCTTTGTTAAATGTAGATTTTTCTGAATTAATTACTATCTGGCAATTCCTTTTCTATATTTAGTGTCCATATCCTATCGTTAGGTACTATGAATTTTCTATTATGATCGTAAAGAAAAAATGTAGTTTTCCAGATACCCTGTCTGACTATTCTTGCCTTTTTAATTCCATTTATATAAACGATATCATCCATATTGAAATCACTTCCTGCTAAAAACTGAATACCTAGTAAGATTTTAGATAAAGTGTCCTTTGCTGCTAATGTTAATACTGCAACGGCAATTGCCCATCCCCATTCCTGTACAAGCATTGACGTTATTAATGCAATTTCATTCATATTCTATCATTCCAATAATTTTTATAATCTGCAAATGATCCTTTGAATTGTCTTATTTTTAATAATCTAGCATCCTCGCCCTCACCTGGTTGAATCGGATTAGGGGTAATATTGGGTAAATTATTTCTTTTGCCTATTGTCAGAGTTTCATCCATTTGATCAGGTAATACTATATGATCCATTAACCAATCTGCCAATAGTGCACCATATTCTAAGTCTGAAGGAAAATGAAATGCTCCAATATATCTTGAATATGCAACATTAGCTCCTATTTTTTGAAATTTATGCTCTAATTCAGGAAACATTAAACTTAATACATTTGCTGCTAATTTGCCTTGAAGAGCATGTCCACTTGGAAAACTAGGAGATTTAGCAGAGTCCTTTATATCAAATCTTAATGGTATACCTAGGACAGGAGCTAGCTGGTATGGTCTTGGTCTATTATACTTATATTTCAACTTGATTATAATGTCAGTTGCTTCTTCAAGTAGATCGTCAATATATGTTTCCGGAAATATTAAATATTCTTTTTCGCATAATTTTCTAAATTCTGAAGTAACATCGTTGTATTTATTAACGTACTCGATTTGATCCTTAGCGGATTTTTGCTGAATTTCGGCAGCCATTATTAATAATTCATTCCTAGTATTAATTGAAGAGTTTGATGGATATAAATACACAGGTGCACTCCATTCGTCGATCTTAATTAAATTAAGACTTGCATGTGAATCTAATTCAAATTGATGTTTTACCGAAGGTACTTCAGTATATTTTAAATTGTCAAGTGAAAATGCATTGTATTTTTTAAATATATCCATGATTTATATATCTTTTGTTTTACTTTCAAAATAACGTTGTCCTAATATTTGATACGCCTCATATAGCTTCATTGCGGCTTCATCCACTAAACCTCCTACTTCTTTATCTAGTTTACATACTGGATGTTGGATTAGATGCCTATCTATCATATCGGAGATAACAGATGCTCTATCCATTGCTTCGAAATAATATTGTTTTGTTATTTTTGGTTTTTTACTCATTCTAAACTAATGTTAATTCGAGATTTAATTGAGATAATACTACCTTCCATTCACTAACATTAATGTTGCAAGCACTTTCATCGTCTCCACTTATTGCGAATTTATGAAATAATTCAGCTAATTCAATTGCAGCTATATAATTATCCCTCTTTGACAACATTCCACTATATGGACACGTGTCTGATGACTTTATCATTAAATCTATTATTTTCTGTGTTTCCATATTTAGTTACTTAAGGGTGCTGCTATTGCAGGATGAGAATTATAATTATTAAGTTTGAATGTAATATCTTTATCTAGTGTGTCTAAAATTTCATCTACACTTAGTAAATGCCAATTTTTATTTCCTGAATTTATACCAAGTGTCGGTAATTTAAAAGGTTCTCTAATTATTTGAGTAACTGCATGTTCTATATGATTTGAATATAGATGAGTATCTCCTAGATTACCAATTAACTCATATGGAATCATATTAACCATTTTGGCAATAATCTCTAATAACAATCCATATGATGCAATGTTAAAGGGAAGACCTAATAATGTATCTACTGATCTTTGATTCCACATTAATGAAATAGATCTGGTAGGCGTAATCTTATAATATTGATTATCGAAATCGGGAATGATATCGTAATTATGTTCCATTCCTGTTTCATAATTACGAGAAAACCACACATCATATCTTTCCTCATATGTTAATTCCTTAGTATACATTTGAAATCCATAGTGACAAGGTGGCAATGTCATTAATAGAAGAGAATTTACATTCCAAGCACTTACGATAAGTCTTCTAGAATCAGGATTGGTTCTTAAATCATATATTAATGTTTTAATTTGATCTATAACCTTTTCTCCAATTAAGGTATGTAGTCCATTATGTCCAATGGTTGTTATTTCTCCAGTGTTCCATGCTCTCCATTGTTTTCCATAAATAGGACCTAAATCACCAAACCGTGTATTAAAAGAATCATTAGACATGATTTCTTTTTCAAATTCATCCATGCTGAAAAGATGAGGATATGGTGAACTAAATGCCGGATTTTCTAAATTATAATTATCAACATATACTTTATATGCGTCGCCAGTCCATATACGGCATTTATTTTCTAGAAGATATCGCAAGTCTGTTCTTCCTTTTAAAAACCAAAGAAGTTCAGTTGTCATTGTTTTAAAAGCAACCTTTTTTGTTGTTAAGATTGGAAATCCTTCTGACATTTTATGTCTAATTTGTTTTCCAAATATAGAAGTTGTTCCAGTTCCGGTTCTGTCTTCTTTTTTAATTCCATCATTAAGGATTTCTTGTAATAATTCAACGTATTGTGTGTCTAATTTATTCATTTATTGTAATGTATATTTAATATATTAATGATAAAATCCAATCTGTTATTCTAAACCAACACCACCAGTATACAAATGCTAAGGCAAAAAGTGCAGCTGTTTCTAGAAAACCCTTAAAATATTTTATGTTTTTCATAAGTATTGGTAAAATGTGTCTTTTGACTTTTGAAGGTTAGCAGAGTCACCTTCTATGATTGTCATAATAATAAATTCAGCTTCGTCTTCAGTACATTCACATTCTATTATTCTAATGTAAGTGTTAATGTCTATTTTAAGCTCTTCTGCAATTAAAGAGTCCAATGTGTTAAGTATCATTTTCATATGTTAAGTATCTGTTGAATAGTCTCCTAGATTTTTGATTTGTTGTTCTAAGTCATTAACATGCCACTGATAGTCGAACAGTTCTTCAATATCTAGCTTTCCTGCTTTGTGTGATTTATGCGCCTTCGACAGATCTCTTTTTGCATCTTGTAACATTTTTTCCAAATGATGCTTAGCCTGTTGAATAGAATCCATACTGTAATCTATTTCTACTCTTTTGTTTTTCTTAAGAACATTTAAATCAAAATTCCAAAATGTTTTAAGAAAACCTTCTAGTGTGCGTTTAGAATCGCTCATGATATTTATTATTTTTATCTATATAACGTTACGTAACTTCCGAAATTTTTGTCAAATACTGATATTAAATTTTCATAGTCGCCTGACATCATTTCTGAAATAATTTTATCACCATCTATTTCTAGTTCTTTTGATAATTTTTTAGCATATGCCATTAATGCGTATGCGTTTCCATCAGGACCTGTTAAATCTATTTCTATTCTTCTAACTTCTCTTTCTTTTATTGACTTTATCATAATATATTTGTTTATTGATTAGATATAAATATAATCAATTTAATATGTAAGTAAAAATAATAATTGTTAAATTATTGTTAATTTTACATTCGATTTGGGTCACAGTTAATACCTCCAAATAATTTAAAGCTTATTTTATCCCAAACATTTTCTAGTAATCTTGTAAATTTTTTCATTGTGTGTAAATTTTATGTATATGTAAATATAAATAATATATATAACAATTAAAAATTTAAGGTGTTAATTTTTTGTTAAAGTTTATATGTCTATTCAAATAACATTTTAATACACATATGAAATACTGTATACTTTGCATAAAAAAACCCCATAAATAAATTCATAGGGTTTTTGTTTCTTATTAAATACTTCCTGGATGCAATATACTAATAGCATGTGCGACTACTACTGAATCCCTAATTGTAAGAACTCCTGCACTTTGTGATTGTTGAGCAACTTGAATCAACACATTTACAGCTCCTCCAACGTCCATTCCTTTAATTTCTTCAAAAATAGGAGAAACATTTTCAGTTTTCTGTGCTCTGTTTTCATTACCTGATGATTGTTCAGTTAATGGCCCATCATATTCCTCAGGTAATGGCTCTTGATTTCTAGTTACATCTTCGTTTGTTTTCATAGATAGATATTAATTTAAATTTATTTATATTAGATTTATTATATACATTTATTTTATTTTGTTTCACTTCCTTATATTGACTTAAGCATTTTAATTAAGTTAGGCTGTGGGCTCATATCGCTTTTATCTTTGCGAGTAGATGTATGTGTTAACATACCTTTAACCTTACCTGACCATGCGTCTTTGTTGAAATCAAATGCTTCTCCTGGTGTTTTAACAGCTAACCATTCTATTAATCCTTTTTTAATATCTATTCCATCTCTCTCCCTAATGAATAAAATTAATTCCATTAATGATTCAATTTGCGCATCTGAATATTTGTGATAGAATTGATATCCTCTAAACTTGAATCCAAGATCGCAAACTTGACTATGGTGAACCAATGTACCATTATAAGTTTTATATCCTCCGTTTAATGTGGGGGTAAGTGGACCAAAACTACAAACCTCAACACCTACTGAATTAACATGCATATATTGTGAACCATTTTCTCCTAGGTGCCATGCATATCCACCATCAGGCATACATTTTAATATAACACCATCATATTTTGTATTTCCGTTCCTAACTGATTGACCTCCTATTAAGAACTCGGTACCTATTTTTCCTCGTGAATCATTGTTCCATTGATTCACTACTGCAAATGGATTTTCGCTACCTGCAGTATGATGTAAAAACAAATATTCTGGCCTATGTGGGCCTGCATTATATTCATCAGGATCTAAATATGCCAATTCAAATTGGTTTACAGTAACCTGCGAATCTAAATGTTTCTCTAAATCCTTTTTGAAAATAGCAGTTTGAGTTAATGGACCTACTATTCCATCAATATTCATTCCGTGAATTCCTTGAAAGTTCTTAACTGAGTATTCAGTCTTAGGTCCGAATTTACCATCAGGCTTTAATCCTAATGCGGTCTGTATTAGTTTTACATCTTCTCCTTTATCTCCTCGTTTTAATAAACTTCTCATTTTAATATTTCATTTAATTGTTTAATACATTCTTGTATCTGTGTATACATTACATTTATATTCTTATGTTGAAAAACACATTTATAAATAACCTTATTAGTCATTCTATGCCTCAGTTCACATCGTAAAGTATATCTTGGTATTTTTTTAAGTAAAGGTTGTAGGTGAATAATATCCCATATTTGTTTTCTAGCCAAACCAGTAAATCCGCACTCTGTTTTAACATAAGCTATTAGATTATAATCTAAAGAATCTATTGTTGCAAAATTTTCTACTTCTTTAATATTGTTTGTTATTAAATATAACCTATAAGCAGTATGATGATCCGACTTTAATATGGTTGGTATACTACTTGATTCTAATTTTTTATTAATATAAGACGTGGGAATCTTCATTTATTATAATATTAAATAATTAATCGTTAGTTTGATTGATATTCTTATCAGACATAGGTTTAATATCGGTTCTATATGGATATAGAGGTCCGCGTTTATCGTCAACTATTTGTTTTGATTTATTAATTGAATTTAATATTCCGGCATCAGGTGTTTTTTTTTCAACCGACATCGTCTGTAATTCTATATCATCATCCATGGAAATTACATCATATTCAAATGAATCCTTCTCTTCTTCTATGTCATTTTCAGGTATAGGATTTTTAAATGAATCCTCTTTTTCAATTATAGATTCTGGTCTAATATAGTCAACTAATGATTTAATAAATCCAAGTGCCACTAATGGCAATATTGCTCCTGATACTGCAGCTAATATTCTTTTTTGTGCAATAGGTTCCCATTCTACTAAATTAAATAATTCTATCCATCCTTTAAAATCGGAAATATGTGAGTATGCATAATACATATTTCCTTGCATTTGAACAAGTGTAATTGTAATAAATAATGACCAAATTAAAGTTTTGTTCATTTTTTCTAGTATAACAAGTGCTGCAAGGGAAGCGGCAGCTCCTAATTCAAATCCTATTGCTAATGTGATAGCTAGCCAATTAGGATTAGATAATTGAAAAAAATCTACAACGTGAATCGTGGAAACAATACTCGTGAGTAAATATAAACCAACAAATGTACATATTATAAATATGTTTGTAATTTTATTCTTTGATGTTTTCATCATTGTTTTTATAAAATATTTTGTTAATTAATAGATCTGGATTATTTAATCTTTCTGCTCTTGCCGCACAACCGCAATCTTCAGCGCCAGTCGCCTTTGCAATTCTTTGAGCTAATTGATCAAGTCTAAGCGCTCTAGCTGCCTTTGCTATATCACTTCCAACTCCGTATATCTGTTTATTTTTTTCAATAGCCATTACTTAATAGATTCTAATTCCTTTATTTCTTTTTCGATTTGATTCTGTCGCTGAACATCTAGCATTTTTCTGTCAGTTGCCTGTATCATTCTTTTTTCAATATTAAGTCCTTCTATTTTAACATCAAGTTTTGTTGGTAATTTAACAATAAGTTCTGTATTTGATTTGCTTTGTTTTTTAAGAGTATCGATTGAGAATCCAATTCCACATGATTTGAATAGTATTAATACCAGTAAAACGGTAACTACCTTTGTGCCATGCTTTGTAAAAAAATCATTTAATGTGTTCATAGTAAAAATTATTTTAATTAGATATTATTTATCTATTGTTTATTTCGTTAATCCTTTTTGGTGTTAATTCCTTTAAGAATTCAACAAAAAGCTTAATTGCATTTTTTATATCTGTTTTATGACACATTTCTACCGTAGTATGCATATATCTCATTGGTGTTGCAATTATTGCAGTAGGCGTATTTTCCATGAAAAATGACATAGTATCATTTCCCATTGATCCTACAGTTAACTGTAAAGGAATTTTATGCATATCTGCAATTTTCCTTAACATTTTGTTTATTTTTCTATGATTCTGTGCAGTATATTCTAAACATGGTCCACTTCCGGCTCTGTTGTCACCATTAATTGCAGTAGACATTGCAGGCGTATCCGTTGCATGGCATACATCATGAACTATTGCAATATTGGCATTTAATTTCTTTGCAATCAATGCGGCACCATGTAATCCTACCTCTTCCTGTACTGAGTTAACAACGTATAAATCATATGGAAGGTTTATATTATGTTCTACTATTGATCTAAGTGCTTCTGCTATAATATATCCTCCAATCTTATTGTCAAGTGATCTTCCAACATAAAAATCTCCTATTTCTTCTAATTGAGTGTCGAAGGTTATTAGGTTTCCAACCTCTACACCTGCATTTAGGACCTTCTTTTTATTTTTAAGTCCCATATCAACCCATAATTCATGTTGAGAAAAACCAAGCGATGTTGTATGTTCCCTCGTATGAATAGCAGGCCATCCGAAAACTCCTCTAAGTTTGTTGCCATCGTGTGTATGTATCATTACCTTCTTAGAAGGTGCAATCATATTATCAGAACCACCATGTCGTTTAACCCTAATCATTCCACTTGATTCAATCGATGTGATGATCCATGCAATCTCGTCGCAATGAGCTTCAATAACAACCCTTTGGATATTGGAAGCGAGTACATCTCCTGAATGTGTTTTATTCTTTAGAATTCCATATGCCGTTCCATACGCATCAACATTAAGTTCGTCAACTAATGGACGAATATAATCTGTCCATATATTCTGACCTTCTGTTTCTTGGCCTACTGGCGAAAATGCATTAAGGTATTCATGTAAAAATATTTCGCTATTTTTCATTTGCATATTGATTTAATCTTTTAATAAATTCTCTATAATAGTATTTAATATCAGGTTGTGTTAATGTAAATATTTGAGGTTTGTCTTCCATTTCATTTGCAATCCAAACCTCACATCCTGTAGGAACTATTCCTGTACGTTCCCAGAATGCAATTGCGTATCCAGCAACTTGTATAAAATAATCCTGAATCCATTCATCTTTTTTAGGTCTCCTGGAATTCTTATAATCTATGATTAATATTTTACCATCATATAGTTGTGATACATTGTCTAAAGTACCAGCATATCCCTTACCTGACCATATAAATTTTTCTGAAGCTAGTACCTTTTGAATTCTATCAAAAAATAGATCATGGTGCATCCAGAATTTTAGAAACATTTCCCAACCTGCAGTTAGCCACACACCTCCATGTTCATTCTCGTTAAATTGATTGATTTCTTTATCACTACCTGATAAGTATATTAGCTTTGATAATCTTTCACATGGTGTGCCTTGTATTAACTTGTATATTTCAATTAATCGATGCATTATAGTTCCTCTGTTCCCGGATAGGTTTGTAATTCTATCAGCTTCTTCGGGGCCTACTCTATCTCTCCAATTATCTAACCCAGTATCATCCTTTGTATTTCCAAGAACAGTAGTCATTGATGGAAAGGTTCCAATTACGATGTCATTAATTGTTACTTGATAGTGTCTCTCTCCATTGACGTCTACTCTTATAATAGTTTCACTATTATTCATAATTTTTCAGTTAAACTAGATTAAAGATATAATTTAACAAAAGTAATCCACCTGACCACATCCCTAATACTAATAAATTTCTAAAAAATGCCTCTGTATTAAAATAATCATTTTCAGGATATAGAACTACTAAAAACTGTTCAGTTCCTTTTATTTTACTTATTTCAGGATATGACAAGTCTGATAATCCATATTTTATAAGAAGATCGTTTACAGGTGCTAATTGTTGAAAAACAATAGATTGCTGCACAAGTTCAGGTTGATTCATAAACTCTTCTTTAATTGACATTACTCCGTAAATTCTTCCAATCCAATCAACACGAAGATTTGCAGCATTTAACTCCTTTTCAATACCCTTTACTGCGTTAAAGTACTTTCTAGATATATAAGCCTCTTTAATAAAGTAAGGCCAAAATAATAACGTATCTTTCATGTTTTTATTGTATTTATATATTATATGGATAATTTATAGTATGTTTCATCATTTATATAGGATTTCCATGATATTGGCTTCAACTTTATTTTGTTCATCGAATGCTTCTTTCTCCCATACCCTACCATAATAATCTGGAAAGTATTCAAAATCATAGAAAATGTTTTTATATCTAACTCCGTTTAATTCTACTATTAATTCTTTTGAAAGATATTGTCTAAGATGAATTAATTCATGTGCTATGATTTCAATAGATTCTCTTCTGTTAGTTTTTTTTACGTGAATAACATACTGTCCATTTTTTGTCTGATAGATTAATCCCTTTAATTCAAATCCATCAATTTGGTCAGATGTTAATGGAAAAACAGCAACTGTTACACTATCTATTTTCATAGAATTTAGACCTGCTAATACGATGGTATCTAAAAAGCTGTTTTTAGTCCTGTTGATTACTATATTTTTCTCAGTAAATGCAACCTTTTTAAAGGTTATTTCAGGTTGTTTGTTTATTAAAAAATATATTAATATAATTAAAATTAATCCAAAAATGATTTGAATCCAGATGTGCATTCTTTTTTTCATGATATCTCTAACCTGCTATTTTTAATTATATATTTAATAAAAAAGAGGGTCACCTACGGCACCCTCTATGATAGTTTTGTAATAAATTACAGGTTTCGAATTGTTTAATGTCTTGTTCTGAAAGACTCGATGACTGTTGCATCACCACCGCGCGAAACTACTTATACCTTAACGTGAATAGGTTTTAAGCAATATATTTTACAGGATATCTTTTGTTTGATATAATTTCAAGTTAGGTTACGTTGCTGAAAATATCCTTTAAAAATAATATTGTTATGCCTTTTTGGATTCAGATACATTAACCCTAACATCCTGTGCAAGTGTCTTAATAGTCTGCATTGCCTTTCTGACACGTGTTCCTGCAGCTCCGTTTCCCTTTGCTTCGAACTTAGCTGCATCTTCTCTGATTGAATCAACTGCTTCTGTAATCTGATTTAATAATTCTTCCATGTTTAATTTATTTTAAGTTACTATTTATATAAATATCCTTTAAAAGGTTTCAACTAAATATTATCTATTTTTAAGATCTATGTAACTTCCATTTAATTCAACGGCAATAATAGGATTACGTCCATCGAGTTTTAGTTTATTAATGTATGCCTCCGGGAAATGTATATTGTCATACACTCTGATTTCATTTGAATAATGTACTTTTATGACATTACTCGTTTTTTTAAGGGATAGGTTATTGTTTCGATTAGTCGAACAAACTTCGTTTTTCTGATTTTCCATTTTTATTTATTTATTTAATGATGTGATTACACTCTCTAACATAATAGATTCTCTTCTGAAAATTCTTTCCTCTGAAATTGCTCTATCTTCTTCCATTGCTACATGTATTTTTTTAATAATATTGACATGCACATTTGAATGAAGATTTTTTGCAATACAAAAAACTGAATTAGTAACTTGTATCGTGCTATCATTAACCATAATGTCATATTTCAATGGAATATTTGAAATGTAATACTTATCAGTTAATGGAGTCATTTCGATTTTAGTGTCTTTGTTTTTTAAAAGACTGTCTATTATCTCAATAAATTGAGATTCCTGTGGCGTAGGTTTATATATGAAGAACCTATTTTTTATTTTTTCAAACATTTTTTTTTATATTTAAGCTTGTTCTGATTCTATCTAGTAATCTTTGTATGTCATCTTCACTATCAATTGACCAACCTTTAGTCTTTAATACAAAAAATGCACCTTTGTCATAATCTACACCAAGGCTTGATTCACATTCTATTATTAATTTTTCATAATCATCTCTATCAGACACACAATTGGATGGTTGTGTGAATTCAAATGTAGATCTATCTAATTCAGGTTGTTTTTGTTTTTCCATTTTATTTAATTTTAATTAATATATGTAAATATAATTAAAAAACTCTGTATTAAAAAATACAGAGTGTTAAATCTTTGTTAAAAGTTTCTTTCTGTTTCATACAATCCTTTAAATGTTGGAAATCTTAATGAGTAACTTCCTTTTTCATTAAGAGTTTCTTCAAAATATTGTACGGTTATCTGCTTTCCTAAAATTTCATTAGGATTTTGAAAAAAGAATCTTTTCTGTTCATGATTAAATCCACTACCTACTTGAACTCTATTTCCTCTATGTTCTATGACTACGTTCTTCATCATCATCTCTTCGATTTCTACTCCATCGACGATAACTCTATTAAATGCATTTTCAATATCGATTACAGTGTATTCTGCGTCGCTGAATTGTTTAACCTTAAGAACATCATTACTTCTTTTACCGATATAATCTGCATCACGTCTAAGCATTAAACCTTCCCATCCTTGTTCCTTTGCATATCCTATATAGTGATTTAACATCTTATCGTCTACTACAATTTTTTGTTCTAATACACCTATGTTTTTAAATTTTTTTAAAAAGACTAAATTTTCCAATTGCACATTTCTAATTCCAAAAAGAGTGTTTCCCTTTTTGTTAATAAAATCATCAGTTGGTATAATATCAAACATATAAAAGAAAGGATTTCTAATCGAATGATCTTTCTTTTTAATTTCTTTAATAATTCCTTGAAAATTTTCATTTCCATTTTCATCCATCATGCAAATTTCACCATCAATAACTACGTTCTTTAATCCTAACGAAATTATCTGAGAATCTAAGTTCCTAAGAGTTGTGAATTCATTACCTGCCCTAGAAAAGTATTTAGGTTCTCCATTATCATCGATAATACAAATACATCTGCAACCATCTAGCTTGCGACTTAGGTACCATACGTCATTGTTTAGATCTATTTTCTTTGCCATTTTTTCATCGTATGAATTTGCCAAAGCAACATCAAATGTAGGTATTAACCCTGGCATCACCTTGTTAATCATGGATGTAGTTGAACGTGTCTTTAGGTTTCTATCAATAATACTAAATATTAAATCCTCGTAGCTCTTATTTGCCTGTACGAATCCATTAACACTAGAGATCGCAGTATGACCTGTTATCCATCTATTGTTTAAATCGTCCAGTAAATCGAAAAGATTGGTATAGCCGTATTTAACTAATTGTGAATTTTTTTTACAATTTTCTGAAGTTACACCATATTGTTTAAACGTATCATATGTATATTGTAATGATTTTTTTACTGTAATATTTTCAGTATATGACTTAAGTACATTTAATTTATCAGTGTTTGAGTTTGTTTTATTAGACTCATTAACAAAATTTTGAATTGATTGAAGATCGGTGAAGTTGTTCATATTGTTTTGATTAATTATTATATGTAAATCTAATCAAAAAACTCCATATTAAAAAATATGGAGTGTTAATTTTTTGTTAAAGTTTTACCTTAAATGTCAGTATTGCCTAATACATATCCAGAGTAATCTAAAAATATGTTATAGTCTACTGTTATTTCATCGTCAATTGATATACCATTTGAATATAATATAAATTCTCCATTGGATAGAATTGATGTTGAATTAGGAGTACGACTATCATTACAATATCTGCCTAAATCAGCTGTTTCGAACCATGGAATTTCCATCCCCTCCTGAAACAGACATCTTCCGTTTGGTGTCCAAGATGTAGTTGTCCATGTACCTATTATTTCGTTTAAAGGAATATCTTCAGTTGCAACTATCCCCATGCCTTCAATCTCTGATTGCCTTATTGTGTATTTCATAGTTTTAAATTTATTATCATTCAACGGTTTTAACATTATGTGTTAATACGTTATTTGCATAATATGTGTGTGGATTATCAAGTGTCATCTTATATACTGTTCTTTTTTCAATATTATAATCAATTGAAGATACTTCTATTATGTTTCCTTCTATATCATATAACATATCGTTTAATTGTATGTCAATTAATGGTATAAATTTCCAAATACCATTTCTTTGTATTAATTGAGAGTGGCTAGGTGTTGCTTCAAGAAGTCCATTATTTATTATAATAGTATTATAAACTTCAACAGGTACTATTGATGCAATATTAGAGTTTTGACTTGTTGTTTTTATATAGTTGCTATTCCATTTATATAATTCATTAACGTCATTGGTGTCGGTAAGCGTTTCAATTTTAGCAGATAATAATACTTGATTTAGATATAGTAATTCTATAGCCGAAGTACTTCCATCAGGTAACGTTATCATTGTTCCTTTTACAAAACATGAAATACTAGTATTCATAAACACTATATTTGAATCAAGCCCATCTTCTCCTGTGGAATTAACTGCTCTAACGAATACCTCATATTCTGTGTTAGGGCTAAGACCAAATACTGTATTAGGTGGATTAGTATAATTAGATGTTAATATACCATTAAAAAATGCCTTATAAGAGGATGCTCCTGATACTAAACTATGTGTAAATTTAATTGAACTACCTGAAGAAGCTGTTTGTTGTAGTTGTCGAGGAGCAGGCAACATTGCAGCTGACGCACGATGATCATATCCTCTCCATTCGCTATATGATGCTGGATTACTGCTAGAAGGCCTATTAGCACTATTTTGATTTATAGCGCCATACGACCCGTTTTCTGCCGCATCTATTGAAAGTGTACTAGAATTAGCTCTAGCTAATTCACTATTAATTGTACTTGCGGAAACAGGTCCACTTGCTGAAATTGCCATAATCTAATAAAATCTTTATTTTATATATCAATATTACTTTATTTAAAGATTGGATATATTACTTATAATAAAATATTAAGTATTGGTCTTTCTTTTTAATAAAATCGACAATACTAAATATAGTAAAGGACCACCTGGTGTAAATATAAATAAAAGTCTCCATCCATTTACATATGTATCAGTCCATTCACCGATACCAGTACATACTCCTCTAAAATATGATTTTCCTCTAATTCTTTTTAATTTCTTCATGTTGTTTTGATTAATTATCTAATCAAAAAACTCCATATTAAAAATATGGAGTGTTAAATCTCTGTTAAACTATGTAGTTAATCCCACCATCCACTGATATTTTCGTTCATTATACTAAATAGCATGTTCTGTGCTCTTTGTTGATTGATGTACGACATATTCATTGCAATAATTTGCTGGTCTTCTTCTCTATCCTCTCTGTTGAATACACCTTCACCGTTTAAAACTCTCTTATAAATGAGAGGATATTTATTGAAATAGTCGCTAAAGTTTTCTTCTAAAGTTCTAGATTCCCATGTTGATGAATCGCTACCTTCAATTGGTTTAAACCAATTTTTCGTTTTATGGTAATTAGAGTACTCAGATGCATAAAAATCATCTTGAATCAATTGGATTAATTTAGCACAAACCATCATTCTTCTTGAATCCCTCCTTGCCATTGTGTGAATGTCTCTCTTTCCTATATAATTAGACTGTGCCTTTAATTTGTGTTTTAAAACCTCAAAAATATAATGAGAATCATAGTTTCTGTCATTCCATATTACAGGAAACCAGTAAATAAGATTTTTAACTCCATGTTTTAAATGGAGATGTATATATTTAAAATCGTGATTCCACCATGAAAATATAGAGTCGATTTTACGTGTAATCCAATTTCTTGCGGATTGTTCATCTCTCCATTCATCGAATATGTCTTTATCTGGTTCCATTGTCTTTATTTGATTTATATTATGATTATACTATATCAGAAAACAATTCGTTATACATTTCATGTAATGCTATTTTTTTACTTTCTGCGTCTGTATACTGTTGAACTAATTTATCAATTTCCTCAGTATGTTGAGGATGTTCACCAATCGCAACTGGTGATTTTAAATAAATTTCTAATCGAGCTAATGCATCATGCATGTCTGCTGTATATTTAGAAACTAATGCTGTAATTAATCTATTTTTCATATTTTTATTTATTAATGTTATGTGTAATTATGTTATATTAACAGGCAGATTGATATTGGAATATTACCATAATTCCGCATCTGTCAAATCAATAGAAGTTCCTGTCAAATGACTTTTAACTATAAGAGATTCTCCAATTCCGTTTGGAGTAAATGTAAAATCATATAACCCATACTTGCCAAACAAATCTTTTATTTTTTCTTGCCACTCCTTAAGCGCCCTTTCCTGTTCAGGTATAAGATTGAATTGAATTGCCATATTAATATTGTGTTCTAAGTAATTTTACAACATCCATCGCATCTTCAACTGCATTATGTGTAACGACACCATCAATTCCTGCCCTTTGTTTACATTCATAAAGACTTGGAACATGTTCATCATTTTTCCAATCAACAAAAAGAATGGCAGGGTCTAATACTCTACTTCTAATAGAAAATATCTGTTTCCATCTTGGAAGTAATTCTAAAAACTTTTTATCAAATCCTGCAAAGTTTTTACCAGCACATGTTAAATAAGTTTTAGGTAATGTTGATGTTATTGCAGGATATATTATGCCATCTATACTCACAACACGATTTCCAATAGGACTATCGGGTTTTTTATAATCGGGATCTATTCCATTTCTAAAGCAAAACTGAAATAATTTTTCTACAATTTCATTTTCACTATAAAATTTACAGCCATACGACGTCTCACATTCATCCTTAAGCTCTCTTGTTTTAGCCTCCCTGTAATTATAAATGGCCTCTATTAAATCTTTATTTAAGTTAATAGCAAATACACTTCCTATTATATTTTCACGTAGGATGACTCCGTGGAAACTAGGGAGCTCATCTAGCGGTAACATTTTGTTAGTGTCTTCAATTACTGCACCTATACTTAATATTTGACAATTTAAAGGGTCTAACCCTGTTGTTTCGATATCAATACTTATATACTTCATAATATTTAGTTTTTAATTATATTCTAAATCTTTAAAAAGTTTACAAATTCAGTAGCATTTTTAGCCTCCATAAAACGCTTAATAGAGTTGCTTAATGTTGCCTTTCTTCCATTGCGGAATGTTAAATACAAAAACGTACTCTCATTTAAATTATCGTTAACTCCCCATATTAAATAGTAACATGGCTTAAAGGAGGCATTCTTTCTGCGCTTTATGTTCAAGTATGATACCTTTCCCATTGTACTCCAATTAGTAGATAATTGTTTTCTTCTCATAGAACTAATTAAGGTAATTACGCAACGTGAACTATCCTCTTTTTCTTTTTTTCTTTCAAAGCTCATTAAAACTTTTATTTTTCCTAAAGTTTCATGTTGTATTTCTTTTTCCATTTAGATTGTATTTAAATTTTATTAGTTATTTAGTGATTATAAATCTACCTTGGTATATTCATATTTTCCTTTAATATATGTATTTAGTGCAATCCCTTGTGATTCAGCTGTTGAAAAAAAGAAGTAATCAGCATACTCAACATCTGCATATTCGTATGTTGCATGTTTAAATACAATATGTAATCGCTTGTTGTCGAAATTATATTCTGATGATTCTATTGTTGAAGAATCATATTTATTAGATTGTGTCTTGATCATTTTTTTGTTTTTTATGTTTTTCAGTAAGCACCTTTATTAAATCTCGATATGCATCAACTGCATCATTTGCGTTTACTTCCTTTGCTCTTATTAGTTCATTAGTTTTTGCATTCTTAATCATGATAGTATCGATATCTAACACTATTAAAAATTCTCCAATAACTGTTTTCATATTTGATTGTTTTAATTTGTTAAAGTAAATATAACTTTTATATTTAACTTAAAAAGTTTAATATTTTTTGCTTAATGCCAGTTTGTTTAATACCTTCACTCATCTTTGGTGTCCATACAAAATTATCTAAACCCCAAACTCTCGATTGATCTCCATTATGTTTATTAGTAACTTCCCTTTGCATTACCAGATCATCTACTGCAACCCAACGTGTTATTGATGGATTGTCCTTTACATATTGCATAATCTCTAAACATCTTTGTTGCTCATATTGATCACAATAACTCCATTCAAACCCATCAGGTTTATCGCATCCTATAAAAATAGGAGTAATTGCAATTGGTCTTTTAGAGATTCCCTGTGATATGTAATAATCACCTAGTTCATTTAATGATGCATGTTTCTTCCAATCAGAAGAAACAACAATTTCTGCTCCTGTCTCTTCTAAAATTTCATTTAAAACATTAACAGCCTTTTTATCAAAGTTATCAAAACGATGAAATACATCACAATCTTTATATGACAAAGATTCCGGATGTTTCTTAATCCATTCATTCCATTTTCGAGTTCTCCCGCCCCAATTATTATCAAGGCAAATTACGCCATCATTGTCTAAGAATATTATTTTCATTTTTATGTAATTTTATATGCCCAATGTAAAAGCCCTTGGCGTGTTTTTAATCCAATACTTTCATCTGTTATTAATTTATTCTTTCGAATGCACATTGACTTTAACATTCCAGAATGACGTGGAATAAAAGATTTCCATCTACCTATTTGTCGGTTGTCATCAACTGACCTTCTACCATAATAAAAATTAATATACCAATTAAACCATCCGTACGGATCTTGGTCCTTTATCCAACCTGAATTTATCCATCCTTCATAATTCATTCCACATTGAACCTTGTATTTATTGATACTCTTATCATATGTCTTTTTAATTAATTTCTCCGGATCAATTGATTTGGTTTCTAGTAAAAAGCTAGAGTGAACGTGTTCTGTCCAATATCGATCTACTTCTACGTTTCCAAAATAATTGCCTCCAAATATTCCTTCATTAATCATTTCAATTGGAGAATAGTTTGGAGTAAAATCATTTCTATCTTTAAATTGATATATTGATAGCTCTTTATTATATTCTGGAATGTTTTTCATGATTAAGCCAGTTTTTATATTGTTTTAATTTGTATATGTAAATATAATCAAAAAACTCCGCATTAAAAAATACGGAGTGTTAAATCTTTGTTAAATATCTTCTTCTTGTTCCTCTTCTTGTTCATGGAGATATTGGTACCATGCTGGATTTGGTAATTCTGAATAATGGTCCCACATTTCACGTTCAACTATCTCATCAGTATCTTCTTTATCCTTTTCTGATTTAATCATTTTAATTATGTTTACATTCTTGAATATTAATCTTTGAGCTTCCATATGTTGCTTGAGTTCCACCACTCCAATCTCCACTTAATTCAAGATAAACACCACTCACCTTGAACTTTTCACTATGTTTATATCCAGTTTCACAAGTTACGTCATCCCCTATATTAAAAAGTATTGGAAATAAATGACATGCATTTACTGTTCGTTTTCTATTTTCTTTAGAGAATTCTCTAGCTATTTCACCATATAACCCACGACGTTGACTTACTTCAACTAAAGTTACCTTTAACTCATTTATTTTTTCAACAAACCCAGTTACTATAGTAACGCTTCCCGATGATTGCTGTGAATAACCGTACTTATTTCCAATTACTATTTTATTTCCTAATGCGTCTCTCATTGTTATTTTTTAATTATTATTTTCTGACAATTTAATTAAATGAGGTGTTGGATAAAACTCATCGTATTCAAATTCTTCTATTACTTTGAATTTATCTGAAGTAGCTGACATAGTACCTTTCCCTCTACTTTCATTCATTTCCACATATAAAATAGCAATCAATGATGTGTCTGATATACCATTAGGCACTAACTGAATGTCCTTTAAAATCCCTTGTCTGCCATCAGTATACATTACAAAATCTCCTATTTTAACACGTATTAAACTACTTTTCATAATTATTTTTTTCGGTAGTAGGTTTCATCCACATTCCATCCTTAAAGATTAATTCTAGGAATCCTGGAATGATTTCATCAATATCCGTTAGTAATCTAAATGTTCTTGGAGTATCACACTGAAACATCTTAGTTAATTCTTCTCTAATTCTTTCGTGACTTACGGTTTGTTCTAGTTTTTTTAAGATATTAGGCTGTTTCATTGCATCCCAAATATCATCATCCATTGTTAGATTTTTGGTAATAGTAAATCTTAAGGCTCTTAGGATTCTTAATGGATCATCCATTAAGGTAATTCTTGCAAACATAGGAGTCCTTAGAATACCTTCTTTTAAATCAGAAATACCATTAAACATATCAATTAGATTACCGTCAATGTCTTCTGCAAGGGCATTAATTGTAAAATCCCTACGTAGTAGATCGTCTTCAATTGTTCCAATTTCTAAAATAGGTCTGCGAGTTCCTTCAATGTATCCAACTTCTTTTCTTGCCATTACAAAGTCAGCAACTAAACCTTCATTGATATCTCCCTTTGGGAATTTAGCTCTAATTGTAAAACAGTCAGGAGTTTCTAAAAATATTTCGAAATTTCTTTCAATCATCCACGTTTTCATTTCTTCCCATCCTTTTTCTACTGTCGCTGCATTTTCACAAACAAATGTAAAATCTATATCCTTGGAATCTACACCAAGAAATTTATCCCTGATACAACCTCCAACTTTGTAAATATTTGCCATAATAATGTTGTTTTTAATTATAAGTAAATATAATCAATATATTGACATATTAAAAATATAAGGTGTTAAATCTTTGTTAAAATTATTAAAGATCTACAATATTGATATTATTCTAGAATCATTAGGACCAAAATACTCGACTATAACAAATTGTGTTGTTTTACGTGAAGGATATTTAGTAACTAGATGATCTACATGACCTATACATGTATCTAATTCTGTAAATAGATGAGGCTGATGTGTATTTTTACCTTTTCCAATCTTTTCCAATTGTCCACTAGTATATTGATATAATCGAATGTCTCTTTTAATAGATTCCATAATATTTAATATTTCTAAAAAGGAAATTCGTCAACATCTTTTTTAATTTGTTTAATGCCTTCCTTTTCTAGGTCTCTTAGTTCCTTTCTTAATCTAGTCTTTCTTTCTTCTATTTCTTTTTTTCTGAGAGATTCTAAAATAAAAGAATCACGTTCTGCTATTGTTGCTTCAGTTATTTTAAACCCAGACATGTCATATCCGATATGGTCAAAATGATAATCCAATGTAACGTGAGTGCATCCTTGCATTTTCATTTTATTCAAAGATTCAATTAAAGTATTGATATTAATAGGTTCCGTATCTACATCCGCAATACCTTCTTTAATTTCCACTACATTATCATAAACTTTTTCGTCAAACCCGAATTCTTCAATAATCATATGATCTAATTCTTCAATAGATTTATCAACAATATGTTCAATTTTTAAGTATAAGCTTTTCATTTTATATTATTTTATATTATTTTATATTCCTTAATTCAGTTCTTAATCTACCAATCGCATGTTCTAATGTGACATATAATGGAATATCGAATCTTGCACAAACTATATCTACATTTCCCTTGCGGTAAAATGAAGCGGGACAACATACTATTATTTTTTTAGAATTAGCAAAAATACCAAGTTCTAAAAGACTTATTGGACTTTGTGTTCCCGGGGAAAAGTACATAAAAATAATATCTGCTTCTTCTAATTTATCTAGCTCCCAATTAACATGATAGTTAAAATGTGGATTTGATTCATCTTGTTCCCATGTACTATCCCAATCATTTCGACGTGGATTAAAAAAGATAAGGTTTTCTCTATCTTTGAATTCTTGTGGAATTAATGCTTGCCAATTCTCATCATTTCCCATCTCAATAGAACCTGCTAAAAATACCTTTTTATATAGATGACTATCATATTTTATGTTTCTAGCTGGCGGCTTAATTTCTTGCATATGTTATACCTCTATTATTGTTAATATTTGTTTACAATTACATGAAATTCTTTTTCTGAACACTCTATTAACTCATCTATATAATCTTGTGCCTCTTCATTAGATTCAAAATTATTTACTATGGTATGTTCATTCATAAATCTAATTTCAACGCGTGGAATAAAATAAATCATTTTATTGGATTCATCTACTCTGTACCATTTATAATCATTGAAATGTGATGATTGTTCTCTATCGTTATTATGAGAATGATATTCTAATGAATATGTTGACCAACCTGCAATAATAGGTGAAGTCATGCCGTATTTAATTCCTAAAAATCTCAATGGTATTGAAGGGATTGCCTCATACCATTTATAGTCAGATTCTTTTTCCATTGTTAACGTAATGGAACTTACCTTGTCTAATTCAAAATAATGTTTTTGCATGTTGTGTTTTTTAATTCGTATATGTAAATATAATCAATATGTTGACCTATTAAAAATTTAAAGTGTTAAAGTTAATGAATACGTTTATTTAAAATTCTTATTGCTTTATTAGCACATTCATTAGTTAGTCCATATCCAATATCGATACAATCGGGGTGATTAATGTTATTAGAGCAACATACGAAATTTCCTAATTGGCTTTTTAACATATCTCGGTCATCATCCAAAATTATATAATTTTCTATTTCTGTGTGTAAATTAAGAACTACTTGAATTTCATCACCTCTTTGTAAACTGACATGATATTCTTCGTCTTTAACTCTTCTCCATAAATCGGGAGTAATTCCTATAATTTCACCAGGATAACATCGATGTTCCCACATCATACGTAACCTTGCCAATCCCATATGTCTCCATGAAGAACTGATAACTAATTTAGCATCGGTTTCATTTACAATTCTTGCTAAGTTGTTTACAAACTCCGGATGAAAAATACCTCCAAATTTATCATGCCCTTGTGGAATTACATTAAGTACACCGTCAAAATCCAGAAATATTACCTTCATCCTTTAAAGAATTTGTCGATTCGCTTAATCATAACTTTATCCCTGTCATCTTTAAATGGTAAGTCTGAAATTTCCTCTGATAGTTCTTCAATAAATAAAATTGCTTCATTTTTAGAAATTTCATATTTAAGTTCTCTGGTCTTTAATGCAATAACAATAGTTTTAAGTGCATCGACAGATAAACCATCAAGATCTCCACTGCCATCGGAATAAACTTTAATCTCTCTAGATAATTGAATAATAAAATTAGGCGTACTTTGTATCATAATTTCATCTCTTTAATTCTTTTTTAATATAATCTAGTGAAGCTTCGTATGCTGACACTTTAAAAACATCTGCTCTTTTTTCTTTAATTATGCCTTCTATTAATCTAATAGATTCATCTAATCCTATATGTTGCGCCAATAATAAACAAGATGATGGAACAAATAAAGGTGGTTTAATGGTTTTATCTTCAAGTATTTTTTCAATGGCAGCGTTAAATTGCTCATAACATGAGGGTTTTAAATCGTTAAGTGCCTCTTCTAGCATCTCAGAAAAACATGTTGCACTATTATAGAATTGTCCTGTGAATGAAATTGAACCATCACTATTCCTACCAAGTTTCATAAAACAATCGTCATCACTTGATTCTTCATGATTTATAACTCTATAAAGTGTTTCGTCATGAATAAAATACTCCTCATCTACTCTTTTGTTTTGATGTTCATATTCATTAAAGTTTTCTCTGAAGTCTTCTTGCCAATCCTCTCCTAATTCGATATTATGCCTTTTAGCAATTTTTTTACAAGTTTCTTCTAATGAAGACTCCATTTTTACTGGGTATAATTTACCCAGGTGGGATTCTGTTTGACTCATCTTATTTGTTGTTTTACTAGATTTAATGCATTTCCTAAAAGATTAAGACTAACCAATATGGAGGGTCTCCGAAGAGAAGTGCCTTTGATACATCGCTCAATTAGTATGCTACCCATTCATATATTCTATAAGTTCTATTGTTCATCTTTAGACTCTTCTACTTCTACTTCTACTTCAACTAATTGTAATTCATAACGAGAGCCTAGGATAGGATCATATACCAGAACTAATTGCTCAACCTTTAAAATTTCTGTTTTTTTCATAATTTTTATTTTATAATTCCTTTTTCAAAATTGTTTTTCTCTCCTTTTTTTCCAACTGGTTCCCATAAATTAAATCCAAATGTATATATCGAAGGAACTATTATTTCCACAAATACAATACCTGAACATACCGCTGGAAGTGAAATCTCATATTCAATTGAATCATTTTTTGTGGTTGACTCGTTGATTAAACCATACGGCCTATATGTTACTCCATCTATTGTCTTATTATCGGCACATGATGTTAATGATAATACTACTACTAATACTGCTAATTTTTTAAACATATTATGTTGTTTTTAGTTATATGTAAATATAAACAAACCTTTTGATATATAATAACTTTATTTGTTAAAGTTATTAACAATTATTCTGGCAGCCACATGGGTTCCCATTTGAGTTTCTTCAATTGCCCATTCAAACACATCACTTTTCATAAGTTGGTCGCATATATCACGTGCAATTGCTACTTTAATTGCATCTAATGCAAACTTTGAATCCATTTTACCATATGTTTGCTCATATTGACTTAAAACCCTTTCAGACCTTATTATGGTAGAACATTTAGATCCAATATGATATATATATGGTATTGGATTTGGTTTAAACAAATCAACCCAAGGAAAAATAAGATTTGCAACTGATTTAAGACTTGGTTTTAAATCAAAATTTAATTTTTTGTCTAATAGTTCTTTAATTTTCATCTTTATTTTTTATAAGTTGGAGTTAAAAATAGTGCAAGTAACGGAATTGACGAACTTGAGTGATAGCATGTAAATCCAATCAATGTGAAAAATGCAATGTAAATGAGTGAGATTGAAAAATGTTTCATGATTAATTACTTCTATACATTAATTCTCTATTTTTATAAATACTTAATACTGAACCCTGTCCATGTGAGATTGCAAACTGCCATCCAAAATATTCATAGACCATTGATGGAAAGCCTTCAGTTAACTTGTCAATTGCGTCTATTTCCTGACCTTCATTACTTGCAAGTTCCCATATCAGATTGATAATGTGTAGTGATCTTTCTGAATATGTTGTATAATGACGTGCATCGTATTTGTTCTGTCTTTCAAGTACAAATTGCATTAGGGTATTGAATGAAGTCTCATCTGTAAAATGTTCCTTAACCCTATATGCCCTTGTTCTTTCAATTGTATTTCTTATTTTAATCTTATTAAAATAATTTTCCATAGATAATTTTCCTTCTGGACTTTTTAAATGATCATGTAATCTCTGAGCTAATGATTTTGTTTCTAACATTTTTATAACTTTTTATTTTTTTATTTTTTGAATTGCAGATTCTGGCATGTTTCTAATACAATATTCAACAATATGTTTTAATTCTCCAGTTGACATCACTAACATCGATAATGAAAACTCTCTACCTATTGGTGAATTAGACTCTTCAAAACTATCTTTATATTTTTCTAAGAGTTCATGTGATAATTTCTGAACCATTTCTCTTTTAGAAATTTCAACAACATCTAAATCAGTATTTTGTATTATATCACTAGAGATTGAGTGCTTTATTTGAAGATAATTTGATTCTAATAATTTACCCTGTTTAAATGACTTTAATTGCTTTATAATTTCACTATGAACCTCAATTCCTTCCATATTATTTTTTGTACTATTCATTTTACCAATTTTTAGGTATGTGATTAATCACACATAATTGCATTAATTTCTCTAATTTTCTAATGGCTGCTATACTTAACAGCCTCCTAGGACCACCTGTAAAGCTTCCAAAGCATTCAGAATCATGGCTTATTGTAATTACATCAGTCTGATTAAATTCATCACAAACATCTAGTATTAATCCAGAGCCAACAAAATAAATCTTTTTTAAGTCATTTCCAGGGCTAAAATCATCAATGTATTTTTTTTCTCCACTCAATACTGATTCTGCTATTTGGATTCCAATACTAATTGAGTTTTCAATAAATTCAATTGGAATATTGAATGTCGCGTGTATGTCTCTCATATTATTTAATGTATTTGTATTTTGTTTTTAAAATAGAATCTAGCTTAACTATCATAGTAGTATGTGGCCTACCCATTTGCATTTTTACTAACCTTTGAAATTCATTATTGTATATGTTCCTAAGTTCATCCTTTGTTTCTGCATTTTCAATTAATTTTTCTACATTATCTGCATATTTCCAAAAGGCAGATGATGAATTGTCCATACTGTTCATTAATGTAAGTAGGCCGGCAAGGGGTAAAGATATCATAGCTACAGCAAAAAATTGTATTAATTCTAAAGAATCAGGCAGGACAATTACGATTGCACTTAAAATACCAATAATTAAAAAAATACTATACGTTGCACTAAATATTGCAATTGAAGATGATGTTACAAAAAATTTGTTTATTGCTTTCATGTTATTTTACTTCTATGATGTTAGGATATTCACTCACAACTCCAATACGATAACCTGAAGTCTTAAAATTATACGTAGAATCTTGTCTAATTCTACCGTATACATCACTTGAATAAAAATTACCCCTAAACATATCGTCTTTTAGTTTAAAGGTACCTTGATCAGTGTATACTAAATAAAATGATTCGATTTTGCCTCCAACCAATCCCGTGACTCTCTCTTTACCGGTAACAATAGCGGTAACATTGTTTACATTGCAATATCCGATGACAGTAAAAGAAATGGCTCCAATTACTAATGATACTACTAAAATTTTAATTAAACTAAACGATGTTCTCATGATATATGTTTTAATTTGTATATGTAAATATAAACAAAAAAACCCTAATTAAAAAATTAGGGTTGTTAAATCTTTGTTAATTTATGACATCTTATTTTAAACCATATAATACTTGAGTATTTGCTCCTAATTGAGTAGTAGGAACATTACCTCTCCATTTTTCAATCCACTGTTGTTGAAGTAACATTGGTGTTAATGTTTGCTGTCTTAATTTATTGGATTCAGCCTCTGCCCTTGCATTTGCTAAGAGGGACTCGGCATTACCTACTGCAATTGCAATTTTTATCTTTGCTTCAGCTTCGGCTTGTTTAACTTTATTTTCAGCCATCAATGCGCTTTGCACTGCGTTATTTTTTGCATTAATAGCCTTTTTAAAAGAAGTTGGATATATTAAATTTGAAGTAAATTGATTTAATATAAATCCCTCCCTTGATAATTGAGAAACTAGAATTCTCCTTACTTCTAACTCAAAAACTTCTCTATTTGATATTAGTGCGTCTGCTGTATATTTATTAGCTGCTAATCTAAATGCGTCATATACTGCCGTTTTTAAAAATCCTTCCTCTATTTCAGGTAATGTTCTTCGATACTTTGCAAATATGGCAGGAACCTTTTCTCGCTGTACTGAATAATTCACCAATGGCGATACAGTAAACTCAGAACCATCCTTACTATTTATTACAAACGAGTTGTCAACATCTCCGGATTTACTATATTCTTTATGCTGAATATATGTTGGAAATTCATAAATCTTAGTTGAAATTGGATTATAAAAAACCATTCCAGTGCACTCTGTTATGTCAGCAACACCTTTGCCTGTTCCATATAAATTTACCTTAACACCAACATGACCTGCGTCAATTCTTTCACATGAACCTGAAATTGCGAATAAAACGATAATCGCTGCAATCCATCCTAATACTTGTTTAATTTTCATTTTTTTGTTTTTATTGATTGTTTTTATTAATTAATTTTTTACTAATGTCCTTTAAATTTACAAATTCATTGTCATCTTGAATTCCCATAACCTCGATTTCTATACGAGCTGCAATAATATCTAAATCGTCAGGACTTACTTCTAGATAATTTATTCCTTCAGCGTAGTCGAAGAAAATACTTTTTATTTTTTCGATATTTGATCTTGTATCTGTCATAATATGATTGTTTTAATTTGTATATGTAAATATAATCAATATATAGACCTATTAAAAATATAAAGTGTTAAATCTTTGTTAAATCTTTGTTGAAATTATATGTGAATTTTAAGATAAAAAAACCTCAAGAATTCTTGAGGTTTTTAATATGCATTAAATAATAAATCTAATTAATCTTTAGATTTCTCATACATTTTTCCAAATGGGTTATATACTACTTGTGTTGTTATTAAGCAACTTTTCTCCTGTGGAAGGGATGTATGGTTCTTTGTAACTAATACACTGTTACCTTCTACGAAGAATGTTTCAGCGTCAGTATTTAAATTTACAACGTTTTTAGCCCCTTGGATAAAATGTCCCGATGTTGATGTTGGTGCCACGTTTACACCTGATGTTAATGTTTCCATAATTTTTGATTTTATTTTTAATATTCTATTAGTATTCGTATTTCATTAATTTAAAATATTCATCTCCAGTGATTGATACGTAATTGTTAAATTCTGCAAATTCATTTGCCTGTAATTTAGCAGTTGTATTGTCATCGAAGATTGTTGAAAACTTTTCACCTTGCCTAGAGATACTTACGATATTGTCCTTTAGTTGAGAAGGTACTCTGTATAAACTTGCAATCGCATCCTTCGCATTATTATTTGAATACTCCACACCTAAGAAAAACATTCTATCAGTGCTTGGACAATAGCATCTAACGTATGCAATTTTTTCATCGTTTACTTCACCTTTAAATAAAGTATACACTCCAATATTAGTACTGTTTGTCGTTCCTACTAAAGCCTCTAATGTAGTATCGTTAACATATGTATCTACTTCTTCTAGTTGTTTTCTAATAAAATTAAATACTCCTTCAGATCCATTTACTATCTCATGGTATTGCAATACAGCAGACTTGATTTCCTCATTTTGTTCATTTGCAAAATCATTAAAGGTATATGTATTATTTTTTAAACCATTTAACAATTCTTCTGAAATATGAAAACCATTAATTGAATAGTATTTAGTTTCATCGTAAAATTCAATAGAAGGACCATCAATACAATGTGGTAGGTTATTTAGACGCTTAATATATTTTGGAGGTTGAATAGCAAAAACAACATTTTCAAAATCAATTGTCTCAAATACATTAGATTCATTTAGTTCTCTGTATTTGTTAAATATCTCATGATTAACTACACCTATTTGTGAAAAGTAATCATAAAATGATACCCATCCAAAATTGTTCCATCCAATGTAAGAATATCTTAGTTTTAAGTTTTCTTTAAGTTTTGTTAGAAATGATAAACTTAATGTGTTAGATCTGTATTTATCTAACACTGATGGATATTCGGTTAGTTCCATATCGAATCCATCTATCATCGTTATCTTAATAGCAGCTTCGATTAGTGAATCACAATATATAATGGTAGGATTTGGTAATTTTAAGAAATCATTATAGACCCAATTTATTCCTTTTTCGAATTTATCTTTATCAATACCCTTTCCACAATCATCATATGCCAAGTTAATCCATTTGTCTCTGATAACATCGATCATTGCTTTTTCTTGTGCTGTTAGTTCTGTTTTCATTTTTTTAGTTTAATTAATTTGTATATGTAAATATAATCAATATATAGACCTATTAAAAATTCAAAGTGTTAAATCTTTGTTAATGTTTATTTGTCTTTATTAATCATTAATGGAAAGTCTCGAACAATGCTGTATACTGTTAAAAACACAAAAAAAGCATTGAGTATCATTAAAAACATTCCTAAATAAAATAAGTATGTGTCTGTAATGTTCATTAGACTTAGAGAAAGATTATGAATTTCAAATGAGAAGAGCACATAAATAATCTTAAAAATAATAATTCCGGTTTTTTGAATTGTTTTCATTTTTATATAATATATTAGCAAGTTGTTTCATCATTGTGATGATCGAATTCATGTTTTAATAGTGAATGTATTGGTCTGTTTTTAATTAATGATAAAACTTCCTCTAACAAGTATGGTTGAAAGTCTAAACTTCCATCGAGTCCTACATCCATCATTTTACCTGGACCTACTTTAAACTGATGTGGTGTGTGGATGTGACCGTGAATATGCATAACACCCTTTCCCATATCTTGCCAGCTAGCCAATGGGTAGTGACTCATAACGAATCTGCTTTGGTTTGATTTATTGCCTTTAACTATTGAAGGGGTTACTATCGTAACCATTTTTAATTCACTCACTGAAGCAAAATTATCTCTAACACCATCTTTATTATTCATAATATGATCATCATGATTTCCTAAAAATAAGTGGATATTTTTACATCTTAATTTATTTCTAAATTCAGAGATGGAATCAATTCCACCAAAACTCCAATCACCTAGGTGTATTAAGATATCATCTTCTCCCACTAACATATTTATATTATCTACTATACATGCGTTCATCACATGTAAAGAATCATAGTCCCTAGTCCCTCTCTTGCCATCCCATTTCGATACACCTGAGCATATATTCGTATGATTGTAATGTGTATCACTAGTAAAGAACAATTTTTGTCCAGGATTAAGTGTGATTTTCATAATATGATTGTTTTAATTTGTATATGTAAATATAATCAATATATAGACCTATTAAAAATATAAAGTGTTAAATCTTTGTTAATTTTTTATTATAATAGAATATATTTTCGATATCGTTTTGTAGGCATTTTGCCTTACTGAATACCATAATGAATTCTTTACTAAATCAGTTAATTTGATATGTACTAAATTCCTCTCCGAAGTCCATATTCTATCAGATACTGTATTTCGTACTGAAGTCCTGGTTTGATTTCCTATGGAAATGGATATTGAATGACATATGTCGTTACATATATTATCATATACTGAATCGCATACTGAATCACATACTGCGTTTCGTGCTGGATTCCATGCTAAATCATTTATAGGTTTACCTAGTTTCATATTACTCTGTCTATATAATCATTTAAGAAACATTGGGTGTTGAAACTATGTTAAATCTTTTTAACACTTTCATTTTATCTATTTCAAATCCAATACCTTCAAGGCTTTTACTAGAAAAAATAACAGCGTTAAGATTAGAATCCATAATAACTCTGTCGTACTCACCTGTTATTTTTTCCCTGACAACGAAACAAAAAATGTTTTTTAGGGCGTCATTATTTGATCCATTGTTTGATTGAGAATATGAAGTACGACAATTGTCATTAAACCATTCATGTGTTTCTGATTCAAAGTAAATTCCATCTGACTCGAGATATTGATTTCTTTCCATTTTTATAATGAATTAGGATAATATAATAATGTTGGATTCTTTTTTTGTATATCTATATTAGGATATTTACCTTTAAATTGTAAGGTATCAAATCTAGATGTTATTAAATGAAAACCACTTTTTGTTGGTATAATTTTTTCGATCTTAGGGCCTACTAAATATCCTATAGGTATACCTATATCATCGTATTCTATTACAGTATAGGGGCGACAATGATATTCAATATGTGCCATCATTACAGGAGAAACTTCATCAACATCATCGATATCAATAATCCATCTTTTTTCGTGAGTCTTTAATTGTCCAACTACTGAATCAAATAACCCTTTTTGATTTTGATTGCCATCTTGTATCCTCTGTGCAAGTGTAACCATCATAGCTAGTGAAACGTCTTTATGATTTTGTTTTTGAACATGAATATATGCTCTAGCTTTAAACATTTCACATAATTGAATAATCTCAGCATATCTTGATTCTAGATGTTCGATACTTTCGATGCAATACGTCTTTATTGTGCGTACTGACTGATGTGAACTTCTTTCTTCAATAGGTTGATCTTTCTTTCGCTTTAACACATATAACATATAGAAGTCTCCTTTGTTTTCAAAATCAAGAAGTGTTTTAATTATTTCTAAATTATCTATCATAATATTGTTTTAATTTATATATGTAAATATAAACAAAAAAACCCTGATTAAAAAATCAGGGTTGTTAAAGTTTTGTTAAATTAATCTAGGTTAAAATCACATGGATTTTAAAAACTCTCTTAAAGCATCAACAACTTCCTTGTCATTTTCAGCTAATCGGCCTTTGACGAAGATGTCTTCATTTTCGCATAACTTAAGAATTTCATTGTTTTCTCTGTCCTTTCCAATAAAAATAGAATTTTGATCAAGTGGAAGCGCTACTGTTTTTGCAGTTGAAAATTTCATTAAATTTAGATTTTCCATTTTATTTATTTTGAGGATTCATTGCTGAATAGTTAGCAATTAAGTATTTTTGTACTCTTTTTGAAGCCTTTGATGTTTTATTTAACATTGCTTCATGAGACTCCTTTAAGTCTAATTTAGTATAATTCAAATGTCTGTGCAATTCACGGTGAATCGGATATGGTTTATTACTCCATTCATTCCCGTCTTCTGATATAAAAGGACCTGGCAATTCAACCATATCAGAACCATCTGCTGTTTTTCCTGTGTAAAATGGCATAATTAAAGTTTTTGTATTAATAAATATTCCTTTGTCATATCCAAATCCACTGATTCTAGATAAGATAGAAATGAATCAGTGGATTGTTGACAATATAAACCTATCAGGCTTAGTTTACGTGAATAATTTAAATAGACTGTTGCCATATTATCACTCCAAGATTCTTTAATTCTTTTTGATTCAACTAATCCTTTACATATCTTTTCATCCTTTAGAATATTAGATATCATTCCCAAACATACTGTATTTCTCCGTCTGCCTAATCCTGTATGTAAATGTAAAAATCCATTAGTATCTCGAAACCCTTCTAAATTATTGTGTTTAAAACCTACTCCATGGTTCCAAGTTTGACAATTATATGCACCATCAGGCACTTCCACTAATATATATTCTCTGTTATCTAATATTATTTCTTGCATAATCTTTATTGTTTAACATATGCTATTAATTGACCATTAATTCTATCTGTTTTTAAACGCATAACGGGAATTAGATTCTGATTTTCATCTTCCTCATTTCCAAGTGTCAAATCAGTCTCTAACTCAATGTATTCTTTGTTAAGGGATTGAATGAATTTAGATATTAAAATCTCTTTACCTTCAGCTGTTACATAAGTTAATTCAGCTCCTTGTGCAAATTGTGCAACTTTTCTCAAATCCTCTTCTGAATAAACACCCCTTTGCTGTGATGCTTTATAACCTTCTTTAAAAGCTTCAACTTGCTCAATAGAATAAATACTTGACCCATATTCTCTACGAGCTAATTTTTCAACCTCATCCTCAACAACAATCACCGGGATGTCTTTGTCTATTGAAAAGTTTATTGTTGCTATGATTTTACTCCATTGGTCATTTCGCACATAACCTCCAGTATGTTTATCTATTAACGAAAATAGAGTTGATGAGGTATCGAACATTACATAAAACCCTTGATTACTTCTATCTGCAGTTTCATCTATAACCACTTTACCCTGTGATGTTGTTATTACTTTGTGTTTCATAATACTTTTGTTTTTTAATGATAATAACTAATAGAACCACAAAATTTACAAATTTCATGTGTTAAGTTTTTTGGGATATACCCACTATAATAAGGACAATTAGTTATACTGTAAGTGTATGCACTATAACCTTTAAACTCTTCTGGCGGTACAAGATTTTTTAGTTTTTCTTCTTCTAATTTAGTCATATCAATTTGGTTAAAACTTGGTTTATTGCTGCTTCTTTGTCAATTGAGAAATTAATAGTACACATGATTTTTTTACAGTCTTTTAACCAACTTTCTGAAAAATCTACCTCTCCACAATTAACTAAAATATCTCCATTTTCAGTTTTAACTAACGATTTTATTTTTAGTATTGCGTTTTCTTTATTTGTACACAAATATCCCATTTTTATTTCAGCGAATTCATCTACTACAACCTTTTACCTTGATCTGTTACTATTACTTTATGTTTCATGCTGATTTATTGTGTATATGTGTATAATATCTTTATTTTCCATTTTTAAATGAATTCTATGGCGTTAGTTTCTTTGTCCCAATCAAATGTTATTGGCTTATTCGCATATTGATATTCTTCGTTCAATAAGGAGGCGTTAAAAAAGTGAGTTCCATTGAGGAATCGATATCCTGCACTTCCATGAATATGTCCAAACACATGAATCTTTGGCACGATTAAATCAACCCGTTCCCTTAATATCGTACAACCTAACATAGGTTCATTATATGGATATCCACTAGTATCCAATATCCCTGATGGAGGACAATGCGTAACTAATATATCGGTGTCGTGTGGAATAGCTTCCCATTTTGACATTAAACCAGGTCCATTCTTAGGCAGATTAAATGCCCAACTATAAAATTCAGGCTGCCATGGACTGCCATATATTTTAATATTATCTCCAGTTAAATCTCCATTAGGTCCATCATTATATATTGTTAATTGATCGTCTTGTAAATAATCAATCGCTTTATACTCTTCATATATCCTTTTAGCACCATCTGGATTGTTTTCAAAGAATCTATCATGATTTCCCGCTATAAATATCTTTGAATCATATTGACTTAGTGAATTATACCAATAACAAAAGTCTTTAACTTCATTTGAATTAAAGCCTGAATTCATTAAATCACCAGCGTGAATTAAGATATCTCCACCTGGCAGATCCAATAGATTAATTAAACCATGCCTAGTGTGAGTATCTGATATTAATGTTATTCTCTGTTTCATCTTTTTAAGTTTCTTTTTATAAATCTAGACTCATTCTTATTTAGGACTATAATATATCTAACATCATTCCTGTCTTTGTATACCTGATACCTTACACCTTCTACTTGATGCCATTCTTTAGTGTAACTGGAATCGTTTATTCGGTCTTCAACACTACCGCACGATATTAAAGTAAATGCTGACATTATTAATAATTTCTTCATAGATTGATTTATATCTTACCCAAAGGCTTAAATACTTTAGTTATATTGACAGTTGACTGGAATGTTTCAGCAATCTGATAAAATATTATGTAATTACTCACAGAGTCTCTTGTAGTTTCCTAAAAGACCTATGATATTGTCAGCACCTACTGGATTCGCAGAATGAGAATAAAATATTGGTAGTTTTTGATTATTATCTATACAATAATCAACTAACCATTTTGCACAATCCATTCCAGTTTTTTCAGTATAATTTTGAGCATCTTGATAATCTTTACTTATTTGATAATCATGCCAGTATTCTTCTGGAGTATAATGTTCATCGGCTAAATCATGGTCGAATGATATTAAATAAGGAAGACCAAATTTAGTTATCCATTGTGTAAATTGTTCATAATTTAAAACCCACTCAATAACTCCCTCTTCCTTTGGTACTCTACCTTCTATATTTAAGAAAGGATTTCTTAAATCATCTAACCATAATATTTTTAAATTATTCATATCGTATGTTTTTGATTAATTATTATATGTAAATATAAACAAAAAAACCCTGATTAAAAAATCAGGGTTGTTAAAGTTTTGTTAAAGTTACATTATATGATTAATGTACTATATTATTTCATCATAGGTATTTTTAAATATAGCAGATTTGCAAGGATAAAAGTCTCTATCGCCTGTTGGAAAAGGCTCTTTAATTACCCAATCACCATTCATTACTTTCATATTACCTTCTTTAGTTTCTATTAATAAACTAAACAAGGGTGCACCCTTACCTGCCAAATATGCTGTTTCGCTTTCTAATTCCTGATGTAATGTTCTACCGACAAATTCATGTATAGCATCACGGTTAAATTGATTGTATTGTATAGCCTCAATCGTCACTAGTTTCTTTTTAAATTTTCGTATCATTATGTCTGTTTTTGTTTTAACTAGGTTTAATGTTAATATCTATATTTCTTTTACAACTTCAACGTTTGGGTTTATAATCAAGGCTTCATCCCAATTTTCTTTAATATGACAAAAGCCAATAACATTTTTATTACCAATGTGTCTGCTTAATTTTTTAAACCAATCATAGTTTGAAAATGTAGTTGAGAATGTAACATACTTTGCTTTTGAAAAATACCTCTCGACATCATAATCACTTCTTAAATCAAAATAATTGATCGTTAATATTTTCGTATGAGGAAATCTTTTCTTTAAATACTCTGTCCATTTATATTCAGAAGTTTCATCATTTTCACAAATTACAATTTCAGCATAATCATCAATAGGAAAATCTTTATCAAAAACTTCTTCCGTTATTTTATTATGATATAGAGGCATATATGAACCAATCGGTCTTATTAATATAGTTCCATATTTGCTAGCTATTTTTTCATAGTCTATGTCTCGAGTAGCTGCCATTATTATCCTGTGTTTCAGTTCCATTCTATTAGCAGGTGTGTCATGGTGTAATCTACACACCTGCGACCGTAAAATTCTTTCTTGCATGTTTACAGAAAGATTATTAGGTTCGTATTCGTTGGGTTGTAAAACTAAAAACCAGTTGGTATGTCCCTCTACCTTGACATACCTATTTAAAGGCATACTATTAACAATACTATGATGTTCCGTTTCTAATCCGTTTATATTTTTCATAACTTATGATTTTAAAAGCATATGCTTTTTCAATTTGTATATGTAAATATAAACAAAAAAACCCTGATTAAAAAATCAGGGTTGTTAAATCTTTGTTAAAGTTTAAACTGAGAAAAACATGTATTTTTTCCATTCTTCTGGAATATATTCAATGGATTTTAATAGCATTAGATAATGAGGTCGTTTTGGCACTGGTATGTCTTTTCCAAATTCTTCTAAGCTTAAATCTGCCTTTTCTCCATTGCATCTTTTACATGCGGTTACTAAATTATCCCATGAATTTCCACCTCCTTTAGACTGAGGAACAACATGATCTATGGTTAGTGTTTTAATATTGTCATCTCCACAATATACACACATATTTCCATCCCTCTTAAATACATTCTCCCTTGTTAACGGAACCTTATTGTGTCGGGTGTTTACGTACTTCTGAACTCTAATAACTGATGGCTTTTTTATAATCGTATCTGGATTGCATAATTTAAAATTACAATCATGTTCTTCAACGATTGCTGCGTTTCCCTTAATAACAACGACATATGCTCGTAGACTAGTGATAATACTTCTTGGCATGTAACTAGAGTCAAGCACTAGTGTTTTGGTGTACTTTTTCATTGATATTGTATGATTATACATATTAGATTTAAGTGTCTTAAAATCATCTAATATATGATTGATTATTATATGTAAATCTAAACAAAAAACTCCGCATTAAAAAATACGGAGTGTTAAATCTTTGTTAAAGTTGCACGACCCCTAGGAATCGAACCTAGCCGTAGTAGTTTTGGAGACCATACCGGCACCTTGCCTGTGAGAAGTATTTAAAGAAAATGTCTAAGTTAAATTCTACTATATAATGGTTGTCTAAATGTTACTCTGTTTCTTTAATATTAGAACCTCTAACGGGAGTCGAACCCATGTTTGATCTTTAGAAGAGATCCGTTTTTCCAATTAAACTATAGAGGCAAATTCCTGAATTTCGTTTCAGGTGACGTAGATAAATAACCTCTCTGGAAGTTAATACCTAACAGCAACTACGCTGCTAAGGCAAATTTGTCGTTTGCATTGATATCAATCTCGTCTTATATCCTATATTGCAATCAAAACCAGTCATCCCCTTATATTACTTCTAATTTAGTGGAGATGTCGAGAGTCGAACTCGAGTCTTGCAAAACGTCCATAAACTTCAACAATTAATATTTGAAATCCCAATAGGACTCGAACCTATATCCTCTGTGTTCGTAGCACAGCGCTCTTTTCCGATTAAGCTATAGGATTATATAGTTCCCCTTGCGAGAGTTGCACTCGCACACCATAAAGGCACCAGATTTTAAGTCTGACATGTCTACTGTTCCATCAAAAGGGAGTTTAAAATAGTTTCGGGTCTTTCAGGCATTCTGTGATATTACTAACTCATCTGAATCTCCTAACGCCTTTTCAACAATCAGCGAGAATAAAGTAATATAAATACAGCTTCACTACTATTTTTATTTTTAATAGCTAATCCCGTAGATTAACAGCTCAACTTAAGGTATTGAGTTTGTTTGAAATAAATTCATTACCAAGTCATTCTCCATTTTGGAGATGTCGGGTGTTAGAACGGTACCGCCCCGTCTTCTCAAGATTCACAGTCTTGCGCTTCACTAAAAAGCTTCAAACACCATATAGAGATTAGTTACTAATCTTCGTTGCGATTACAGGTTACGCTCCTGTCTGAAAATACTTATGAGATATTCTCGATCCTAGATCAAATCGCAATTTAAGTACCTTGCATTAGATTTGTCTGTTAAGAATTGAACTTAACTAACCAAAAGACAACGTTACTATAATAAAATGGCCATTCTACATAATATGTTGGTGCACCAATTCTCTAACGCTTTACAGGTACTTAGTAGAGAGAAGAGGTTACGATCCCCATCCGAATTCGGACCAACTGTTTAGCAAACAGTGCTAGAACCATTCTAGTTTACTCTCTATTATTATTCACATGGGAATATTTGAACTTCCATTTCATCGCGATAGGGATGCGTGCTAACCCTTCTACTACATGCGAATTTTGTTCACCTGGGAAGAATTGAACTTCCATTTCATCCTTATCAGAGATGTGTGCTAACCATTCTACTACAGGTGAATTTTTTGTGCCCAAAGATGGAATCGAACCAACCCTGCTAACTACATGTTTAATCACTTTCCATGCTTTATCTAGAATATCGGGCAGTAGTATTAAACCATCGTTAACCCACTCGCCACTAAGAACGTTATTAGTGACTATTCGGGCAATTAATTGCTAAATGTGGTTGACTCCCACTGGATGTTTTATTGCGGCCGTCATTTCTTGGCGTCAGGTCACTTTTTATTTATTTTTAGCAATTTTGTTGCAATTGGAGGAATCGAACCTCCACCAGGTATATACTACCAACACGGCTCATGAGACCGATGGCGACCACCATTGCAATTTAGCGGACCGGGAGAATTTCGAAATCTCGACCCGATGCCTAACAAACATCCGCTCTTCCTCTGAGCTACCGATCCATTATCCGTCTTTCCGGATTGTCGTTTGACGTTCAGCATTACCTTTAACGTTGTGCGGATTACAGGTTACGATCCTGTCTCTCATGGGCTTCAACCATGTGCTTTCACCAGATTAGCTTAATCCGCAATTACATAATATCAGGGCCTAACGGGTTTAAATTCCAATACGTTGACATTATGTTTTAATCAACTTTAACATGTTAAAGTTTAGTGGGACCGGGTGGACTCGAACCACTCCCTTTCGGACGAGATTTACAGTCTCGCTGCCGTATCCGAACGACTTTCCAATCCCAATTGATTTTGTGATAGGACTTGAACCTATACGAAGACCTTGCGGTAACTTCAACCCTTAGAATGGGTAGTGTATCCCAATTTCACCACACAAAACAACTATCTTTAAGAAGACTGTAATCTCCAAATAAATAGACTAGTAAATGCAATTAACGATATTACAGTACCGTATTTATATACACCCAACTAATTTTGTACCTCGTAGTGGAATCGAACCACTGCCAATTGCATGTAAAACAATTACGCTTCCATTACGCCAACGAGGCAAATCTAATTCTATGCTAGCAATATGTAGCTCTATGTATTAGTAACAGTCTCATCAGTGTACCCCTGGTAGGTAATGCTCCTACTTCCCCTAGTTAAAAGCTAGGTGCTTCACTTTAAAGCATCAAGGGCGTGTAATTATAAGTACTCTAAGTTCTTCTCTCTCCTTTAAATATAACTTAGAATGTTTTGGGAGATACTTATAATTAAGATTTTATTTGAAGAAGGTGTGGGATTCGAACCCACAACAGTATAACCTGTTACTTGTTTTCAAAACAAGCTCCTCATCCACCCGGATACCTTCCATTTAGTATTATCAATATGTCAATTAACGTTTGTTTTTAATTATAAGTAAATATAATCAAAATCTTTTAATCTTGAAAACTTTAAGTGTTAATTTTTTGTTAAAGTTTTAGTGGTCCCGGCAGGATTCGGACCTGCGACCTTTTCGTTATGAGCGAACTGCGCTACCGCTGCGCCACGAGACCATTTCTTTTTTAGAGTTTTTCTGAGGAGAACTCAATGAAAAGAGAATCATATAAACTGCATCGTTGCG